GTCAATTCGGCAGCAATTCCAGGGACAAGAAGCATGAGACAATCGTGTCTTTAGCTGGAGGGTCATCATGAACATCGTCAAAGCGACACTGCTCCTTGTTGTAACAACGCTCGTTGGCTGCTCTGGCGCGCCGACCAGCACCGTAGAACCGGACGGACTCACCCTGAGCCCGTCGAACTGCAACATCCAGTCGATCGAGGCTGGCGTGAAGGGCGGATCCACGACGGACACGGGGAAGACCGGCGCCACGGGACCCCAAGGCCCTGCCGGACCGGCTGGTCCCCAGGGTCCTGCGGGTCCTCAAGGCCCTGCCGGACCCACGGGTGCCGCCGGCGCGACCGGGGCAACTGGACCTGCGGGTGCAGCTGGAGCTCAGGGCCCCGCCGGCGCGAGTGTCCAGGGTCCTGCTGGACCTGCTGGTCCGCAAGGTCCCGCCGGTCCCCAGGGGCCCGCCGGGATGAGCGTGCAGGGTCCGGCTGGTCCTGCGGGCCCTGCCGGTACCCCCGGCGCTCTGACCGACCGCGCGCAGCTCTACACTGTGAAGAGCTCGGTCGTGGGCGTGAACTACAACGGCAACCCCCTCGAGCCCACGCCGGCGACGGCGAGTTGCCTGGCGGAGACAGACATCCTGCTCATGGGCTGGTGCGTTCCGACCCTCCTGCAGGGCTCGGGACAGTACTGGTACGGGGTGGGCCTCAACACGGCCGGCAACCCGATGGCCTGGGAGTGCAACGGAGTGAACAACGACAACCCGTCGACGTTCAACCTCCAGGCATTCGCGACCTGTATCGCGGTGCCGTGAGGGGAGGAAGGCGCAAGCCTTCTTCTTAGCCTTCAGGCTCAATTCTTCGGTCATTCCGGAGAAAAGAGTTGTGGAGGTACATTCACATGGAAACCGTACAGAACGACTCACAGCTCACCAGACTGCAGGCACTGAGGAACGAGCTGGCCGCGATGACCCCTGCTCAGCGCGGGTTCGTCAAAGGCGACATCACGGAAGACACCCTTCTCTTCGCGGACGGACCCGCAACCAGGTCCCAGCTCAGGGAGCAGGAACGCCGGCTGGTGGCGACGTTCGAGTCTCGGCTGAACGACACGAAGCACAAGGTCGAGGTCCACGACATCGATCTCAGCGCCCAGGCCCGCAGCATCGACACCCTCGCAGCCAGGGTTCGCAGGCTCGAGAACGGGGCACCCATCGCAGAGATCGCGGTGGCTGGACTCCTCGTTGTGGCGTTCACGTCCCTCATCGTCGCTGTCGCAAGCGCCGCCGCCGAGCCGGCGTGATGCGAGCAGAAGGAGCTCCCCGCAAGGGGATGTTCTCCTTCTGCTAGCCCTCAATTCTCCGCTCTTTTCGGAGACAAGGAGGATGGAAGGAGAAGCACATGTTCATCGTCATACCGCTCATCGCGGGGGCCTACGCCCTCACCGTCTCTGCAAAGGCCGCCAGCTCCGACGCGGTCAAGAGGATACTTCCACGGCATCCCATGACCATCGCGGTCGTGGACCCATCCGACGGGGCCGTCATCGAACACTGCACCAAGGAGATGGGGATCGTGGAGAGTGACAGCCTGGCTGCCTGCTTGGAGGAGATGTCATGAAGGAGACGTTCCAGGAGCAGCTCGCCAGACAGATCGGTTTCATCAACAGGAACAAGCCACCGGTCATGGTGGACGTCATCGTTCAGGGCAGAGTCGAGACCGTGAGTCTCAACGGATGCGCCAACATCGACGAGTATAACCACTACGCCGACTTCATGAACGCAGCCATCGCGGCGGCGGGTGGCTCCATGAGTGCTCAGGAAAGCAATGCCTGCACACGCGAGTACAACAGGATCTTCGGTCGGGCGGTGCACATGCTGCCCGAGACCGAGCAAAAACCCTCAGATTCCGGAGATAAGGATCACGAGGGTAACAACACCACTCACCAACCCAAGCTGGAGGACATTCACATGAACGCGACCACCGACACGTCCACGTCTTCGACCGCCAACGCCACCCGCATCGCCCAGCTCGAGGCCGAGCTCATCGCGCTGACCGGCGCGACGCCCCTCCCGGCCGACCCGCTGGAGAAGGCGGTGATCTACCTGCGCTCCGTCGAGAGCAACATGCACCACACCAGGACGGACATGCACCACCTCGCCGCGAAGCTCACGGCGAAGAAGACCTACACCGACCACGGCATCGAGGTCGCCAAGGTCGCCGGCGGCGTCGCGCTGGGCCTCGGCCTGGCGTTCGGCATCAAGGCCGGCGTGGAGTACCTGTTCATCAAGCCGGTGTGACAATCGGCTGACGAACAGAAGAAGCGCCGCCCCGCGAGGGCTGGCGCTTCTTCCTTAGCCCGGGTCTGCAAAGTCCCGTCAGAATGAGGGACAAGAAGTATGGAGCCCTGCTTCTCCCTCCAGCGGCAGTGTTGCTCGGCGGCGCGTACTCCCGGTGCATGGGGTACGCGCCGCTTCTTTTAGCTCTCCGACTGTATCGGTTCTGCTTCTCCCGTCGACCGGTTGTAACGAGAAGACATGCACAAAAGTAGTTGCTCCGTGGCAGTACACGCCGTACTCTTCTAAAAGAAAGGAGGACTACCCCATGGATCTCGAACCCACTCTGTTTCCCAACCCGATGTACGAGACCGCTAACGAGGCGGTTCTCTACTGTCTCTCCCACCTGCAGAAGAACGGCCACGCCGCATCGACTGCAAGCCTCAACGGGCTCCCCCCGGTGAGCGAGGCAGTGGTAGGCCGCGTTGTGTTCCAGCGCCTCACCGCGCTGCGACCGCACGTCAAGGCCGTCTCAAAGCACTACATCGACATCGCTCTCGACGCGCTCGGCCGCGCCCTGGAGATGCCGGAAACACGCGCCGTAGCCTGACCTGCAAAGGTCTTTTTGCAGATCGTCTCGCCTAATAGTAAGGTTATGAGATGATCTGCAAAAAGACTGGATGCACTCAGTCAGCCTGCGCGAAGAAGCTCTGCAAGAGGCACTACGACCAGCAGTACTACGCCACTCGCAAGCAACCACACGGCTTTTGCATAGCGTCTGCGTGTCAGAAGCCAGCGCACTCTCGCGGCTACTGCGCCATGCACTACCACCGCATGCGACGTGCGGGTGAGCCAGGGTTCACTCGACGAATTGAGCGCTATGCGCCGGATGCGACGTGTAAACAGAGTGACTGCATTGAACGTCCCACTGCCGGCGGCTTCTGCAAGAGGCACTACCAGGCAGCCAAGCACGGTCATTACCAGCGACTTTCTAGGTATGGGCTGACTGAGAGCGCTTACCGTCAGCTTCTTCTCAAGCAGGGTAGTACGTGCGCCATCTGTGAGAAGCCGCCCCAGGCAGGCAAGTCACTGGTCGTGGACCACGACCATAAGACCGGCAAGATACGCGGGCTGCTGCACAGCGGCTGCAACCGCGGCATCGGCCTACTTCACGATGACTTCAGGATCGCTCTTCGCGCTGCGCGCTACTTACGCGACGCAATAAAGTAGACCCATCCGAGACAAGAGCTGTGGAGCTTTGACTCAACAGCGCTCCGGTCTGGAGGACCATGCACCTGTTCACCGTCACAGAGAAAGTAGTACCCGGCTTCCGTCTACGTCAGGGTCGGGAGGTCGACCCTGACACCGATACGCCGAGCGGCCCCAAGCTGGCGCACATCGGCCAGCCGCTCTATTCGGCGGTCGTCATCACGCTCGAGTACGAGATGGCCGTCTGCCTCGGCACCATGGGGCTCTGGGATGACCCGGAGAAGGAACCCGTGCTGCTGACGGCTGACGTCCAGTTCGAGAACGCACGTGGCCTGACCAGCATCGACCTGGGGGTCGGCAAGACCAGCAACAAGCAGGCGCTGGTGCGCGTCGAGACCGCAGCCGGGGAAGGGGGGCGTGTTGCCCTGCTTCCGCCGCCGCGCATCGACTTCTCGAAGGGCGACATCAACCGAAAGTACGAGGAGTTCCCACCGGACGGCGTTCAGTTCCTGGGGAGCGCGGCGGACGCAGCAGCTGCCCATCAAGGATTGCACCCCGAGATGGACGCGCTGGTACTGCTCAACCACCGCGGTCACTTCCGCATCGAGCGCACCGGAGACCTGGACGGCGCACCGGCCGTCTTCGTCGTCGCGTGGGACGGGAAGAAGAGTCAGCTCACCATGACCCCCGAGCTCCACTGGCGTCCGCGCCCGGAGACCTGGGGCTCAGTCGTGGAGTACACCGCGAAGGCAGAGGCCGTCCGCGCCAAGGCGTGGAAGGAGACTCTGGCGGCGTACAACTGACCGGAGCGGCGCCCATCACCGGGCGCCGTTTCTTAGCTCTTCGCGTGCTGGTGCCCGTTGGAAGCGGGCTTCTTGTCGGCCGGCTTCTTCGCCTCCGCCGGAGCAGCGACCTTGGGCTTCGCGCTCGGCTTGCGGTCAGGGGAGAGCCCCTCGATCTTCTTCCCCACCTGTGTGAGGAGCGCCTTCACCGCACGCCCACAGGGACTGCAGAGGTCCTCGAAGGTGACCTTCATCGGTGCTCCGTCGAGGGTGAGGAGCGCGATGAACGCAGGACTACTTGCCGTCGACGGGGAGCCCGAAACCGGGGACTCCTGGGAAGAGGGGGGCGCCGGCGGGGACGGCGGGGGTTCGGAAAGCGTCTCCACTCGAGCGCACCGGCTGCACTGGATCTCCACCACTGTCTTGCGCATCGCCTTCTACCTTCTCTTCCAGGGCTGGCATCTTGGACCGCTCCCGGACGTTGATCAAGAACCAGCAGAACGTCTTCACGATGGCGAGCTCGGTCTTGATGAGGGGCTCGTTGCCCCTGCTCTGGAACCACTCGTCGAACTCCTTGAGGAGCGTGTTGACCTGCTGTTCGGTGGGCTTCATGAGCCCCTACAGTACATCAACTTCTTGGCCGTTTCAGGGAAAAGGAGCATGGAGGATTCCCCATGCACCACACCTACTTCGCGTTCACCAAGCCGGTTCAAGCCATCTATCCGCTGGAAGTTCTGGACGACGACATCGACGAGAACCAGAAGCAGCTCGAGCTCAACATGACGCAGCTTCGAGAGGACTTCCTCGAGATGACCGTCGAGGAGATGAACGAGCTCATCCAGGAGAACAACGAGCTGATGATGCTCATCTACCGACAGGAGGAAGAGAAGCGACGCACACGCGTCTCGCAGTCTGTCTGCTGGACGATCGTCGGTTACTGGCCGCGCGACAACTGATGGACCGCTTCATCAGGGACACTAGGAACGGACGCCGCGTTGGTCCATACGCTGACAGAGCAGCCGAAGGGCTAGCGAGCGCATTGAATGGCTATGTGCGCCGTAACAGGCTTCCGTCCGATAAGGGACCACAAGATCCTTTCGTAGTCGAACCAGTAGCAGTCACACCCTGCCACTACTGCGGCGCTGTCGACTGGGACATCGACGAGAGCAGCCGACGCACGACCTGCTGCGGAGCTCTGTGATGTGAATGGCGTGACGACCTTCGGGTCAGTCGCGCTATTCTTTAGCTACTCACATGATACGCCTTGCCGATCGCATCCTTGATGCACCGCAGCTGGTAGACCTGGAAGCCCTTCTCTTCGAGAACGCGATGGCCCCGAGCATGCTCGACCGCGAGCTCTCGTACGGGCCCTGCTTCGTCATCGGAAGCCCGGTGGTGGCTTACGCCCTGGTGCGCGAGCAGCCCGAGGTAGTCGACCTCCTGCGCCTCGGTGTCCTCCCCTCCATGCAGGGGCGAGGGCATGGCCGAAAGCTCCTCGAGCACGTCCTCACGCTCGGCAAGGACACCATGCTGACCGTCCTCAAGGAGAACGCGCGGGCTCTGCACCTCTATCGGAGCGTGGGCTTCGGCATCGTCGGCGAGCTCCGCGTGGACGGCGCCCTGGCCTGGGTGATGCTGCGGAAGAAGTAGCGCGCTCCGTGGGGCTTGAACCCACGACCTTCCGGGTATGCAGACCGGACGCTCTGCCAACTGAGCTAGGAACGCGTGGCGGGTCCACCGCTAGCAGGTGGACCCAGTGCTCCCTGATGGACTTGAACCACCGACCTACCACACCTCTCGGCATGGTCGCTCTGCCAACTGAGCTAAGGGAGCGCGCGAGTACATGTCACCGGAGCAGGGGCAGCGAGCTCAGGTGCCGCCGCAGATCCTCCTTTCGGCCGGGGACGACGCCGATGGCCATCGTTTGGTGCGCGTGCGCGCCCTCCGTCTCCACGATGACGCGGCAGGGGACGCCGGCCTTGCGGAGCTGGTCAGCCACGGCGCAGAGCGCGGGCTCGTCGGGGACCATGCAGACCACCGCGTACGTCCCTGGGGACAGGTTCCCTGGGCTCGACTCGCCGCCCGCATGCAGCAGGTTCGCGGCGAGGACGCCTAGCGGGAGGTCACGCCGGACGATCGCATAGTGATAGAGCGGGGCCGCTTCTTCAGCGGGGCGGCAGCTAGCCGAGCTACTGCATCAGGTTCATGGCGTTGAAGGATAACCAGCGGCTCTGACCTGTCAACGGGGACATGCCGAGAGGATGGTCAACGACGCCCGACGCGGGGCAGCCCCTTGTACTTCTTGGGGACCGCCCCGGGCGGGGTCTTCACGACCGGAGTCATCGCGACGCTCCGGTACTCCGCGCGGCATCCCGTGCAGGACAGCACCTCCTGCCCATTGGGCTTCCGGACCTTCACGCACGGTCGATGGCACTTCGGGCACACCGACCGACCGGTCCCGCCCTCGGGCTGCTTCTGGTAGATGATGCCCTTGAGGTCCTTCGTCCCGCGGATGATCTTCATGGCAGCCTCTCAGCCGACGTCGCCACCAAAGACCAGGGGCTGACCGTCTCCGGGAGAGGCTAGCACGGGCGCCGGCGGCGGGGGTGCGGGGGCTTTCTGCGCCTCGGCCTGCTCGTGCATCTTCCGGAGGAAGGTCTCGAGGTAGTACTGCCAGTCGATCTTCCCGTCCTTCGAGCGCAGCGTCGACGCATCGCGGGTCTCGACGTTGAAGCGGTCGAGGTCGCTGCACAGGTCGGAGATGACCTGACGCTGGGCCTGGTTCTGCACCTCGAGCATCTGCATGGTCGAGATGAACATCTTCGTGTTGTGGTTGAACGCCTGCTCCATCTTCTCCATGCGGTTGTTGAGCTGGGCGATGACCGCAGCGGCGCCGGTGTTCGGTGTGTGACTAGGTGCCCCCGTTGGATGCTTTCTTGCGTGCTTGCTTTGGCTTCCGGACTTGGCTTGACGATTCATCTGGCTGGGTCTTCGTGGGGTTGGGGGTGGGTGCTGCGGAAGGGATGGCCTCGCGGTTGCGCGCGATGCCTTGGTCTGCGTCGCGGCCTGTCTCGCAGGCCAGACGGTAGTGGGTCGCTTCCAGGAAGATCTGGTTGAGGACGGAGTGGACAACGCGCTCGGGCACCTCGGCCACCGCCATGGGCAGGTAGGGGCAGATGATGCGCTCAGGTGTCTTAGTGAGCTCGTTCTTGACGTACTTCTTCTTGATGTCTTCTGCGACAGCCTCGAAGACGGCGCGACGCCACGCGTGCTCGTTGTATTCGTACTCATTCATACCGATAGAAACGCACGGAAGCGCCCCAGAACATCTGCCCCTGCCGACACGTCCTTGATGATGTTCTTGAGCGGGTAGATGGCGAGCTGGCGCTTGGTGCGAACAGTGCGGAGGCGGTCGCCCATCTGCTGCTTCACTTGCTCACTCTCCGCAGCCTGACGCAGGTCGTTCGGCATGTACTTCATGTAGAGGTCGGCGTTGTGTCCGACGCGCACGTAGTACTTGTAGAGCAGCACCGCCCAGTTCTGCGTGGTGAGGCGTGCTAGGCGCTCACCGAAGACGTCATCCTCCTTCCAGACCTGCTGACAGAGCGGACACACCAGGTGACCGTAGCCCTGTGAGCTCCCGCCGATGACGCCGGAGCAGGGAGGTCGGCCCTTCTCTCCAGCAGGGCACTCGTAGACCTTGGTGTCGCCGCCTCCGTGGAGCTTGTTGCCGGACTCCCAGAGGGAGATGGCCCCGGGGTAGGCCTTGTGCCCGCCCCGCTCGTGGGAGAAGGCGACCTCGATCTTGTACTTCGCGAGCTCCTGGTCCTCGAGCAGCTTGTCGAGGGCCAGCATCCTCTTCTTCAGGCCTTCGCGCTCCTCCTCCGTCAGAGTGGGAGCGTTCTCGAGGGCGACGTCCTTCCCGTACTTCACTTCGGGGCTGAGGATGGGCATGTCAGCCTCGGCCAGGGCGGAAGCCGCCCTTGTCGGAGATGGTGGTGGCTCCGCGTTTGCCGCCCGAGGTGCTGAGGTCACGGCGGTTGCTGGCGGGGATGGGGAACTCCATCACGTCTACTGCCGCTACCACAGGCGCCACCAAGATGGTGCGCAAGATCTCCGGGAGGTGTTGCTCGATGGGAGAGTTGACGCCCTGCAGAAGGATACGCCAGGCGAACACCTCGGTCTCCGTGTCCTCGAGCAGGAAGTACCAGCGCGAGATGTCCACGGTCCAAGAAGGACTGCCCTCGTCGTTTCCGCGCTGACGGCGTGCAGCGACCTGAAGGCGGTTGCGCACCGGCTTCCACAGCTTCTCGTTGGACGCGCGCCCAAGCAGCTTCAGCTGAGCACCGCCGCGCAGGAGTGTGACCCCGCCCTCCTCGAGGCACTCGAAGCCACCCTTGCTGAGCAGGGCAGCAGAGATCTCGCTCGGCTTCATGCGCGCACCTGGCAGACCATGAAGGCCTTCATGTCGTCGTAGTGGAGCTCGCGCATGTCCGAGAAGTGAACCTCCTCGCCTTCCTCCGTGATGAGGTACGTCTCGGGATCGGTCATGGCGTCCGCGATGTTCGGGCTGTTCCACGGGATGAGGAACTCCCCCATCGTCGTGCGACCGTAGGCGACGGGGAAGTCCGCAGCGACGGCGCCTTCTGCCGAAGCCGTGGTGAGATGCAACGTCCCCTGCTTCTGCGTCTTCAGGTACGTCTTGACCGCATCGAGGTCCGTCTCACGGAAGGCGACGTAGTCCTCGCCCTGGACCGCGCGCTGGATGGTGGCTGCCGCGTCCTCGAGGGGGACCTGGTCCGTGACGGCCGGGCGCGGAGAGATGACCGGGCTGAAACGCGCCATCTCCTTCAGGGCGTTCTCCGGGAGGATGCCGGCTTCTACGACGGCGGTGGTGAGGGGTTTCATCGAGACACCTTCTTCGGGATGACGACCTTGTAGCTGTTCTGCGTGTCGACGAGTGCAGCCGACCGCGTGTAGGAAGCGCAAAGAACGAGAGTCTGCTCCTCGTACGCGCGCTCTACAAGAAGAGGCACGCCATGGAGCTCGTCTTTCCGCACAGGCATGAAGCCAGCGGTGTGTGCGTACCAGTCCCAGAGCGCCGTGTTCGGTCCCACGACGAACGCCACGGGGTGTAGGCGGTCGCGCGCCATGAGATTGAACAACTTGCCGATGACCGTGGTCGCGCAGAAGTGGTCCTTCGGGTACTCGGTCGGGATGGTGGGGGGTAGGACGAGCTCCTCGAGCTTGCTGTTGCGGATGACCGCTACTGGCATGAGAGTCTCGAGGTCCACGTCGATGGTTCGTTCGCTCTCCCCCTCCTTCAGGAAGTAGCGGCACCGGACCTCCTTGAGCGTGATGTTGATCTCCTGCATACGCGGAGTCTTCAGCATGCCCTCGAGTACCTTCAGGATGCCAGTGAGACCGACGGCATGAGGAACCGCGACGGTCTTGGTGATCTCCTTGTATTCGTCTGCCATCACGCCACCATTGCCCAGACCGGGCGGTCTAACTTTGACACGTTACAAGACTTGCACGCAGGAACAACGTTCTCTTGCACGTGTTCGCCGCCGCGCGAAACAGGGACGACATGATCCATCTCGAGCGGTGCATCAGTCCGTAGGCAGTAGGCACATGCGTAGTTGAAGTACTCGAGCGTCTCCTTCCACTGCGCCGCAGTGAGTGTGGTCGCCACGCCGCGTAAACGCGCACGTCTACGCCTATGCACCGCGAGAGAGCTCTGACGATCTTTCTCTGGGTTGTTCTTCTTCCAACGACGCAGGGTCTGTGCCTTCTTCTGCGGATTGGCGCGAACCCATGCCTTAGTCGCAGCCTTCACCTGTTCCGGGTTGTTGGCTCGATAGCGCCTGGTTTGCACACGCATGCATTCGGCACACCACACGCTGAGCCCATCAACTTGTTTTCGATCCTTGTAGAACGGACCTTCTCCTCGGCACTTGGTGCACGTCTTCATATGGATTCGGTATCCTTGCGCTGTGCTCTCTCGTTCTCGACGAACTGCACAAGCAGGTTGTTGATGACCGCCGAGAGCGTCATGCCTCGGCGCTTCGCAGCACTGGCCGCACTCTTCTTGAGCTGGGCCGTGGTGCGTATCTGCAACCGCTCATCCTTCTCTCCGCTCATGCGACCTTGAGTCGAGCCCTGAAGACGTGTGCCTTCAGAGCCAACAGGACGGCCTCGTTTACCAACTCAGGCACGGTCATGCCCTGAGCATCGGCTACTTCTTTCACGGCCACGCGTACCTCCTCCGTAAGGCGCACCTTTGCGTATGTGTTCCTGCTGGTGTTGTTGGCCTGCGTGACACCGGTAGCCCAGCGACAGTTCTCTTTCGAGTAGCCCTCGTTGTTGTTCTTGCGATCGAGAGAATGTTTCGACGAAGGCTTACAGCCCATGTCTTCGAGGAAGTTCGCAAAGCCCTGTGATCCGAGCCAGCGATCTGAGACTCGAATCCCACGACCACCATAGCGCATGTACTTCGGGTTGTTCTCGTTGTAGCAGCGGTCCTTCATGCCGTGATAGGCGGTGTGCTCCGCTGTTCGCTTTCTCTGCACGGTGTCTCCGTGCACGTGCCTTCGTTCTGCCAGCTGCTCTGCGCGCAGACAGCCACAGGACAAAGTCTTGCTGCTCAGCACCGAATAGATGCGGATGGACTTTTCCGTTCCACACGCGCAACGAAACCACCAATGTTCCTTGCGAGCTGCGTCTGGGCGCAATGCCGCGAGGCGCCCGTGCTGAGAGTCAACCAGCATCTTCTGGTCCCTCCACGTACTTCATGGCGTCCAAGTAATCACGAAGTCCGCGCATCCTAAACTTGGCACAGATGACATCGAGTACACGCTCGTGCATCTTGTCTAGTGTCTCCTCTGTCATGGGCTTGCCCACGAACTCAGCGCTCAAAACCTTGTCGAGCTCCTTCTTGAGATCGGGGTTCTGGGCAATGAACAGAGGTGCCCACATGAAGGAGAACTCGACCTTGCCGGGTTCAGTCACCACTACGGCGCGCATGGGTTCCCTTTTCTCGCTCACGCTGGGTGCGCACCAGGTTTTCGCGCACACGCTCCTCGTACTCCGCAAGCGTGAGCGTCTCGGTGATGGTGATCGTCTCCGTTTCCTTGATGGGCGCCGGGGCGAAGCCCGAGCCCTCGAGGATGACGCGCACGAAGTCGTTGTCCATGTCACGGTCCTGGAGAGGGCCCATGGCGCCGTTGATGTGGTTCGCCGGACGCTTCGCGATGGTCTTGCTGTCGGGCCCGAAGTGCCCCTTGCCCACGGTGTACGGAGTGTGGTGGCGCAGGATCGTGAGCAGCTTGTCGAGGTAGGCGTTCTCGTGGGCGATCTTCTCCGCGCTGGACATGTGCGCGTAGCGAAGACGGGAAGCCACGCGTCCCGGCTTCTGGACCAAACCGCGCAGCGCGTACCCGAGCTGGGTGATGCGCTCACGCAGGGAAGGGCCCTCCTTGGTGCTGTAGACCGCCGCGACTTGGCGCTTCTTCGCCTCGAGGCTGAGGTACAGCCAGAGGCGGAAGTAAGAGCGGAAGCTCTGGTCCTTGAGGAAGCGCTCGCGCTCGTTGGTGAGGCGTTCGTTGAGCCACGCATCGAGCTTCTGCTCGAACTCTGTCTGGGTCATGGGGTCCACGCGTACAGGACGTCCATCTCACGGATGAGACCGACGCTGTCTCCAAGCTCGGAGAACATCGTGCGGACAATCTGCTTGCCCTGCTGATGCTCCAGGTGTTCACGGAAGAAGGCAATCTTCTCCCCGGGCGCAACGCTGGGAGGCGTGCGCACCGATATGTCTCCGACGTACCGACCCGGCCCTACGGCGAGGACGGTGCCCGTGCGGACGCGCTCGGCGGCGGAGCCGTCGATGAAGATGGGCCCGATCTTCTCGGGTAGCTTGTCGAGGCTGACGACAAGCCAGTCGTGGAGCGGGCGGAGCTTCACGGGCCGTCGGCGATGATGTCCGCGCCGTCCGTCTCGGGAACCTTCTTCGGGGCGATCTTGCTCTTGTACTGCTCGGTCAGGAACTTCGCGAGCTTCCCATCCTCACGAAGCTTCTTGAGGCTGGAGGCGTAGTTGATGCCGTTGGGTGCGCGGTACCACTGCCCCGCCATGCGCTGGAATAGCTCGTCGACCTCCTTGCCATCCTCGCCGACGTAGCGGACAGCGAAGATCTCCACCGACTGGAAGCCGATGACGGAGCCCGGCGGGGCGTTGGAGGGGAGGGCGGTCTGCCCTCGAGGGATGAGGACGCCGTTGTTGCGCCCTCGGCTGCTCGCGTTATCCATGTGCCTGTTCTTTCTCTTTGAGGAACGTGTCGAACTTCTGCTGGAGGTCCGCGCGAGAGACCCAGGGCTTGCCGTGGTTCCACTCGCGCGGAAGATAGAAACGGTCTGCGGACTTGATGCTGAGAAGGTACGCGACATTGACCGCGGCCCACTTGCCGTAGACGCGGAGCTCGAACGAGGTCTTGCAGCGTTCAGTGCAGACCGCGGTGACGTCAGCCACCCCACCCTCGGGGACCTGAAGGATGTCGCGGATCCAGAAGCCGCAGCACGGGCACTCTGCCTTGCCGTCGCGCACGCGGGTGTAGACCAGGTGCCCGAAGGCCTGGGCCAGGGTGTCAACGCCGGCGCGCAGCGGAGGGGGGATATAGACCTTGCCCTCCGCCTTCTTCTGCGCCACCGCGTTCAGCGGGGTCGAGGGCTGCTCGTAGGTGAGTGCAGCGATGCCAGCCACCGGGTCTGTGCGAAGCAGCGTGACAGTTGCCTCATCGAGCGGGACAGGCATCAGCCCAGGGCGGTCGGTGCGCTGGAGGATGACCTTCGTGGAGGCGTCCGCTTCGATCTCCTTGAGGAGGTTGCAGAGACGCTTCAGCATCTCGCGGTATTCGAGGGAGAAGGATTCCGTGGCCTCGCGCCACTGCAAGTTGATGTACTCGAAGCGCCCCTCGTAGTGATGCTCCACGCGCTTGTAGTGGAGGATGATCTGCTTACCCATGGCTCTCTCCTGAAGGCGCATCGGCCACCTTCGATGCGAGGTCGACAGGCCGAACGATGCGGTAGACGACGGCTCCTGCGGGGCCCGCCCCGAAGTGCAGGACGGTGCCGTCCCAGAGCTCGATGGCGTCGATGATGGCGCGCTCCTGCCCCTGAACGTTGGATCCGATGACCTTGCGAACCGGGTGTTCGGCCATGACTTCGCGCACCGTGTCGATGGAACAGAGCTGCTCCTCCGGCAGGCCGCATCCCTTGAAGGCGCTGAAGGCCTCTACCGGGGTGAGGTCTCGCAGGGTGAGGGCAGAGAAGACGCGGACATCCACGAGCTCCTCCGACATCCCGGTGCAGAGCTTCTCGCAGCGTGGGCAGGGGAACTTGTCCGGCCAGAACTCGCTCTTGTCCCCCACGAGCTCGCGTAGCTCGCGGGTGGAGTGGTTCTGCGCCGCGTTCACCGGCATGACCCGGATGGCGAGCGCGCAAGGGAGGCAGGCCACGACGATCATACGGAGGGCACCCCGTCATCGAGGTCAGCGTCCTCGGTCTGAGGAGGATCCGGTTCGTAGGTGTCCGTCTCACGTGGGACGTACACCGGTGCGCTGGTGACCACGTCCGTGTCCCCGATAGGCACCTCCTCCGAACGAGCGATGACCGGAGGAGCCGCCTGCGCGTGGATGTGCGCCTTCATCACGCGCTCCGCGACCTCGTCGTCGACCGGGCACTGCACGGTCTCACCCGTGGGCAGAACGAGCACCAGGAAGTTCTGCATGACGTTCTTCATGAGGTCGACGCGCTGGACGACGCTGCTGATCTCGCACTTCATTGAGGCACCGGTGGCTTGGGCTGGTTCGCACGGGCGCGTTCAGCCGCGTCGCCCTTCAGCAGCTTCGTGAGGTTCTGTACTTCGATGCCCACGCGCAGGGCGCTCACGCCTACGCGGTGCAGGTTGATGAGCTCGAGGCAGTGGGCCCACTGCTGGTTCTTGTAGTCGGGATGGTCCGGCGGAATCACGTAGGCCATGCACTCGGCAGTGCAAAGGCGCTGCTGATCCTTGAAGCAGTAGAGTCCGCTCCCCGGGACCTGGTCCTTAGGTATTACGGGCATCGTGCTCCTCCTTCTCGATGGCAGCGCGCGTTTCGACGACGCTCTTCGCGATGGCTTGAGCAGCGCCCCCGATGTAGCGCGCCACGGTCCGGCTGAAGAGCTTCTGCTCGTCCTTGTTGTTGCCGGGCAGAGCGATGAAGCCCCACTTCAGCAGCAGCTTGCCGAGCTCGAGGGACATGTCGCGCCCGAGCAGAGCGCGGACATCGCGAGCGAAGTGAAGAAACACTTCCTCCTTCGAGCCGTGCCCGTGATCGAAGCGGTAGACGTTGAGCTCGGAGGAAGACCCCGCCCAGGTGCAGGTGAGACACTTGGCCGGTCCTCCGAGCTCGGAGGACTCGATCTGTGCGCTGCCACAAGCAGGACAGAAGGAGCCCTTGTCTGTGGCGGCACGGTTGATGAGACTGTTGTCGTTCGCGGTCACGTCGGAATCACCTTCCCGAGCTTGGTGTAGAAGGCCCCACGCCGGGCCCGTACTTCTGGTGTGTCAGGCGTTGCATCCTTCTCGATGTGCGTGGTCTTTCGCTTCGACTGCTTGGGCGCCTGCCAGAGAGGCTTGATGCCCATCCCGCCGCGCTTCACCTCGGCGTTGAGCGCCTTGATGACGTCCGCGTGGGTGTTCTTCTTCTGCGCCTCCAGCCACGGGAAGGCGGTCTTCATGTAGTCGTCGAAGACTTCCTTGCCCTTGTCCTTGGAGACGATTGCCTGCGCGAGCGCCCTGGTGCGTGCGTGTTCGATCTGCTCTTTCTTCAGCACGTACAGTAGAAGGACAGACTCCTGAAGTGACCCCGTCGGGGGCGGCTCGCGCAGAGACGCGAGCAGCAAAGCTGCCCGTGCCCAGCCTTCTGGAGTCTCTAGCCATTTCCCAGTCTCTCCGCGACGAAGAGCTTGCGAACGCGCACGTCGAACCAGAAGAAGTTCACACCGAGCGTGCCGATCATGTGGAAGGAGTTGCGTGCGAGGAAGTCGAACTTCTTCCAGAACGCGTCCTCGTCGAACTTGCCGCTCGCATCGAGATGACTCGGGACCTTGTTGTCGTTGATGGCGTAGAGCCCGAGCGCCACCGTCATCACGGAGAACTTGTCGAGCAGGTAGCGCTCGTTGATCTCGAGGCCCTTCGACTCGAGCATGATGAGCTTCTTGATCGCCAGGTCGTCTGACGAGGCGATGGACTGGAAGGTGGGCTCGAACTTGCCGGGGAGGATGGGCACCTTCTGCCGCACGTACCCGTGCATGATGAGGTCGTCGACCTCCATCTTCGGGCAGCGCTCCTCGATGATGGCGCGCTGCTCGTCGTTGTTGATGATGTCCTTCATCATCATGTCGCGGAGAGTCGCGAAGTCGAGGTCGTCCTCGACGCCCATCTTCTTCAACACCTCGGCGACGCGCGTCTTGTCGCTGGTCTGCGGTCCATCCTTCGGCGCGTTGCCGAAGCGACCGGCTGCACCTGCCGAGCTCTGGATGGAAGCCTGCTCGGCAGCACGGTCCTCTGCCTCGGTGGTTGCGGACTGCCCGCGCCCGAGAGCGGCGATGCGCTCGAGGTCCTGGAGGGACTCGGGACTCAGCCCCTTCGTGGCCTGGTGCAGCTCCTGAGGGAGCACGTGGCGGCGGTTCGTGCCGCTCCCGCGGATGACGCCGTACTTGAACGCGAGCTCGGGCTGCGAGGCCGCGAACATCGAACCCTGCCCTGGGCGGAACAGCGGGTCGTTCTGGGCCTCCGCTGGCAGCAGGTCAGACGGGTAGATCTGCGCAGGACGTGTCTTCGATGCCGGCGGAGAGAACGTCGCCGCAGCCCGTAGCGCAGGAGACTGTGTGAAGATCCCGCCCTGGGGAGGGGCCACCCCCGCTGCCTGGGCAGTGGCAGCGCGCTGTGCAACCGCCTGGTCGGCCATCGTCATGCCGTCGCCGGCGGGGGCCTCGAGGTTCGGGATGGGTGGCGTCGGCCCCCCTGCCCGCTGAGTCGTGTACTTCGGGATCGCCTGCCGGCTCAGCGGATGACGGTTGCGAGTCATCGCATCCGCCACACGACGGGCCGCGGGATCCGTCACGCTCGCGTGAACGAAAGGCGCGCTGAGTTGGGTCGGCGCGTTCGGGTCTTTTACTACTGCGTCTCGTTTGGCCATGCGTTCCTGAGCTGTCTAGGGTGTACTGCCAATGTGCTCACACGTCAAGGAGTAGCTAAGCAAGAGGGGCTGGTGCCCCCCTGGCCTACTTCGGTAGGACTTCTGCGATCAGGTGCGTCACGATCTCAAGGTCAGTGAGCGCAGGCCTGTCGCCGTCGAACGGTCGGTTCTCGATCTTCGCCAGCACCACGCCACCCTGCAGGCGTAGCGGTGGGCTGGTCACCTTCGAGAGCGCGCCCTTCAGCAGGTAGAAGGGCCCGTAGTCCACGAGATGCTTGCCGAACTTGATGTACGACCGGGCGGAGAAGACATGCCGCAGGTCACCTCCCTGCAGCACCAACATCGCGGTCAGATGGGAGAACACCAGCTCGTCGAAAGCGAACTTGCACCAGAAGATCTTGCCCTTCGGGTGCGGCGTGCAGACCGGCGTGCTGAAGACGCCTCTGGTTGCCCAGGCGAGCGGACCTTCTGCTCCGTCCGCACAGATCTCGATGCGCTCCTTCGTCTCTACTCGGTGGGGACCTTCCCGGGTGCCCATCCCTTCGGTCCGCGCGGGGGCGGGGGATCCGGCGCCTTCGTCACCACCATCTTGTGTCTCTTGCACTTGTGGCACCTTCCGACTTCAGGGTGTGCCGGAGAGAAGGGGACGAGTGTCCCCAGCGCCCACCCGGCGGTCTCGGCCTGCTCAATGAGCCTCTTCCCTTCGCACCCTGGGTGCGTGCAGGTGAGCTCGTACTCCACGAACAACGGGTTGACCATCCTGGGCATGGGCGTTCCTCACGGCAGCTTGCACCGCGGAGAGGTACTCCGCGTCACCGGGATTGTACGCCCGGAGCCACCCGAGGTTCTCACACTCATGCGTGCAGGCTGCGCGAATGCGTGAGAGGAAGGCGCCCATGCGCCGGAGGTTCGCGTGCGGCTGCTGGAGAGACCCGACCTCGGGACTGGTGCAGCGCACGTTGATCTGGCCCAGCCCCACCGAGCAGGAGCCATCCTGCTCATGTCGAAGAGCCGTTGCCGTCCAGTGGGTTTCCCGGTCGATGAGTGCCGGGAAGATCCACGGGTCGAGGTTGTGCTCGCGGGCCTCCTCGAGGACCCAGCTGACGTAGCGGGCGCGTTCCCTGGGCGGCAGGTGCGGGTTGCTGTGGTGGATTGCCGCGCTGAGCAGCAGCACGCTTGTCGTGAACATCCTTGGCCTCCGACATCTTGATGATGGACTCGAGCACCTCCTTCTTCGAGAGGTCCTGCAGGGGGTTCGCCTTCCCCAGAATGAGCTCGCCCTTCACCAACGCGATGCGGATGGACTCGCGCGCGATGAGCTGGAGGTTCTTGAGCTCCTTCATGATGCGCTCCTCGAAGCGCATCGCGATGGTGTTGCAGTCCGGGCAGACGAAGACGGCGGCGTAGATCTTCGCGTCCTCGGGAGCGACGTCCTTGTGGCAGTTCTGGCACGGGAGACCCATGCCGGAAGACTACCCCTCGGATGTGGTGTCGTCAGTACCTGTCTTCGGGGGGAGAACCCGCAGGGTGGTACTCACCGGCTTGCGGAGGAACTTCTTCTGCAGGTCGGTCAAGCTCTCGGCCACGTAGTTCCGCAGAGACTCCTGCTCGAACGCTGCGGCCTCGGCAGAGATCTCCGCGTTGAGCGCTGCGTACTTGGAGCGCACCGCGAAGATGAACTGGTCGAGCTTCGCATCCGCGGTGTGCGCGTGCTGCTCGCAGTACTCCGGGGCCTGCATCAGGTCGATGACCCGCTTGTACCGGGGCGCGACGGCGAAGTAGTTGCGGAGGAAGTCGTACGCCCCCCGGGTGCGCCTCAGGATGGGGGCCGGTCGTGTAGCTACGGCGCCACACACGCACTTCGGCACAAGCTCATAGTCGAGCTTCGCCTGCTCCTCCTGCGTGACGCCCTTGGGTAGCTTCCTCTTCTGGTTCCAGATGATGCGTGCGACGAGGGCGACCACAACCGCCACAGTCAGGAACCCAAGCCCGTAGTTTTGCCAGAAGTCCATTCGCCTATTCCTTGTTCGGGGTCAGCTGCGCCTTGTAGCGCAGCACTGTCGTTCTGCAACTTCTCGTCGAAAGCCAGCTTGTCCAGCAGCTCCTTGAGCCGCCGCCAGATGTCCTCGACCTCGGGTTGTAGGTACGCGACGTCGTCGTTGATGTTCTGCGCGGCCTCCTCGAGCTCCATCTGCGCACGGCGCGCGTGATGACGAACCCAGAAGAGTCTCCGCGATGTGACGTCGTCAGCCATTCGGAAAGTACACGTCGAGCTGGGTCCACCCGACCAACGCTGCTGGGTCGAGGGTGACCATGATGTTGACCGCCTTCGGCGTGCGCGCGCCCACCACGGTGAGCACGTCGTTCTTGCAGAGCGGTCTGGAGATGAGCTGCAAGAAGAACTGCAGGTTGGGGGGCCAGGTCTTCGGAAAGTTCGCCTTCCAACCAGGAGGTAGCGGCGTCGCGGGATCCTGCCAGCGGATCCAGAGCGAGTACCGCTTGATGTCGTTCGCCTCTTCGATCTCGCGCAAGTAGCTCTGGAGCTCCTGCGCTTTCGTCTGATCGATCGACCCGTCGGGCTGGACCGTCGAGCGTTGTGCGAGCGCGATGAGGGCTTCATACTGTTGTTGTTCCAATGTGAGGTTCATGGAGTCGCTCCTGGTATGTGAGCCCATCGCTTGCCGCGCAAGGCCATGCTCATCATACCACTCGGCACGCCGTACTTTTCACAGAGCGCCTTCTGAGTCGTGCCGCTACGATATTCCTCTCGCCAGGTCATCACGAGCTCCTCGGTGTACTTGGCGTTGGGTCGTGCACTACCTCGGGGCACTGTCTCTGGGTGCGTGCGTGAGCCATTCCAATCTCCGCTAGCCATGCGTCCGCGCAGCACTGCATCGCGCGCATTATCTGCACGTGTACCTGCGTAAACATGCACCACGCACAACTTCACATCGCACTCATGTAGAACCATCAGCCCCGGCGGAACGGGGCCGTGCTGTAGCTCGAAGGCGGCGACATGAACATAGAGCGTCTTACCGTCATGTCCGCCGCTGCCGATACTGCCGTACCCGTTCTTCAGTACGGACCCCGTCCACAGCCGGCACGGCGTAGTCATGTGCGGTTGTGTGCTGCCTTCTTTGACCTTGGCCCATAGGCGCTCCGCCAGAGGTTTACGTGGCGCGCTGTACATGGCTACTCCTGATTGGGATAGATGAACCGCAACGCGCTGAGCTCTTTGCTCACCAGCGACTCAAGCTCCTCGAGCGGTCCGTCCTCGTTGTTCAGCACCGAGGCGAACTTCCCGCGGTCGATGGCGTTCTGCTCCTGCTCGCTCGCGTGCTGGCCTGCTGTTCCTACGAGGCCGGCACCTGGACGTTCGATCTTCCAGACGTGCCCGCCGGCGGCGCGGATGGCGTCCACTTCGTTGAGGAAGCGGACGTCAGAGATGGCAACTCCCTGTATGGAGCCCTTGGGCTCATCGTCGCGGTGCCACTCACCTGTCGCAGTCTGCTCGATGCGCTCTACGATGCCTTCCTGTTGCGTGTACATGACGGACGAGTCTTCAAGCAACCGCTTCGCCACACGCAGCGCGTAGTTGATCCAGATGTTCGGGTAGCAATAGCGTCCGAACTCTGTGCCGAGTTGTTGGAGAGCGTAACGCGGGGTAAGGAAGGCGCGTGCAGGGCAGGTGCGCTCCATCATCTCTACGGCATCCTCCGTGCGTTCACCGCAGTACTGGCAGGTGAAAGGCGCACTGCCTTCGGCGCGTGACCAACCACACGGGACCTGGCGTGGGTACCTTTTGTCCGGCTTGTTCCGTTCTTCACTTGGACCCCAGAGCTGGGTATCGGTGAAAGCGAAGAACTCTTTCGCTGCGCGCTTGATCGGATCAGCGAGCGCAACCTTCACGAAGCCGTGGTTCTTCACGAGGAAGTCCGCGACCGTGTCCTTGCCTGCGCCGGCTTGTCCGCAGAGTCCGATGATCATGTGTTCTCCGGCATGTGCGTGGCCTTGATGGATGCGCGCTCGAACCAGTCGAGGGAGTCCTTGATGCGGTAGTCGTTGCGGTAGATGACGCGCTGCACGCCCCCGAGGTTGATGAGAAACTTCGCGCACGTTAGGCAGGGCAGGTGCGTGCAGAACACGACCTTGCCGTACTCCCTCGGTGCGTCACAGTTGATGACGGCGTTCTGCTCAGCATGGATGCAGCCGCAATTGCCTACAGCTTCTGCGCCGTGGCGGTCGCAACCGTTCGGTCCCCCGGTGGCGTTGCCGTTGTAGCCCCAGGAGAGAACCTTCCTGAAGTCTATGCTTGTGATGACGCAGCCTACGCGCAGGCGCTCACAAGTAGATCGATCACTGATTCGCTCAGCAATACTGAGGCAGATGTCTGTGAACGACGGTCGCGTCTTCTGATCTTCCATGCAGCTTTTCCTCCCATGCTCGCAATCTCACGCTGGTTCTTGGAATCCATGGCCCCGAAACCGGACTTACGGCCCTTCGACATACGGTCGTGGATGTTGTCCAGGTTTGTGCCCAAGAAGAGGTGGTCTGGGCGCACACACGGGCGGTTGTCGCAGCGATGCAACACATGCAGACCTTCCGGGATAGGACCGAACCAAAACTCCCAAGCAATACGGTGCGTCGTCCGTACCTTCCGCTGCCAGTTCAAGACACCGTAGCCGCTCTTCGCACACGCTCCTTGCCACACCCAGCAGCCGTCTTCTTCCTGAGACAGGAGCACCTGCTGCCAGAACCGGTTGCACAGGACCAGGTCCGTCGCTAGGGCGCGCCCCATCAGCGCCATCCCGGTCCCACGAACTTCGCCAGGGCGCAGATGCCACCGACGATGAAGCCGACCACGAACCCGATGAGCGCAGGCCAAACCCAGCTCGGTACAATGAAGTGAACTTCCATCAGACTCCTCTTGCCGCGAGCACCTCACTGATGATCTCGCGCGTGTGGTCACAGACGCGGCGCTGCACCACGGGGATGCGGCGTGCCGACGTGCCAAAGACGAAGGCCCGGTCGAACACCTTCTCGTAGGTGCCGCCGGGCCAGGTGACCTTGACGGAGAACTCTCCGTTGGGTCGTGCTGCGATGCTGACTGTCGCGCAGGTAGAGCGCTCGAGGGTGGGACGCCGCTCTTCCAGCTTGGCACGGAGCCCGGCTAGAAGAACGGCGCCACGGTCCACGATCAGCCGCCGTGCCCTACCGAGGGCACGCTGTTCACCGGGGGCGCCCCCAGAGTGAAGCCGGGGACCATCTTGCGCGCGGACTCCTCGGCCTGGGCAAGGATGCTCTGGTCGGTCGTGGAGACCGGCGCAGGCGCCTGCCCCGCCTGGCCGGCGAGCTGCTCACGCAGAGAGACCGGGAGGGGCTTGGGGGCCGGAGCCGCGGGCGCCTCGAGAGACTGCGTGGCCTTGGTCACAGCCGCCAGGTAGAGGCGCTCCTCCACCGGCGTGCGCGCCGCGTTGTTCGCGAGGGCCACCACGATCTCGGTGGCGTTGCGCTCACGAACCACGCTCTCCCCGATGAGGGAGGGCGAGACCGCGTTGACCGGAAGGCGGAGCGCCTCGGTGGGTGCCGTCGCGCTGGAGTCCTTCGCCTGGGTCTCGCGAACCGTGGTGGTCGCGACAGGAGCGCGACGCGCAGCGCGCTTGGCAGCGGGTGCGGCCTTCGCAGCTGGCTTGGCAGCGGCCTTCTTCGCGACCTTCTTGGCAGCAGCCTTCTTCGCCGTCTTCTTCGCGGCGCGCGGAGCTGCAGCCTTGCTGCCGTCCTCGCCGAAGTAGCTGTTGATAGCGTTGGCTGCGAGCTGCCGGTCGTGCGGACCCCAGTCGCTCTTGCCCACAGCGCGACGCGCGCCAGTCGCCGTGTCGTACTTCCCTGCCTTGAGGTTTTCGCTGAACGTCGCCAGCGTCATCCGCTCGTATGCCATCTGATCATCTCCTGGGCACTCGGCCCGTAGTGGTAGAAAAGAACAAGTACTCCCGTTGTAGAAGAAGTCAACGGTAGAACGTAAGAACGCAGAGCAGAGCTACCCAGATTCCGACGAAGGCAACGTACTTCCAGCCAGCTCCACGGATGGGGCGGTGAGACTCACGCATCTTTCGCAACGCTCGATCACTGAACTCTAGGGCCATGGCTTCCTCGCTTCCCTTGTACCCGCGACGCACCTGCAGTTGTTGTCGAAGAGAGGGTATAAGCACAACGACCACAACGCTTGCCCGTGGCGCAGTGCCCGCTGCTATCATGCGGCCATGCGAATCCTCATCTACACGTTGATGTGCGCGCTCATAGCGTGCCAGACACCAGCTCCTCCAACGCCCTGTGTTCCGGACGCGATGTCTGCGCCGGTCAAGGCAACGCCCTGCGTGAATCCCGCCCCTTCGGGGTCAGTGACGCCGCCCGCTCCCTCGCCTCCCGAGCCGCATGACGCCTGCTGGAACGCGGCGCAGAAGCTCATCGCACTCGGCTGCAAGGACACGCGCGGTCGCCTCCTCGGCGGCCCCGACCTCAGCGGTCTCACCTGGTCGCAGGTCTGTCGTCAGGACCTCTCGAACGGAGTCAACCTCAACGCGAGCTGCATCTCTGCAGCCAGCACGTGCGCGGCAGCGGAGGCATGCAAATGAACCAGATCACCTGGCAGGGCCGCACCTTCAAGAGCCACGAGCTCTTCGACAGCACGATGCCCGACGCTCTTCGGGCCCACGTCGCAGCGCCTCGTCCCTTCGAGGACGTGATGAAGTCGTTCAAGGCTTCAGACACGGCACAGGACGGAAGCGACTACGACATCCCCAACCAGCCGCCGGCGTACGACCAGGGTGACGAGGGCTCCTGCGTCCTCAACTCCACGGTCGGCGCGATGAGCATCGTCCTCGGCGTCGAGAAGCTCTCCATCGTGATGCTCTCGCGCAACTTCCTGTACTGGCTGTGCCGCGAAGTCATGGGCACCACCACGCAGGACAGCGGGACCTACTCGTCCCTCGCTGTCGACCGCGTCGGCAAGATCGGCGTCTGCCAGGAGAGCACCTGGGCGTACGGCGACCAGACGATGTACGTCGCACCGTCGCTCCAGGCCTACAGCGAGGCCTCGGACAACAAGGCCACCGCGTGGTTCCAGGTCGACTCTCCCAGCGCCAAGGTCGCGCGCCTCACGCAGCTCGAGGCCGCGATTCGCTCGAACCACCCGGTCATCTTCGGCACCCCCGTCGACAACGCCATCCAGACTTACCAGCCGGGACAGATCCTCACCGTCCCGGATGTGAACGCCCTCATCGGCGGTCACGAGATGGTCGTCACCGGCGTCCACTACATCAACGGCCAGCGCGTGTGGATCTGGCGCAACTCCTGGGGCACGTCCTACGGGAACAACGGCTACCTCATGGTGGACGACAACTGGATGAACTGGGCCCAGCTCCAGGACATCTGGTTGTTGACGCGGCTCTCCCCGTTGCTATTCTAGGTGGATGCAGCGTACTCCTCCGATCATCCGCGTAGGTGACACCTACGGACTATGGACTGTAGTAACAAGCCCCTGGCGTAATGCCAGGGGCTTTCTTGTTGTAGGGGTAGCGTGCGGCTGCTCCCCGGAGCACGAGGTCGTACGTGACGCGTACAGTGTGTATCGCGGCGACTCCGGATCTTGCGGCTGCAGACGTATGCGGGCCTCGCGGGAAGCGCATCTACGGCACGGGCAGTCCAGTGGGAAACGTACGCGTGTCTACCGCATCTGGCGTGGCATGCGGCAGCGCTGCCTAAACAAGAACAACCCTATCTACAGGGGTTATGGTGAACGAGGCATCACCATCACTCCTCGATGGAACAAGTTCGAGAACTTCTGGAAGGACATGGGAGATCCGCCAAGCAAGCAGCACTCACTGGGTCGCATCAACAATGACGGCCCCTACTCTAAAGCCAACTGTGAGTGGCAAACCGCAGACGCGCAGTGCAACAACACCAGAAGTACTCGCCGTGTCACTTTTGAGGGACGTACGGCATCACTCACGCAATGGGCACGTGAGTACGGACTGCGCCCGCATACCTTGCGCGCAAGACTAGAAGCTAACTGGGAAGTGCAGCGCGCCCTACAGACACCAATACGGCCACGTAGCACGACTACCTAGAGGAACCATGGCACGACAACTCGTTCTCATCTGCGACGGCAAAGACTGCGGCACCGTACTGCTCGAGCCCCACGCGGGTTTCATCATCAAGGGCTCCATCGAGGAGGCCGCCATCGAGAACCCGAAGCCACTTGTTTCACCGTCAGATGAGACGGTGCTCTGCAGAGAGTGCTTTCTCACCGTGCTCGGTGCAGCTACAAAGTAGGGATGCCGAAACCACGACGGATCAACCTGCCGGTGGGCAAGGAGCTCGGTATCCTGCTGGATGTACTGGTCTGGGGAGTGCGCGAAGAGTTCCGCAAAGCGGGCAAGCCGAAGCCCACCCAGGTGGACATCATCAACAGCGCGCTCCTCGCCTACTGCCTCGAGCGAAAAGAATCCCTGCTGAAGGTGCTCGCCAATGAAGCCGACCAAGCCACCGTCGAAGACGCTCTTCAACGAGCAGGACAGCCTGCCGGACTACAGCGCTTCGCTAAGCAGCTTCACGGCCGAACCGGTCACGCCCATCCCAAGCGTCGAGGAGATCGCAGCACACCAGGCGGGACAGATAGTGCACCCGCTCTTCCAATCCACCCCCGTGTTGCCGAGGCGCTCGGAGACCTCGATCCTACAAGGCCTTCTGGGTGGTGACATCCACGTCTTGCTGGACGACCGCGCGCGTAACCCGAAGCGCTACGGCCCCGAGACCTCTGCCGTCCTCGACAAGCTCGAGGGCAACCTGTCCACCACCGACCTGACCCCTGAAGACCAGCACCTCCTGAACATGGCGGTGTTCGAGTTCGCCTCGGCCCCGAAGCCAGAGCCGCCGGCGGCGATGAAGCCCAAGCCGAGGCCGAAGAAGGAGCCCGTCGCACCAGACGGAGAGGAGCCCACGCGCAAGGTGCCCTGGGACGAAGACGCGCCGGGCCAGAAGCCCGAGCTCTACTGGTGGATGAAGTAGCCACCAAAGAGAAGAGGGCAGCCCGTAGGGGCCGCCCTCTTTCTTCTTAGCCCTCGAGGAGGACTACTGGCTGAGCGAGCCGTTGGGGAGCTGGTTCCCGTCGATCTCGTACTCGATGGAGTAGGAGTGGCCCGTGCCCGCCGTGGTCCCCGCGCTGAGGCCGAGCAGGGTGTTGGCCGTGCCCGCGCCGACCACGATGGTGAAGACCGAGCCCTTCTTGAGGTCCGTGAGGACGAGGTAGCCGCTCGAGTTCACCGTCGCAGCGAGTCCCGGCCACGCCACGTTGATGGCCTGGAGGAGAGCCGCCAGGCTGAACGCGTTGGTCTGCGCGTTGAGCGTGAGCGTCTTGGCGACGGTGTTGACGGTCAGGATGAGGGTGAGCCCGTTGAGGGTGCCCGCCCCGCCGTTGCCGCCGTAGAGCGCCGCGGTGTTGAGGTTGGCGGTCCCGGTGACCACGGCTGCCGAGCTCGAGGTCGGAGCCGTCGCCGGCGTGTAGGAGCCGTACGGGGGATGCGCCTGGGGCGTGGTGATGACGCCCGTGGCCGGGGGTCCGATGAGGACACCGTCGACGATCTCGTTGCGCACGAGAGGCACCGACTGACCGCAGCGGAGCTTCGGGAGGAAGCTGAGGCCGATGACCGCACCCGTCCCCACCGAGAAGGTGGCCCCGGTGCCCGTGCCCGCGGGCAGCGAGACAGACTGGACCTGGGCGAAGCAGCTGGCCGTCACGTAGGTCCCCGCGCCGCCGCTGGTGCCGGTGATGGTCTCCGACAGGGCGTTGCCCTGCGCGTCGAAGCCCGTGATCGTGACAGAGGCCGGCATGTTCGCCGGCGTTCCGCCCGCGACGACGACCTCGATGTTGCGCGCCGGGTACATCTCGGCGTCGCCCACCGAGCCGGTGAGGGCCGCGTAGGAGTAGGTCGCTGCGACAGTCTGGGAGGCCGTGACAGGGAGGATGGCCGTGGCGGTCGCCGGCGGGGGACCGTCGAACTCCTCGATGGCGACGCCGAGCAGCGGAGCCAGCGTGGCGGCGAGGTCCTTGCGGACGTCGAGGACTTCTTCCGCGAGGCCACCAGGACCAACGAGGAGATGAGGACGAGTCGGAGCTTGGGTGCCCCAGAGGCCTGAACCGAACATGATGTGTCTCCTAGAGTAGGGGTGTTCCGAGCTGCGGCTGACCGTACTGATTCACGCCGTATGCGAGCTGTTGTCCGAATCTTCCGCCACCGAATGTAGCAGGTCCAGGTGCCGGTTGTCCTAGTGCCTGGACTCCTTTGTTCACGCCGTACGCTCCAAGAGCCCCGGCGGCGAGAGTACCTGCACCAACAGCGAGGCCGACGCGCCCCATTGTTTTCTTCGCGGCTTGTACTCCCTGCTGACCCAACGACTTGCTCGCCTCGAGCGCCTTCTTGCCGATGTCTGCCATGGGCGTGAGGCTGAACCCCGCGGTCTTCGCGAGCTCCGCGCCGAGGTCCACGCCGACAGCGGCGAGGCGAATCATCTCCTCGGGCACGTCGGTGTGTCGCAGCGCCTCCGTTGCCGGTGCCATCTGGACGGCTGCGCGCTCGTGCTTGTCCTCGTACCTCTGGTCCTGCTCCGCGCGCACCTTCTCGTCGTCAGCATGAGCCGCCGCGAGGAACCCCTCGCTCAGCAAGGCCATGCCGATGCGCGTGATGAGCGAGCCGTTCATCCGAGCACCCAGATGCGGAGCGTGCATGCCGCTGTGTACGTGATGGCCGCGGCGGTGACGCCCGTGACAGGCAGCGCGTTGAAGTAGGCGAGGAAGGAACCAGGCGTGAGCTCCAGCGCACCCTCTCCGTTCACCGAGAGGTAGACCGGAGCGGCCTCGGCCTGGTTCGGCTCGTCGTATCGAATGAGGAGCCCCACGGCACCTGGTGAGACGATGGTGCCGAAGGGCAGGTCGAGGGTGCCACTCCCCGAGGGGTTGGCGACCTGGGCCTCGAGAGCGACGTACGACCCAGCGAAGTTGAACGGGATGGGGCTCTGCGGCAGCGACTGATCCGCTGCCAGCTGGAACTGTCCCGAGAATACAACCGGCTGGGGCGTAGGTCCGCTCATGGGTTACGAGTTGGGGATGCCCGGGAAGGTGGCTGCAGAGCCGCCGGCGTTCGAGGAGTTGGTGTTGGTCACCAGGGTGAGCGCCGAGACTGCGACGGGGACCGCGCGCTCGAACTGCACCGCCACCGACTCCTGGATGAGGACGCCCTGCGCGTCCGTCGCCCAGCTGTGGTTCGGCAGGTAGCAGGCCTCGAAGTACACCGCCCCGAGCGTGTCGAGGTTGATGTCGCGGATGTACATCAGGATGCCGATGGGCTGCGCGAACAGGTCCGACGCTAGGTTGACGTAGATGTTCTCGTAGCCCGGCGGGATGATGACGTCGTGCGGGTTGGACACCGACGCCGCGCCGGCGTTGGGGAACATCGCCGGGATGACCGTCGGGGGGATGAGGTCCTGGTAGTACGCGTACAGGATGCGGAGCAGAGACGCGCCGTGGTAGTAGATGCGCCCCAGCCCGAGCTGCCCCACCGTGCGGCCGGCGATGAAGTAGCTGCGCTCCGAACCGATCTCGAAGATGCGGGAGAACTGCCGCGTGTGCGAGAGATTGAAGTTCTGGATGACGCCGATGGGGAAGACGATCTGGTTGGCAGCCTGACCGTTCCCCGCAACCGCGCCGGCAACCGCCGCGGCTCCCCCGATGTTCGCGAGGCGGGGCGGACCCGCTGCGAGCATGGTGAAGCCTGCGTTGGCGTAGGCTCCGTCGACCAAGCCCGCCTGGACGTAGTTCGAGTACGGCGCCCAGTCTGAGAAGTTCCCTGCCATGGTGGTGTCCTTTGTGAGTCAGGCTCGGAGTACGACGGTGGTTAGACGGTCAGGGTGAGGCGGATGTAGTTGCAGGGCAGCGGGACATCGAGGGTGATGTCCACGTCGACCTGGTCCGGCTCGTTGGTGTCCTGGATCAGGTTGTTCAGCGTCGCGCCGATGAGCACACCCGAGTCCGAGAGGAACCCGAGAAGACCCGCGATGACGTGCCCGAGGGAGTCGAGGAAGCCCTGGGTGATGTTGAACCGACCGATGTAGTTCTTCAGGCCGGTGCGCAGGAACTTGGCGACGAAGTCGACGATCTTCGTGACCGAGTCCGTGCGCGTCTCGACGGATGTCATGTCCGTCGTGAGGGCCATCCGGGAGTACAGCGGGGTACCCGGGGAGTCCTGGATGATGATGTACGTGCCGCCCGCCGCCATGATGTCGAGCTGCGACTGGCTGAACGTGCCCTTCGACCCGATGACGCTGATGAAGCCCGTCATGGGGAAGTTGGTGAACGATTGTTGCGGAGGCTGAGCTCCGATCATGCCGGCGATGGCCGCCGTCATGTAGAAGCCGTCGATGATCTGCTGGACCCCGTTGATCGTCGCCGAGCAGGAGTCCGGGAAGACCGACCAGACGCGGCGGTTCGCGTAGCCCTGGCTGGTCTGCTGGACCGTCAGCGCAATGTTGTCGTAGTCCGGCATCCCGTCGGGGAGCAGGAGCGCAGCGCCGCGGATGCGGACCGCGAAGGGCTCCGAGATGAGCGGGTCGGGCAGCGGTGTCGTCGCGTAGAAGCCGTCGTCGTTCTGACCCGGGAGGAAGCCCGAGGTCTGAATGGTGAGGACCGACCCGACGAGATTGACGATGCTGTAGTGATTGCCGTCGCCAATGTCGAGGTAGATACCTGCCGTGACCGAGTAGGGTCCGGTGCCCGTCTGCCCCGCTGCGACAAGCAGCGAGTCGAGACCGGCAATGCCAGTGTCAAACTGGTTGGTCGTCAACGTGGTGTTGCCGTCCGTGCCCGACGCGACGAGCGTGTCGATGTACGTGGTCGGTGTCTCCGCGTTGATGAGTACGATGCGCTCGCCCTTCTGGGCGGGCTCGCTCATCAGCGTGACGTGCGTGTTGAAGACCTGGAAGACCGTGGGGTCATGGGTCAGGGGCGCGATGGCGTAGACCTCGTAGCCCTCGAGGAACTGCGCCGCGCGGGTGAACGCGTCCAGCGTGCCGAAAGGCGAGCCCTCCGTTACTGCATCGACGCCGATACCCGTGACAGCGATGCCTGGCGCGTTGAGGAGCGCGAAGTAGAGACCCAGTCCGAGCGGGTTGTCCGTCGTGATGGGGCTCAGGTTCGCTGCGAGGGTGGTCGTGTCCCCGAAGGAGAGCAGGCCGGGGTTGGTGGCCTGCGCCGTGACGTCGAGACGCAGCGCCTGGTACTGCACGTAGAGCTGCGCGCGTGCCGTGGTGACCGGGTTGCCGCGGATGTTGCGGAGGACGTTGGCCTTGATGGTCGCGTTCCCCACGTCGTCGACGGAGAGGTTCGGGATGGGACGCGTGACGCCGGTGTTGGCGTTGTTCACGTTCAGCCCGTTGGCTGTGATGTACCAGGCGTTGCCGACGTCGCTCGAGACCGGCACCTGCGTGCTGATCTGGAGCTGGCTGTTGTTCCCTCCGGGCGCGACCTTGACGATGGTCGCGTACGGGGTGCCGTCCACCGTGATGGTGTCCCCGGGGAGGGGCTGGTAGGGGGCTCCGGTCGCTGCACTCACCGTGAGGCCGAGCGCTGTGAGCGCCGTGCCTCCGAGGACGGAGAGGATGGACTCCGCTCCGAGCTGGGTGCTCGTGAGCACCAGGTCGCCGCCGCCGTTGGTGGTGGCAATCGTCTGACCGCCCACAGCCTCGCCGAAGAGCGCGTTGATCTGCGCGAGGATCTTCGTGGGCGTGGTGGCGCCCATGAAGGTCAGCGTCTGCGGACCCGTGCCGTCGTCGAGCGTGAAGGTCAGACCGTCCGTGACAGCCGTGAGGCTCACGGTGCCGACGATGGACGCGGCTCCCGGAGCTGCCGTGAAGTTCGTGCCCGGGAAGTTGAGGAGGTTCGTGACAGCCGCACCGCTGCCAGCGTTGAGCGCCTGGACACCTGCGACGCCGGCGACCACACCGCCTGCCGTGAGGCCGAGGTGCGTGAGGGCCGTGCCGCCGGTGATCTGGATGGTGAAGTTCGGGCCGTACCCGACGTTCTGGAGAACGAGGAAGTGCGAGGTCACCGCCTCGTTGGCCGTTGCAAGAGAGCCGAACGAGGAAGCGAATGCCGTGAGGATGTCCGCGATGCTGAGCGGCACCCCGAACGTCAGCGTCGCCACGGCCAGGCCGTTGAGCGAGTACATGACGGTCTCGCCGTCGAGCTCGCCGGCGACACCCGGGTTGGGGCCTGCTGTGAGGCCGAGGTGCGTGTTCGCCGTGCCTGCTCCGACCGTGATGCTGCCCGCCGCACCGGGGGTGAGGTCGGTCAGCGTGAGGACGTTCGCAGGAGACGTGACCGCGAGGCTCGTCCACTGTGCCGCGATGGCCGCCAGGAGCGTGGCCTCGTTCAGTGCGTTGCCCGTGCCGACGAGGTTGAGCGTCGTGGCTCCGGCACCGTTCACGTTCAGGATGAGCGTCTCCCCGTCGAGGAGACCGCCGCCACCGTAGAGGCTGCCGGAGCTGATGTTCCCGCCCACCACCTGCGCGTAGGTCGCGTAGGTGATCGTGGTGAGGTCCACGCTGCCGGTGATGGTGGCCTGCGTACCGATGCCGTTCTGGAGGAACGCCGAGGTCCGGGTGACCTCCATGAGCGCGCTTCCGAGACCCGCGCCGCCGAGGAAGAGGAAGACGCGGACGGTGTCCGGCTCAACCACGATCTCGTCGATGTTGTGGTTCGGGTCGGGGAAGCTGTCGACGTAGACCGGCGTGATGTCCTGCGTGTAGTAGACCGCGCCGGAGTAGATGCGGCCGACCGCGAAGCCGAACGCCGCGAGCACGGCGGGGGCTGTGGTGGAGAGAACCTCGATGGTCTCGTACTGATCCGCAGCCACCGAGCGGATGCGCCACGCTGAAGGCACCTGCTGGCCTTCGACGCTGATGAACTCAGTCACCTCGGCGACGTAGTTCGTGATGCCCGCCGCGCTGAACGCGAGCTGGATCTGAGCCGCGACCTGCGCCGGCGAGAGCGGGGTGCCCCCGAAGGTGACGTCGAGCTCGGGCCCGTTGCCGAGAGACAGCGCGAGGACGAGACCGCTAAGGCCAGAGTACACGGGCGGTGTTCCGACGCCGGGATCCGCGAGGAGGATGGCCTGCAGCGGGACCTGAGCTTCGGAGTTCACCACCTGCGCGCCGGCAGCGTTGGTCGTCAGAACCTCGACCTCCTGGAAGCATGCACCCACGATGCACGGAACAAGCGTCGGCGTGATGACCGTGGGCGTGGTCGACGAGAACTGCTGAATTACTTCAACGCCCGGTTGCGGGAGTGACGCTGCCATTAGGAGGCTCCTCTACACGTTCAGGTGGTTCATCGAATCCGCACGCGCTGTACCGGACTACGGCTCGATTGTTCCACACACGGAGTGGCTAAGGGAATAGGTCGCCCCCCTATGCTGGGCGACCGAACTGCTGGCGCATTCGCACGGGAAGAACGGATGTAGACAGTCTGAGACGGGTTCCGTGGGTCCGGAACAACCATCGGTTGTGGCGCAGGAAGACCGGGTCTCGGTGTGCCTCCGTACGCATCACTCGCAGCCGGAGCGAAGGCAGGAGGGAAGCGTGCGTCGAACTCGAAAGGCAGTCCGCCGTTCGGGGCCATGGCCTGTTGTTCTCCGCCGTTCGGCGCTTGTTCTCGAATCGTCGCGAGACGTTGTCTCAGCGTGAGCCGAATCCCCTGGAGAACCCGTCGGTTGAGCGGGCTGACCTGCGACGTGCGGTAGAACTGGAAGGGACACGAGACCGGCGTCGCATACCACTCATCCGCGGAGTCTCCGCTCACGAGGGCACCGGCAGAAGACACCGCGCCGACGATGGGCTGTCGTCCGATCTCGAAGAAGCCCTCCGCCATCAGCATCTCACGATGGAGCCACAGCTGTTCTGCCGCGACCCACGCAAGGTTCGTCGCCTCCGTGGGCACACGCGAGCACACGTTGATGGTCATCGTGCCAGGCACGAGCACCGACTTCTTCTTGGTCCCGGTGCGCGCGTCGTAGTTCAACATGTCGTCGAGGCCGAGCGTGTAGAACTGCACGGGACCACGCGTGAACGACATGCCCGGCCGCGTCCCCATGGACGTGTCCTTGAGCGGGTTCTCCCCCGAGATGTAGATCTCGGTGAGGTCGTCATCCTCCGACCAGTGGTACATCCCCGGCGGCGAGTAGCTGAAGAGCCCCTGGTAAAACGCGATGTACAGCGAGCTGACGTGCTCGAGAGGAGAGTACTTGAAGCTATCCTCGGGGAACGCTCCCGCCGCTGTGGTGCTGGGGATTCTTGCCGTCACTGTTCGAGTCCTCCTGCGCGCTCCGGTACGCCAATGCTAGCAGAGTGCCGACCACAGGGGCTGCAGCGGCCAGGTAACCGCCGGGGATCTTCTGACCCTTGTTGAAGTGCGAGTAGATCTTGTCGGCCATCGCGCCGCCGAGCATCCCCGCTCCAGTGCCCGCGGCGAAAGCCGCAGCCGTGGGAGCAGCCTTGCGCAGGTGAACACGCCAGTCGACCGTGTCCTCCGCGGTCTTGAAGAACGCGACGGCCTCCTCGTAGTGCTGGGCGTTGAACATCGAGACGCTCACGAGTTCCTCTTCGTGGTGGGGAAGAGCTCGAACACACGGGGGAGCTTCTCCTCCATGAAGTTCTCGAGCGTAGTGGGGTTGGTGTAGTTCCTCGAGGGGCTGAGCCACAGGTCGCGCAGCGGGATGCCGAGCTCGAGGGGGATGGAGAACTCGAGGTCGCGCGGAGGAATCTCGTGGAGACCCACCTCCTGGTGAATGCCTGCGCGCCCCTTCTCCGTCTGGGTCACCGTGGTCACGCGCCAGCGACGGTTCTCTCCCTCGATGACCAGGTCACGCGGCTTGAGCGGCGGGTACCAGGGCATTCGCATCGTCGTGTTCGACTGCTGCTGCGCACCGACGTTGGTGTTCTGCTCGGACTTCGGAGACGGATCGATCTGCATCCAGCTCTCGACCGGGTGCATGTAGCCACGCACGTAGGTCGTACCCCAGCATGTCTTGCACCCTGAGCGGTTGGCTTGCCGCGTGTTCGGGTTCCAACACGAGCAGCGCTGCCCGAAGGTGCGCACCGGAAGAACCCAGCAGCGTCGACCTGCGAACTCTCGGAAGAGAAGCACGTTGTGCCGACGGAGCTCGAGGGCGATGAGATCCGGGTCAGGATCCTTGCTGACAGGACCGAACGTCTGACAGTCCCCGCTCGGCACGTGCTTCACGAGCAGCTGGTAGAAGTACTTCCGCCAGCGATGCCCGGTGTGGATCGTGTTGTCGATGAAGCGGTAGCTGTCAGAGAAGGGGACGTCGAGGTTGCTCCATGGACCCGAGCCAGACTCGCTGCGCTGCACCTGGATGGTGTAGTCGAGCACGTCCTCGGACGTGTCCTCGAGCTCCCACGTCACCTCGTTGAAGTCGCAGTCGAGCGACCTCACACGGATGCGACGAAACTCGAGGAGGACCGGCATGTCAGGCTCGCGTGGCTGCGTCCGGAGAGATGCGACCTGGGGCGGGCATGTACTTGTCGAGCGCACCGCCCAAGCCCATCTTGCTGTTCTGCGGAACGCTCCATCCGAGCAGCTTCACTGCGGCTCCAGGAGACATCGGCTGCTGACCCTTGGGCAGCCCGGCGCCGCTCACCAGGGGGTGCGAGAGGATGCGCTGCTGCGCTTCCTCTGGAAGACGCTGGAACGCCGCATGGTCTTCGTTCGCCGAGATCATCGAGATGTTCTGGGGACGGCGCTGCGGCTGTACGGCCGACGTCACCGGGTTCGATGCGATGGGCGCACTTCCGTGGGCCGCTGGCGTGATGCCACCAGGAGAGGCCATCGTCGGCGCGAACGCCGGTGCCGCTCCCTGTGTGCGAAGAGCACCAGAGAGCGGCGGTTGGTTGAGGGTGGGCGTCCGTGGCCCCGCAGCGAGTGCGCCGGGAGCCCCTACGCTTTTGGGCTGGGGGTACCTCCGACGAGGCCCATCACGCGCTGCTTGATGCCGCTGGCCGAGGCTCCTGCGGCCTGCCCGAGCGTGGCCCCAGGGTTGGCAGCCATGTGGGCCTGCATCCCGCGGCCGAGGTGACCCGCACCGGCGCCGAGGGCAGCTCCACCTAGAGCTCCTCCGAAACGGTTATCCGGTCCTCCTGCGAGTGCGCCGCCGGCGGCACCGAGAGCGGCACCCGCGAGCTCGGGATGCGCCTTCGCAGCTCCCAGCGCCTTGGTGGCCATCCCACCGATGGCCTTCATGTCGATGGCAGCGATCTTCGTTTGGGTGCGCGCGAGGATGCGCCCCATGCGGTCGGCCATCGCGAGATGCTGCGCGTGCTTGGCTTCCTCGGCGTGCTTCGGCTTGCTCTTGCCTAGTTCGCCGAGCAGACCCGGTGTGCCGCCTTCCTCGTGAGACGAGGGAGTGAGCAGACCGCCTAGTGGATTCCAGGCGTTACCGCCCGCTTCGTGCTTCTTCGCGGCATACTCGTGATGACGTGCATTGATGTCAGGCCGCTGGCCGTTCTCGTCAATGGTGCCGAAGCGCAACTTGTCAAGCAGACTGCTCTTGGCAGCGCCTCGGTGTGGCAGACCACCATAGCCCTGAGAATGCTCTGCAAGCTCCGCGTCGTGCCGTGCCATCAGGCGATATTTCTCTGCGTCGAACTTGTGCCCCTTCTCGGTGATTGCAAAGCCTGTCTTCGCAACCCCGCCACCGAGGCCACCCGAGCTGTCCTGAACGCCCTCCGCGGGGACAGGACCAGGAGCTCCGGCACCCTGCGCGGTGTCTCCCACCGGTTCCCCCGCCGGTGCAGCGCCCGCTGCGGCAGCTCCACCCTGCTGCTTGGCCAGCTCGAGCTCGAGGAGACGCTTGCGGACGCGGAGCTTGTCCTTCGCGTCCCAGATGGTGTCCTCGTTCTGTCGGTTCGCGCGGCTCTCCTGGCGCTTCTGGAGATCCAGCATCTCCGCTTGGAGCTCTTCCTGCTCGAGGGCGACGGCCTGGTCGAACAGGGGCGTGCCCTTGAAGCGATCGAGGAAGGTCTTCGGCTCGCCGTCCGGGCCGCACTCGCTGGCCGTCTTCGTCAGCGGCTTGCGATCGAGGTGGCCGTAGAGCTCGGAGATGGGCATCCCCGAGGCGATCTTCTCGACCTCCCAGTCAGGGAGACCATCGAGCAAACCGATGACCTCGAACGTGGCCTGCTGCCGTCCCATCTTCTCGTACGTGGCTTCGAGGAACTCTTCAAACACAGCGGGCCTCCTACTTCTTCTTCGCAGCAGCCTGCGCTGCGCGGATGGATCGAACGTGCTCTCGGACCTTGACGATGTTGTCCTTCATCCTCGGGCCGAGGTACCCCCCAGCTGCGCCACCGACAGCAGCGCTCATGGCGGTGAACTTGCCTGGGTTCTTCTTCGCATAGTCATCCGTGGCGAGCTCGCTCTTCGCGGCCCCTAGGCGGCGTGACTCGGAGAAGCTCCGGTCCTTCTTGCCCTCGAGCTCCTTCTCGACGGCCTTCACGTGGGAGACGTCGCGCTTCGTCTCGTAGTGCCCGGTGGCGGCACCGAGTGCGGCGCCGGCAGCGGCGCCTGGGCCATGCTTCTTCGCGGCGCCGATCGCCTTGGTCATCTTGGAGACGGCCGCGGCGAGGACCTCCTTCTGTGGGGTCTTCGCGTCGCCGGTCTGCTCCTTCTGGCCCACGTTGGTCGCGGTCTGCGCGGTGTCCATCATCGGCTTGGACATCGCGATGCCGTCTGCGTTGGGCACGGTGGCGTCTCCCTCGGGGGCAGGGGAACCAGGCGGGGTGCCTGGAGCGGGGGCCTGACCGGCAGGACCCGAGGTGGGGTTGGGGACGCTTGAGGGTGCAGCCCCGGTGCTCGCTGCGGACATGGCGGCCTGGTCCGGGCTCATCGACGGCGGGTCGCTCGAGACCGTGTTGAGGATCTGCCCGCGGAGCTGCTGGTAGGCCATCCGCATGGCAGCAGCTCCCTGCTGCTCCTTCAGCACCTGGTCGCTCGCCATCATCGCCTTCTGGGTGGAGTCGGCGACCTGGGCCTGGATCTGCGCGAGCTCCTGCTCGTGCAGCGCCTGCGCTTGCTGAAGCTGCTGGGCCTCCTGCTGCGCAGCCTCGAGCTGCTCCTTCGCCTGGGCAAGCTGCTCCTGGTAGAACTGCACCGCGCTCGCGTCGGTGGCCTGGTTGAGCTCCTGCTGCGTGGCGAGGTACTGCTGGGTGGCCTGGTCGACTGCCGGCGTGACGGGGACGGGCTTGGCTGGAGGCTGGTCGAGTGCCTGCGCGGCCTGCTGTGGGTCGACGGGAGAGGACGGGCCCATCCCCATGCCTGCGTTCTGGACCTCCTCGAAGGCGCGCTTCATCGCAGCCCCGAGCTTCTTCTTGGCCTTGTTGTACTCGTGTACCGCCATCCCGCCTATGATGGGAGCACCGATCGCCGCCGTACCCAGACCGGTCAGACCCTGTGCATCAGCAAACGGGTGCATGAACTTGGGCAGAGGATTCGCAGCAGCGGTCTTCGCGTGGCGGTCCATGACCGCGCCGACCTCACGCCCCGTCTTGCCGGCGATGTGGTGGCCAACAGCTGCGCCGGCGATGGTGGCGAGGGGGTTGCCCTTCCCGTACCGGTGGGAGGCGTATCCCCCGAGCGCGGCGCCGGTGATGCTGCCCACCAGGCCTCCGCCGTGCTCGCGCTTGTGCGCCTCGGCCTTCTCCTTCTCGGCGGAGAGGGAGGCTCGCGCGCGCTCCTTGCCGATCTCCTCGGGTGTCTTGTCCGAAGCGGCAGTCTTCTGCAGTCGCTTGTTGACGTCGTGCAGAACCGTACGATCCACCAAAGCTGCCGCCATCATGGCTGCGCTTCCGATGAGTGCTCCCGGTACCGCCAGTCCCGCGGGTGCCCCTGCGAGTCCGCCCATGACGGCGCCGACACCCGCTGCACGCGGATACGCCTTATGTGCGGGCATGTCGATGCCCTTCTCCGCCTGCTTGACGGTGTTCTGCCCCATCGCCGTGCTGGGCAGGGTGATCGGAGCGGGCGCGGGCATCTGCTGCCCGTTGGCCGTCGGAGGGAGGGTCGGCGCGGCCATCCCGCCGGCGGTGGCCAGCTTGGGACGGTCGTAGCCGAGAAGCTTCACATGGAAGGCGGCTGCGTCCGCGAGGGGCAGTCCGTTGAGCAGGGCGTTCTCAAAGTCACTCATCGCGCACTACTCCCAGGTGTAGACGACGTTTGTTCCGTTGTTGTCGGTGTCCGACCACACCCAGCACGGAGGTGTCGGAGAGACCTCGACCGGCGAGTACAGCTTGCCCACCGAGTTGTTGTTCCCGTCGAAGCCGAGAGGGCCGTTCGCACTGTTGGCTGCGCCCATGCCGCCCTGTACCGTGACTCCGTGTGTTGGCGTCGTCTCGATGATCTGGAAGAATCCCGCCGCCATGGAGACGGTAACCCCCGAGATAGCCGCCTCGATCTGCGCCTTCACGTCCTTGAGCAGGAGGTTGTACGGGTCCGGATTCGTGCCCGGAGTAACCGAGCTCCCGCTCCCCACGTTGGCCGCTACGAAGGTGACAGTGCCCGCAGGACCGGGCCCTACGAGAGTGAGCGTCGTGCCGACGAGACCAGGAAAGCCCGGGGTGTTGGGCGTGTGCGCGAACCCGCCTCCTGCGTTGGCTCCGATGCGGCCGTTGTTGCCGAAGACCGCCCCGTTCAGGAACGCGGTCAGCACGTCGATTGTCGGGAACTTGTAGACCTTGTTCTGAGCCATGAGGGGTCTTCTTTCAGCGCGTAGCTAAAAAGACTGAGGAGGGTGACCCCAGTCTACAGGTTCAGTGAGAGGTAGGAGAAGCCAAGGGAACAGGGACCACGTTGTGCGAGTCGCAGTCTGCGCACTGAAGTGAGAAGCCACCTGCCGTGTTGGGCTGCAGAGGCGTGTTCGCCGAACCGCACAACGCACACACGAAGGCAGCGCCCTTACCGTGGCGTCCCTGACGCAGTTGCAGATTCTCCAGTGCGTTGTTCTCCTTGTTACCGTCGATGTGATGGACGGTCTCGAAGGCTGTAAGGGAACGACCGAGATGCCGCGCCATCACAAGACGGTGCTCCATCACATAACGCCCGCCCTCTGATGCAGAAACACCCATGTCGTAGTGTGGATCCTCTGGGTAGACGCGCACAATCAAGTAGCCACGTGACTTTCCCTTGCCGCCCTTCCACCAGTGATGCGCTTCGCCAGCGGGAGCGCCTACCTGCCGGAGCTCTACGCCAGCCCTAACGAGATGCTTGGTAGCCGTCGTGTGCCCCACGTTGAACGCCAAAGCAACCTCGGACACAGAAGAACCTGCCTTGTACATCGCCACCATCTTCTCGGGCATATCTCCCATAACCTTGGGGGGTGAACCACGATGACCGCGGCGAAGTCCGAGCCGCTTCAACCCGATGCGCACGGCGTTCACTGGGATCTGCAGCGAGTTGGAGATCTGTACTGAAGTACTCCCTGCGCGGAAGCAGTCGGCGATGGTCAGCAACTGCGTTTCGGTCAAGACAACGGCCGCCGCAGCCACCCCGGGTGCGTACGCCTTCTCACGCAGAAGGGTCTGACGAACAGTGGGCTTGGGCACACCTGACGCCACAGCTATCTCCCCCAGAGTCATGCCCCGTGCGTGCAGCGCTAGCACCTGTGCTGCGACGTGCGGGTTAGGCCGCGGCCCACGTGCCAGCTGCACACCACGCCGCCGCAACGCTGTGCGTACCGTGGCCGGGTTCACCCGCAGTACCTCTGCGATCTCTTCGGCATCCTTGCCCTCGGCGTACAGCGCAAGTGCGTGCTCCTCTTCCTTGGGACCAACCTTCCTTGCGTACGGCATGTGTTTTCTCCTCGAGTTCCTTGTACCCGAACCTAGAGGATACTAGCACCACACTAACCAGCCAAGGAAGTTAGTAAGCTGCGTAGGTGGCGTTCGTGTTCCAGAGCTCGCTGTGAACCCCGGACTGACTCGGACCCAAGATGCCCTCGATGTTGAGTGCTACTTTGACACGCTGCTTTTGCTGTGTCGTGAAAGCTTTATAATACGAAAGCCAATTCAGTAACAAGGGGGTCTTATCGTTGACCCCTACGTTAGTTCCACCATCACTGTAATTTATGTGATTGCGGGTCTGCAGGAGACCGACGCTCTCGATGACCGAGCACACCGTCATCCGCAGCAGGAGGTACTGCTGGTTGCGCTGCAGCAGATCCTCGAGCGTGTAGTTGGTCAGGTGGGGCGTACCGTTGAAGTCACTGAGCGCATCAAGTGCGGCCCACGCAATCATGCGGTCGCTCGTCTCTTCGCCGGAGACGATGCGATTGAGCTCCTCGAAGTCACGCATGTAGAGCCGGACCATCTGGACAAAGTCCTGGAAGGTCTGGCTCATCCACGGGATGCCCTGGAGCTTCGGTAGAGACATGACGAGCTCCTAGCGGCGGTTCTTCTTGCTGCGGCGAGACGACTCCTCGGTGGTGGTTGCCTCGGCCGGCGTCTCCGCGGGCACCTCGGCAGACTCCTCGACGACGGGTGCTGCTGGCTCCGCCGACTCCTCGTTCATCGCGGCAGCGATGTTCTTCTCGAGCTCGGGATCGACCGGCCCGGGGATGACGGGGACGATGTTCTCCGGCGTGGGCTCCTCGTCCTTCAGCAGGTCCGGCTTGGCGCCCTTCGGGAGGATGCCGGGCTGGTTGCCGTCGTCGCCGAGCATGGGCGGGATCATGATGCCCGAGGGCTTGTCGTAGTTGACCGAGTCGAGGCGCTTCTTCACCAGCGGGGGCGGCATCTTCGGGGGCGCGGCCTTGAGCGTGCTGAGGTCCACGAGGCGGTCGTCGTGTGTGCGCACCTCGAAGATGTGCGAGGCGACCTTCTGGCGGAGCTCGGGGAGGCACTCCTGGAGCTGCTCCTCCGAGAGGTGCACGGGTCGTCCTGGGAGGACGCGCTGCTGGGACGTGCCGACGTGTTGCTTCAGACGCGGGTTCGCCGGCAGTCCGGCTCGGGCCCCCCTGTTGTGCCTTCCGTGCGCGACGTTGATGACTTTGTACATGGTGGCCATGGGGATCTCCTCACTCGAGTGTACGTCAGGGGACAGGTACCTGAAACGTCGAAAGGCAGCCTGGTCTCCCAAGCTGCCTCTCGAGCGCCACCCATCCCAATGCGCCGAGGCGCCTTCGCTCAGTACGTGTTGACCTGGGGGAAGAAGAGCCCCGCGTCGACCTGGTTGTTCGGAGCGCCGAGAGCGTCCTCGCTGACCGGAATGAAGTTGGACAGGAGCGTGTCCGCGTTCGTGACGGGGTTCGCATCGGCGGAGTAGAGCTCCAGCTTGCGGACGGCCGCGATGTTCAGGAGTCCCATGCCCACGTCCTCCCAGGCCTGGAACGTGATGACGTTCGCGATCTTGTCGATGTAGAACTTCGTGTTGTTCAGGATGTAGAACTTCCCGAAGAACTCCGGCTTCGTGAACACGTAGATGTTCCCGGGCCGCAGGATGTCCGTCTTGATCGTGCGGATGTACGCACGCCCGAGGAGCGTGTTGTACTTGTAGCCGTCGACCGCGGTCTCGGACTGGATGCGGTCGCCGAAGTCCTCGACCGTCCACTGGAGGACGTCGTCCCAGTCGACCTCCGTGGTCAGGAGGCGCTCCGAGCGGAGGCGATTCCCGTCCAGGAGCTTGAACAGGTTGACGAGGTCGGGGCGCTGAACCGGGCGCACCGTCGCGTCGTTGGTGGTCGCGTTGCGTGCGAGCTCGCCCTTGCGGATCGAGAACTCGACGACGTCGCCGGCCTTGATGTTGCTGGCGTTGAGCGCCGTCGCGACGCCGCCGTTGGCCTGCATCTGGAGGGCCTGGCACGCGGCCTCAGTGTTGATCGTGAACTCGTGGTCCTCGATCTCCTGGATGTCCTTCACCGAGTTCTCCTCGATGATCTTGGTGATGGGCATCTCGTACGCGAGGAGCTCCTGCTCGGTCTTCTGGAAGACCTCGGAGCTGATCGTGTAGAACCCGATCTCCGCCTTGGGGCCGCGGATGAAGCGCGCCGTGGGGGTGCCACGGAAGTCCATCGTCATGGCCTTGGACTGGGGCTCGATGTCCACGATCTTCACCAGCGTGTCGTGGTTGACGGAACGCTGGCAGTCCGTGCGGGTCACCTGCTCCGGCGGAAGGATCTTCCGTGTGAACGAGACCTCGCGAAGACGGTCGCGGATGTACGAGCCACCGTACTCTGCGAGCTTCTCCTTGGTGTCGCTCGAGCCGAGCTTGGTGCTGAACAGGTCGTTGAGAACGCGTGCCGGAACACTCATGTGAGTTGCCTCTTTCCTTTCCTGATGGTTCCGGTTACTGCGCGTAACCCGTCATGAACCGGAGTTGTCCACCGTTGCTGGTGGGGAGACGGGTGACGTACCCGACGATGGGATCCGTGTCGGAACCCACACCGCCGTGACCGACGAGCCCGCTGAACGAGCGGGAGCTGAACGTGACCGTCGCAACCTTGAGGGGCTGCATGACGGTCGCGATGGCCGCTCCGCCGTGGACGACAGCCGCCGCATCGAAGATGCGGGTGTCGAACTCGTAGAAGCCGCCGAAGAGGAACGTCACCTTGTGCAGGGACATCGCCTGGGTGTCGTAGCGCCCCTTCTCGACGAAGACGGGGAAGCTGCGAACCGTCGCGTAGTCGGGCACCGGAGCCGCCACATCCGGCGTAGCGCGGATGAGCTGGTAGCTCGAGTTGATGGTGACCCACTCGCCATCGACGAGTGCGATGGCGTTGTTCGGGTTGCAGAGCGTCCCATCCGCGAGCGGAAGCGCGCGGCGGTTGACGTCCAGGATGCTGGTAACGGGCTGGAAGTTGATCTTCTGCAGAGTCGACATGACGTAACTACTCCTTGGTGATGGGTGGGTCTGTCAGCCGACAGTACCGAGGATGTACCTCTCGAAGTCCGTGGTGCCTTGCGCGATGCCCTCCGATGCGTCGGAGGTCAACGACGCGACCTTCATCCCCATGTCGGGACCAACGAGGTCCACGCCCTGCTCGATGGCATCGAGCTTCTCGGGGGTCGCCTCCGCCATCTTCTCGAGGCGGTCAGCGAGGACCTCGACGGAGGTGTCGAGGTCGATGCCCTTGTTGTGCATGTTGTGCGCGAGCTTCTCGACGCGGTCACGCGTCTCACGCGCGGCGAGCTTGCTCTGCAGGTCGTGGATGACCTCCTGCTGCGAGCGGAGGGTGGTCGCGGCGTCGGACATGACTTCCGCGAACTGGCTGGCTGCTGTCTTGTCCATGGTCTCCCTCACGCCCCCTGCTTGCTGGGGTCTGCGTTGATGCCTTCGACGAGGCGGCCGAGAAGAACGCGAGCTGCCGCAGTCTTCACCGGGCCACCGGGCTCGGCGCTCGCGAACTTGGTGCCGGCCTTGCCCGTGTTCTCGAGGACGTCACGGAGCGTGCTGTCGTGCGCCATGCTGAGCGCCGGCTCGTTGAAGTACTTCCCGAGCTCCGCGCGGCGCGGACCGTGCGACTGCCCCTTCGTGTAGTTCTGGGCAGCCTCGTTGCTGCCCACGAGAGAGGTGGGGCCCTGGGGCGCGCCGCCGACAGGCTCACCGCCGGGCTGACCCGCGGCGCTGGTGTCCGGGGGAACTGCCGCACCGGCGGAGATCTGCGCCGGGTTGATGGCGTCCTCCGCGACCTTGGTGATGTGCTTCCGCAGGCCGTCGACGAGGCCCGCCATCTTTGCAGCGGCCTCCTTGTCCTTGTTCTCGGGCTCGGACTCGTGAGCCTTCTCCGCCTTGGCGAGACCCTTCTCGGCCTCGCGCATCCCCTCGGTCTCCTTCTTCTCCGCCTCCGGGCTCGCGAGCTTGGCGCGGATGAGGCTGAGGGCCGAGCCCCGCTTCTCCGAGACGATGTTCTTCGGCATCTCCTTGTGGAGCTGCGGCGCATCGTTCTGGGTGTTCGCCATCTGCGTGGCGCCGTGCTCGGTGGGCATTGCCTTCTGCTCACCGGGATTCTTGGGGACGATGTTGACGCCCTGACCGTGGTGGTCCTTGAGCGTCGCGCCGCCCATGGCCTCGGAGACGCCCGGGGGGTTGGTCACCTTCGACTCGGTGAGGTTGTAGGGGCCGCCCATGCCGGAGGCCTCCTTGCGGAGAAGGTCCGCCCCGTAGTCGAGGGCAGCGGCGAGCTTGGTGACGGCCTCGTCGTCGATGAGCGCGAACGCCGAGGCCATCTTGCCCCCGCACGCGCACTTCTCCTTGCCGCACTTCTCGCACTTCTTCTTGTCCTCACCGGCGGTCTTCACCGCCTGGAGCTGTGCCTCCGTAGTGACGCGGACGCGCTCGGCAGTCTTGGCCACCGCCGTCTTCACCATCGAACTCAGACTCGCGCGACCTGCAAGGCTTCCCATGGACTCTTCTCCGTGTGCCAACTTCGGCAGCATCTCAGCACCCCGCGGGGGCGCACTCTTCTGTTCGCTTGCTCCCGCATCCGGAACGGTGGGGAGACCGGTGTTCACGCGCGAGTAGTTGGTCCGAGGCCCCATGCCTGCGGGCCCGCGCTTTCCGGGTGCCAGTGTGGGTTCGATGCTGGGTGTGGGGAGAGGGGCGGACGCGCTCATGCCCGTCGATGAAGGCATGGGGTTCTCCCCCGTCTTCACCAGCTTGAGCATGTTCACGGCCGTCCATCTCCCTTCTCCTTCAGGTCGCTGCCGGGTCGTTCCAGGTGACGGGGTACCCCGCAGCCTCGAGGATCTCGAGGGCACGGATGTCGACGCCGACCTGGTAGTTGGGGGCCGAGGCGACCTTCTCGCTCTCGCCGAGGAGGCCGAGCTCGAGGACGGCGGCGACCTTGCGGCCTGCCTCCTCGACGTCGAAGGTGCCGTCCGCGGCAACCATCTCGACTGCGCGCTCCGCGCCGAGCTCGTCGAGAGCCGACGCGTGCTTCTTGTGGTGGTGCGCAGCAGCTGCTCCCGCGCCCGCCGCGGCAGCGCCGCCAGCGACAGCCGCTCCGCCGACCGCCTTGGCGTGGCTGGGCTTCATGTTGTGGGTGCCGACGCCGGTGGCCTTCTCGGTGATCTTCTTGCCGAGGTGCTCGAGGCCCTTGCCCGCCTTGTCGGCGACGCGACCCGCAGCCTCACCCACGGCATGGGCGCCGTGGCGAACCGCCTCACCGGCGTCGTGCGCCGCCATGTGCGGCCCCTTGCCCGTGAGCTTCTTGAAGGCTTCGGCGGCGCCGGCCTCCTTGATGTAGCCGCGCTCTTGCTCGAAGGAGTGCGCCATGACGCGCCCGAGGTAGTCGGCCTTGGCGATGTCCGCGGCCATCGCGGTCTTCTCCGCGAACTCCGCAGCAGCCGCCGCGTGCTTCTTCTCCTCCTCTTCCTTCTTCTTCTCCTCTTCCTTCTTCTCGTCCTTGGGCGGCTCGTGAGCCGGCTCCTCCGAGGCGAGCTTGGCGACCTCGGCCTGGAACTCCCCGTAGAGGGTCTGGACGTCCGCGTCGGACATCGAGTTCAGGTCGATCTGCTGGTCGCTGGCGACCTTCAGGAAGAGCTCGACGGAGGCGACCTTCTCGGCCTCTTCGTCGGTGACCGCGCTGGCTTGCTTGGTGCCGTAGAACTGCGCGAGAGATTCGTTCATCTGGGGTGCGGTAGCGGGCATCAGACTTCTCCAGTGGGCACGGGCCGAGTGTTCGAGGGTGTTCCCTCTACTGCCGTTGCGACGGTGTCAGACGGTACACCAACTTCATCCCAGTAGGCCAGTTTGAGGTAGCTCGCTGAGAGGGGCGTGAACAGTGAATCAACACTGACTGACGCCAGCTTACGCGTCTGCGCCGTCTTCGCCAACTGCGAAGAAGAAACAAACTCTTGGGCGTGAGCGACGAGGTCCATGATTCCGGTTCGATACCCGTTGTAGGCAGCTCCTATCTTACGCAGCGAGACTGAAGGAAGGGAAGAAGTCGAGGCGCGCTTCTCTTTCGGCTCGTCATGCGTAAGTAGAATCCGCTGTTCTACTTGTGGTCCAAAGGCAGAACGTTCTGCGAGAAGAGGCAGCAGTAGATGCGCCAGTGTCTCGGAGAAGAACTGCGGACCCATCGGTACGTCCAGGGTCTCTTCGGTCTTCGGGAAGACCGTTCCTTTGCGTTCCAACTCATTCGCGAGAGGACGTTGTCCCATCTGAATGAGGATGATGCGCTGGAACTCCCGTGGCCGAAGAACCATCCCCAGACTCGTGGGTGTGGACAGCGCTTCTTCGAGAGGAGAGTCCCCCAGGATGTCGAGGATGTCCTTCGGGATGTCGCGCTCGTTTGCAGTGAGAACAGGCACCGCCTTGGCTGCGAACTGACTCGGCAGAACATCCTTGGTGATCTCGGCGCCCTTGTCCTTGGCGCCTTTGAAGAACACGGCTGCGAGTTTGTCGCCCTCGGGGATGGACTCATCGTAGCCGAGCTTCTCGGCGAGCTCAGCACCGCCCATGAAGAAGTACGACTTCCCCTCGCCGGCGATCTTCATCATCACCTTGGCCGTCTTGTCGGCGCCGATGAAGACGAAGCTGATGTCGAAGAAGCGCGGGTAGTCGTTGAAGACGAAGACCTTGCGCCCGTCCGGAAGAATCCGATTCAGGTTCTTCCTGGTGAACTCGTCGTAGTCGTTGCGTGTGATGGACACGCCGGGGATGCCGTAACCTGTCCGCTTCTGCAGCTCCTTGTGGAACTGGAGGACCGCATCCCCGGGAGAGCGATGCCGCTTCTTGTCGAAGGTGGCCTGCGCCTTCCGGTACATGTCCCAGTCGAGGGTGATGGACGACGTGTCGAACGGAACACGGGTGCCCATCGAGACGTCAACGAACTGTCCGGCGTGGAGCTTGTCCCACACCCCCGTGCCGCCGAACTGCTGGCACTTGTCCTGGTCAACGCGTACCACGAGCTCGACGCGCTTCATGCGCGGATGCCAGGCCGCGAGCTCCACGTCCCCGAACGCGCGCTTCGCATCCTTGTTCCGATGGTGAGCGAACGGGTGCGCGTTGTAGAACGTCGGGAACCCGTAGGCCCAGTCCTTCGCCTTGATCCTGTCGAGCAGTGGGTTGCCCGTCCAGTCATCCGGCTTGTGGATGAGGGACTCCTCGGTGAAGGCGTCGCCATTGACGTTGGCTCCCCAGAACTCGCTTGCCCCCATCGCGTTGACGAGGACGTACTGCGAGTTCTTGCTGGGCTTCAGCGACGCGATGTACTGCGACACCTCCGGCAGGAGCGTGGGTGCCGCTGTCTTCTCGAACACCGCGTCGGAAGGGCCGAAGAGCGGGAACGTGTGGATTCCCTTCTCGTCCTCCCCGCGAAACAACGCCACCTTGAGCATGACGAGCGACTACTCCTCGCGGCTCTGCCCCTGCGGACGAGGCACGCCGGGATCGTGCTTCATGCCCTTCTGCGCAGCTCCCATCATGACGTGCCCGAGCGACGGCTCGTTGCCGCCCGAGTTGCCGAGCATCTTGCGGCGTGAGTCGAGAGCCCCTCCGATGAGGCCGTTCACTCCCTGCGGGCTGCCGACCATCTGACGGACGTACGCACCTGCGACCGTGGGGTCTGCCGAGAACTCGGGCGCGAAGGTGCGCAGCGTGGAGAACATTCGGTTCACCGTGCGCGGGTCGTTCTGGTGCATCTCGTGGAGGTCCTCGTTCTCCGCGAGCATGTTCCTGAAGTCGCGTGCCTTGGTGGCTGCGTCGTAGATGGCGTGTCCCGCCATGCCGACCGCTGCGACGGCGCCGGCACCGAGAGCTGCTGCCCCAGCACCGACGATGCTTCCGGCGAGGTTCTTCGGAGCCATCACCGCCTTGGCCGCCTGGCCGAAGGCCTGTCCGTACCCAGCGGCCTTCTTCTCGAGGTACTCCGTCAGCGGGTTCTCACTGGCCATTCTGGATTCTCCACTCGTGTTCTTGCTGCGCCTGAGTGCCGGGGACCTGCTGAGCGACGGTGCGGACCGTGGCGCGTGCCGCACGCGCCGGAAGGCTGGGGCTGTTCTGGTAGTGGGTGTACGCCTCGTTGGCTGCCATGCCGGCCGCCAGATGCGGCGCGTACTTCGTGGCGGCTCCTGCGAGAGTGCCGGCGAGCGGGTGGATGTGCTTGGAGACCGCCTTGTCCACGGCGCCACCCGCTTCCGCTGCAGCGCCCGTGATGCCCTTGATGACCTTGCCCGCGGTGGAGTCGGCCTGCTTGAGGATGCCGGTGAGGCCGTTGTGGTTCGCGACCACATCCTTCCGAACCTCGCGCGCCTCGGCGAGCTTGCCGAGGATGCCGCAGAAGTCCGCGAAGTCGACGACGAGCTCGTGCTCGGCGTTCACCAGGCTGCCCTGGCTAGCCACCTTGTCGAGAGAGGAGAGCATCTCTTCTCCGCCGTGGAACACCCCCTCACGCAGGAGGCGCGGCGTCATGAGCTCGAAGGCGACCTTGATGTGCTCCTCCGTCGGAGCCACGGTCTCCCAGGCCTGCATGATCTGTCCGAGCGAGACGTTGCTGAGCGCCGCCTGCTTCACGTGGTGGTAGACCTGGTCGCCGCACTCGGCGTACGCGATCTCGAGGCCGCTGATCTCGGTGAGGAGATGGTCCGCTGCGCCAGCGAGCTTGTCACGCAGGTCGATGATGGGACCGTACGGGTTGGCGAAGGGCTCCTCTACTGAGGCCTCCTTGACGCCGAACGCCTCACGCAGGAGCGCATCGTCATCCTCCGCCGAGGCCGTCTTCGTGTGACCCCCGTGAGAGGGGGGCGAACTGTAGTCGAGCGTGCCGCGGTCGAAAACAGAACCACCGCCTCCATCATTCAGGTCTTTCAGGATGTCGCTTATGTTCGCGGGGCCGCCCTCGAACTCGATGACCCGGTGAGCCGAGCCCTCCTTCTTGAACTCGGTCAGGAAGGCCGATGTGTTGGCGAACTCCACCACCCGCTTCACCTGCTCGGGGGAGAGCTGCGCCTGCTTCACGATCGAGGTCACCGCCTCGGTGAGCGTTGGGTAGACCGCCTTCTCCCAGTCTGCCGCGGCCTTCTTCCCCATCAGCTCGAGGTGTTCGCCGGAGACGGGGTGGGCGTGCGTCTGCTGGAGACGGGCTTGTGTCGGCATCTCGCTCATGCTTCAGAGTGTACTGCACCATCTCGCCGATTCACAACCCGAGGAGTCATGCCGAAACCCGAACCAAGTGAGTACGTGACCAGGGACGAGGCAGCCGAGCTCCTGGGAGTAGGAGCCGACACCATCACGCGGTGGACGAAGACGGGCCGACTTGTGTCGGCTTCGCTCGAAAAGAGCGGGCCCAAGGGAGGACGGCCTCGCGTTCTGTACAAGCGGGTGCACATCATGGAGATGGCGACACTTCTCGCCAACGAGCCCGACATGGCGCAGACGCACGCGCTCGGTCTGAGGAACGCCGCGTCTGTCTCCACCCTCGAGCGGCGGGTCGACGAGATCTACGACGCCATGGGCCTGGGCGTCGCCTCCCTGCCGACGGACGAGAGCTCTGTCCGCGCGCTGCTCCAAGAGACCAACTACTCCCCGGACCGACAGCAGCTACGGGCAATCACGTGGGTACGTCTGTGGGGCTCCCGCTTCTTCGGCATGAACACCTTCTACTTCGAGCTCGCAGAACGAGTGCGACCGGATGCCTGGCAGTGCTACGCCGGCTTTGGGGACCTCATCGAGTACCGCGCTCACGACCTACTCGAAGAGGTCATCCAGCGCGATCCGGAGCTTGTACGCGCGTACAAGTACCTCGCCGCGGCGAAGCGGCACCTCCACTACCAGAGCTTCATGTACTGCGTGCAGCACCACGGCCTGAAGGCGACTGTCGCTCAGCTGGGTCGCCCACCGAACGCCATCGCAGAAGTCTCTGCGCTGCTGATGAACTAGCCCTGGTTCGTCGGTCCGCTCCAGGTGGAGCGAAGAGGACCCACACCTGGGAGCTCGCGGTTCGGCGCGATGATGTCGGGGCGCGGAAACTTGAGCATCGAGGCGAGGAAGCAGTAGAGCACTGCGTGCATCGTGTCGTCGGGTCGATCAGGGCGGTGATCGTACTGGAGCATCCGAAGCGTGTTGTTGTACTTCGCGAAGATGTTCAGGAAGTCCGTGCCGTGCGGGTCCTCGAACTCGTCCCAGTTCGGGAACTCGATCTGCTTGCGCTTCACCGCGTTGAAGAGATCGCTCATCACCTCCGTGCGGACCGCCATGTAGCGACGGAAGCCGGGGTGGAAGTAGAGCTTCTTCTTGCCGCGGGGGAGGTACTGGTACTTCCAGATGCGCTTCGGTCCGAAGAGGCGCGTCAGGTAGTCGTTCGGGTGGAAGCCTCCGCCGTAGTCGACGCCCACCAGGAGGACGTTGAAGTACTGCAGCATCTGCGAGATCTTCGCGAGCTGCGGCTCGGGATTCACATCCTCTCCGGTGAAGCGGTGCGCGTAGAAGATGCGGAACCTGTTGCCGATGTACGTGCCCAGGACGAGCACCGTGTACGTGTTCTCTCCTGTGCCCCAGTCGATGCCTGCGAAGACCGGCTGCCCCGCGCTGAGCGCCTTGTACTTCGCCAGGCTGTGCGAGAGCATCGAGCCGCCCGTGCAGCACTCAACAAGCTGCTGACGAGTGAGGGGACGCAGGCCGGAGTCGTACGAGATGCCGAGCACCTCGTTGTGGAACCGCGCGCGGTCGTAGCGCGTGTAGTCCAGCATGATCTCTTGCCAGGACCGCCACGGCACCATCAGCTGGGGGATGCGGTAGCTCTCGAAGATGCCCTTCGACTGGAGCATCGCCCACTGCGCATCGGGGTGCGCGGGGTCGATGAGCTTGTGGCACTTCTCGCAGGAGAGACCCTTCTTCTGGATGTTCGCCTCACCGAGGATGTTCCAGTAACGGCCGGTCTCTCCGCCATGGTGATCACAGGGGACGACCCACTCCCCCATCGTCGACATCGGGGTGCCGTCCTTCGACGTCCCGCTGCGGTAGTACTCGATGGAGTTGTCCAGGCCCTTGGGTGTGCCGGCGTAGATGAAGCTCTTCCACTTGTCGTCGGCGTGGCTGACGGCCTGCTCGATGACAGGGATGTTGTCCGAGAGGATGTCCTGGATCTCGTCGATGCAGAGACGCCAGGCTGAGATACCTCGGATGCGGTCGGCGTTGAGGAAGGCGTAGCGCAGTGTGATCTTCGAGCGGTTCACGAACTGCTTCTCGAAGACGTTCTGCTGGAGGAGCGTTGTGGTGAAGCCCTTCAGGACGTCGCTGGTCTCGAGGGGCTCCTTCAGACGGTCGACCGAGAAGGTCTTGGTCTGCGTCGCCGATGGAGAGACGTATAGCGTGCGGTACCCAGGGACCATGCAAGAGTACGCCACAGCCAGGTTCCCGAGCGCCGTCGACTTCTCGACCTGACGTCCGCACATCAGGTGGATGCGCTTCGCTGGCGTGTCGTAGATGCGCTTCATGTGCCGGCGGCCGTTGAAGCTGAACGGCACGTGTGTAGGGTCGGTCTCCTTCTGGATGTTCGTGTTTGGCATCCGGAACGCGAACTCGGTGAACTCCGAGGGTGTGACGCTCAGCATCCCCGTAGCCTGCACGCCGGACGTGTCTCCGAAGAGGTCGTAGTCACCGCACGGGTCATCACCAGGAGCCCAGCCCGACGCGAGGATCTCGTCGATCAGCTCTTGCTCTCGCAGCTCTTCTTCAGCATCCTCGTCGGTGTAGGGGATGTCCTCCGAGACCTCTGTTTCAACAGCCATCGTCATGTTTCCACCGAAGCCTACCCACAACCCTCAAGAGCTGCTGAACAATCTCTGGATGAGCGTTCAACGCGCCGGCCCGGTCTTCACCGGAGACGCGAACATCATCCCCAAGGGAGACAAGCAGAGCTGCTCCATCTGCCTTGCGCCAGGCACCTTGATGCACGAGGTGAAGCACGCGCTACGGCGGTACATCAAGGCCTACGCCAAGGACAGCGGCTGGTACTTGAGCGACATCCGCTTCGAGAAGAGCTACCTCGCGTTCTCCATCGAGCTCTCGAGCGCAGCATCGAGCTTGTCGCAGAAGCCCAGCGCGAAGCGCTGAGGATCCAGCTTCATCCCCGCTCCCTTTGCGCGCAGCCACCACGAGGCCTTCTCCTCGGTGTACGCCGCGACCAGACGACGCTCATCGGCGTCGAAGTACTCGCGCGCGACCTTCTCCATCACCTGCGGGAAGAGCTCGAGCCAGTACTTGTGTGGAGTGATCCCTAGCGTGAACGTTCCCGCCGAGGTCACCCAATGCGGCAGCGCATTGGCTTCCTTGGTCACGTAGAAGTGGTAGACCGCGTCACCTTCCGTGACGGCCACCTCCGCAGAGAAGGTCGTGAGGTCCTCAACCCTCGTGAAGTGGAGGGGTAGCAGGGGGAGTACCCCCTTCTGCTCCTCCGAGACCGTCCTCGTCACCTGGGTCGGGGTCAACTTCGTCGCGGTCATCTTTCCCATCGGACATTCCCTTCATCGGTACAAGCTCGGCTGTATGGTTTCCATGCCCACCCGAGAGCTGACTGAGCGTGGGAACGGGGGCTGGGTCTGTTCGGAGAGCGATGGTCTCCAGGCCCTTGAGGCCGTCGTTCGGACGACCCAACGTCTGCTGGATGTTCGTGAGCGTCTGAGCTGCGCCCAGCCAGTTCGCGTACTCCTCGGATGCCCGTGGGCCGCCGATCATCAGCGCCTGCGCGGCTGCGTGGAAAGTGCGCCCCACCAGGTCCTCGATGCTCTCCATGATGTTCCCGACGGGAGGCAGGAAGCCAAGGGCCTGCTGCACCGCGTACGCAGAGAACATCGAGTTCGGCATCGAGACGGCGAAGTAGCGCGGGTCCTTGTAGTAGGCGCGGCGCAAGATCTCGGCGCGACCTTTGAACTCCGGGATGGACTCCTCCATGATCTTGTAGCGAATCTCCAGGAGGATGCGGAGCTTCGGTACGTCGAGCGCGGTGGTGTCCCAGAAGTAGTGCTTGTACAGCCCGACAGCGTCTGGCGTCGCGAAGATCTGGTACGCGCGCATCAACGCCGCAGAGATCGTCAGGAAGGTCTGCCCGCACATGAGCATCGCCTCTACCTGCAGCTTGGCGCGCGCGTGCTCGAGGATGGAACGCGACAACCGCATCGTCTGGTCCGGGATGTAGAACCGGTTGATGCCGTTCTCGCAGATGTACATGAACGACGGCTGGTGACTCTGGTCCGTCGGGTAGAAGATCCGCGGCCTGGGCGGCATCTTCTTTCGGAGGCTGTCGATGTACTTGACCGAGATGAAGTCGAGCCCGTCGTCGATGAGGCGCTCCTTGATGTCGGCCGAGGAGTACTCGTCGGGATGAACTACCAGTGCGCGAATGTACCGCTCAGCGGGACTGGTCAGGCGCAGTGATGCCACAACTCCAGCAGTACAACTCGCTCAACCGGCTGTAAAGGCCAACTGCTGAAGGCCCTCGATCACCTGCTCCACGGTACGCATGGCCTTCTCGAGCGCGGGGATGGGGATGTTCCGCAGGCCGAGGCGCGCCGCCAAGAGGAGCTCACAGATCTTCTCCTGCGCCTCGTCGATCTTCGGGAGGTACGAGATGAAGACGCCGAGATTCTCTGCGTTGAGGAAGCCGAGTGAAAGAACCGCGTCGACCGCCGTCGGGTCCGGGATGACGGCGGCCTCCTTCACGAGGTCATGCTTCAGGCTGTTCGCCACCGCGGTGGCAGGTCCGATCTCCGTGGCCATATTCACCGCGGCCATCTTTGCCTGGAGCGCGCGCGGCTGGATGTAGTGCGCCACGCGCACCTCGACGGGCATGTTGTGGTACTCCGCCTCGCCCATCTTCTTCTGCGCGTAGTTCATGTCCACGCCGAGGCCCGCGAGCAGGAAGAGCGTGTCGTCGATGCTCATAAAGGAGCGCTCGTCAGACGCGAGCTTGTCCACGGGGAAGCCGCTGACAGAGAAGGCCCCACCGCCACCGCGAAGAGTGACGGTCGCGAGAGTACGCTGCGCCTGGGCCTCCTTGCCGAAGCCCTCGGGCTTCTCGACCAGCGTGGTGTCCTCCGCCTTGTTGAGCGGGAGCCAGGAGAACGTGTCGGGGATGAGCAGGTGGTCACCGTCAGGAGACGGCATGACCTTCTGGATGTTCGGCTGCACCGAGACCTGGACCTCGCGGCCGTCGTAGGTGACGCAGTGGAGCACAGCACCGCCGTTCTCCTGGTCGTTGACCGAGCCCTTCACGGTCATCGGGATGGTGGCCTCCGCGCTTCCATTCGAGAGGCGGTGGTAGAAGCAGCCCGCGCCCTTCGGTGTGCCCTCGAAGATGCTGCCCGCCTGGCTGACCGGGATGCCGACGATGTCGCTCTGGACCGCGTACTGGCTGCCGTTGGTGAAGAGCGCGATGGGCAGTGAGGTGCCGTCGATGTCGATGAGGTTCGGGAAGACGTAGCCGACCAGGTGACGGCCCTTCTCGTCCTGCACCTTGTAGACGCCGAAGCGATCGACGTGCTCCGGCTTGTCCTCCTCGGGGCTCTCCGGTTCCTCCACCGGCTTGTCGACGACGTTCTTCGGCGCTGCCTCCCCCTCTGCGGGCGGCGGCGAATCCATGGCCATCGTCGCCGAGCCCGTCTCATCCGCCGCGAGGACGACCTTCCCGCCGAGCAACTTGTAGGCCGTGCCGCGATCGAGGAGCTCCTCTTTCGGTGCCCAGCTGGTGTGCGAGGCGGACTTCATCAAGTACCCCTCGTCCACCTTCTGGAGCTGAACCACGCTCGGATGGAGAGCCGCCGCAGCCGCGGTCTTCGGGGTGTACTCCATGAGCGACTTCAGGGAGTCACCCGCCGAGTTCCCGTTGGCCACGAACTGTCGCTGCAGCCCGACGCTGCTGCCGAGCTTGGCGATGAACGCGTCGTAGTCCTTCTCACTGATGGTTGGCAGGATGGACTCGAGAATCGAACCATGCTTGGTGTTCTCGAACCCCTCCGCCAGTCCCGTGGTGATGGCCAGGCGTTTCTTTGCCTGCTCTTCCTTACCCAAGGCAGAGAGATGAAGGCCCCTCTCCTGGTTCTTGAACCCGCGCTCGGCAACGTCCTCGCCGGCGCGCCGCAAGCGCTCCCGCGTGGTCGGATGAGCCCCCCACGACGAATTCCCGCGCGGGCCTGCGTGTACCCAATCGTGTGCTGCCTCCCCTGTGCGTCGAGCAACCTCCTTCACCTTTTGGACGGAAATGGCCTCCTTCTCGAGATACTCCTCGAGCGCAGAGCCCTCCTTCCCCATGCCCACGCTCATCGTGGCGCCGCCGCCACCGAAGCCGTAGTTCTGTCGGTACGGCGGGTAGAGCTGGCCGATGAGGGACATGTCGCCAGGTCCGCGGCCCGTGATGTCGAACGCCTGAGGGCGGAAGATGGCCTGGCGGAGACGCATCTCGGTGAGGGGGAGGAGCTTGTTGTCCGCGGTCACCATCAGGTCGAGAGGCTGGAGCTTCTTGTCCTTGATGATGACAGGGACCTTCACCTTCTGAACACCCGCTGCTTGCAGACCAGCCGGATCTGCACCATGCTGGATCTCAGTCTGATTGGCGAGCTCGAGAGACCCGAATCCATAGCCGCGCTCTCCGTCGACCTTCTCCATCGTGACCATGGGAGCGAAGTCAGAGGCCGCAGGGAACTGCTTGTAGAGGGCCTGCATGACCTCCGTGGACCACTGGTTCGGATCGTCGCTTAGCGCCTCCTCCCCACCGGCAGTCTTCTCAAACTCCACGTCGGGCACCAAGAACAGGGGCTGAACCATGCCGACAAGCGTAGCAGAGACTTCGACCGCGCAGAACAACGAGAAACGATGCACCAAGTGCGGGGGAACAGGACCCTTCAACAAGAAGCCAGGCGGGCGTGAGGGGCTGAACAGCCGGTGTGTGGGCTGCATGTCAGCCATGACCAAGGCATGGCGCAAAAACAATCCAGAGAAGAACAAAGCCAACAACTTGCGTGGCAACAAACGCAAGCTCGAACTACACCCCGAGAAGTACAAAGAACTGAACCGCAAATACTCCAAAGAGTGGGCGTGCAATCATCCGGAAGAACGACTACACGCAGCTGCTCGACAGCGCGCCAACCAGAACAACATCCCTTTCGACATCAAACGTAGCGACATTGTCATCCCCACACACTGTCCGTTGCTCGGCCTATCGCTGCAGAGAAGCGGATCAGGAAGGGTCGAATACAACTCTCCATCTTTGGATCGCATCCACAACAACCGCGGTTACGTGAAGGGAAACATCTGGGTCATCTCCCACCGAGCCAACCGCCTCAAAAGCAACGCTACCCTAGAAGAGCTCGAGCTCCTCACGACCAACCTCCGCAAGGCGCTAAGCCGTCAGGAAGATGGCTGACATCGCAGCCGCCGCTGTCGGGTCCTTCGTGATGAGCGTGATGCCGGCCACTTCATCCGTAGGAAGAAGCGTCGTAGATCCGAAGGGTCCGCTACCTGTGATGCCGCCGGCGGCGATCATCCCGGAGAAGTCTGACCCCACGTCCTGCAGCGTTTCGGTGCCCTGAGCTGGGAAGCCGAAGGCGAGCAGCATCACCGGTCCTGCGGATACCGCTGCGCTGATGGTGGCGATGAGGTCGACGACGGGGAGCTTGATGGCGAGCGAGGCGCTGATGAGGGCCTGGATGCCCGCCACCTGTACGCCCAACAACGCGGTCAGCCCAAGGGACGCGGACAGCGAGGCACTGAGCTGCACCGAGACAGAAGGGAGGCCAAGCGAGAGTACGACGCTGATGCTCGCCTGGATCTGGATGATGGCCTGAAGCTGGGCCTCGAGTGCCGCTATGGGGTTCGAGATCGAGAGGCCGACGTTCAGCTGGAAGGAGAGCGATGCCTGGAGCTGAAGGTTCAGCGTCACGCCCAAGCTGCCGAGGCCAAAGCTGCCCGTGAGCATCAGGTCGAACTGCGAAAGCAGCGGCACGATAGCTGTGATGGAGCCGTCGAGCGCGACGTTGATGGCTCCGAGCGGGAGGGCGCCGATGACTGTCAGCATGTCGGAAGTACTGTACGCGCAGGCGGGTTCAGGAGGTAGCTTGCTGCACGCTGAAGAAGTGCCGGGTCGTCCTTGAAGCGGCCGATGCCGTTGTTGCAGCTGCTACAGAGGAGGCCGCGCACCATCTTCCGGACATGGTCATGATCCACGTGCCACCTCACTGGCTTTCCATCGCGCAGCAGAGGTTCCTTACGCCCGCAGATCGCGCAGCATCCTCCCTGCACCCTCTCGAGCTCCTCGTACTGCTCGAGAGTGATGCCGTAGTTCGACATGAGCTTGATGGAGATGACGCGTCTAGGGTCTTTCTCTCGTTGTGCCGCGGCGTAGCCCCTCGCACGCAGAAGCTGCTTGGCGTGCTGTTCAGGGTCTTCTTTACGCCGTTGTTCCTTCGCACGTAACTTCTCAGTATTGCTGCTGCGCCAGACGCGGTCTTGTGCGCGAGCAGCTGCTGCCTTCTCTGGGTGACGTGCGCGCCATCGACGCGTGTTCTCCGCAAGCGCGGCTCTTCCCTCTGGCGTAGCTGCACGTTTGCGCGCCTGTTCCCGTGCATAAGCACGGCGCTTCTTCGGGTCCTTGATCGGCACCGTAAGAGCGTATCACCGGTGGTAATCCTAGGCAAGGACGTCTGGGTTCCCTCCAGTGATCGTTCCCAGCACCTTGCCGATGAGCAGGAGGTTCCCTGGCGACGGGATGATCTGCAGCATCGCAGACACGGGAGTGCCTGGCACAGGAGGCGACTGCAGCGTGATGGCCACCTGCATCATCGGCGAAGCCGCGGTGAACGGCTGCGTAACGTCGATGGGCGTTGTTACAACGTCACCCTGTCGACCCACTGGCAGTGTCCCCGCGCCGAGTCGCACGACCTTCCCCTTGATGTTCGTGTACGACCCTCCGTCGATGTCGATGCCGTTCACTGCGGTCACCGAGATGGAGTCCTCACAGGTGAGCGTCACGGTGCCCGTCACATCGAAGGTGAGGTTCTTCGTGACCTGGAAGTAGAAGTTGCCGGCGAAGCGTGTGAGCCCGTTACCCTGTCGGTCGAAGGTGAACTTCATCACCGAAGCAGCGACCGCGCCGCTCAGCGCCTCCCCTGTCTGGGTGTTGAAGCCCTTCGGAGAGACCGTCACCTCGTAGACGATGGGGTTGCTTCCCTTGCCGTCGTCGCCGGCGCCCACACCCGCTGTGCCGATGCCGGTCTGGTCGGGCTCAGGGATGGGGTTGGTCACGTAGCCAGAGGCGATCTTGATGTCGGCCGCTGCGTCGTTCGCGAACACCCGCAGCGTCTGCATGAACGTCGCCGGGTACTGCGTGATGGAGGGCCCGGTCTGGATGCCCCATGCGATGGTGCCACCAGCGTTGTCGTGCTCGTAGTTCTGGCTGATGTCGATGACCTGGTTGTTCAGCGGGATGAAGATGCGCTGCGCGAGCTCGGTGGATCCGATCTGCAGGACGCCGCCTCGACGCAGGATGATGAAGTTGTCGTCGCGCGTGCGGAACCAAAGGTCCCCGGGGTTGGCCGGAGGGCGCCCACCCGCGAAGCTAGAATCGGTCGAGTTCGCCGCAGGAGCTCCGTGTGAAGAGGTACCCTGCGGCGCATCGGCCGCGGAGGCATCGACGGTCTCGGACGTCATGACGAAGCACATCACGAACGGTGGCGAGGTGTCGCTCGGGATCGCCACCATCACCGTCGCGTTGACCTCCGGGATCACGTACATGCCCTCGCCGTTCGAGTGATGCAGGTACGGAGAGCCGACCGAGATGCCCTTGTAGAAGGTGCGGTCGAACTGTCCCTGGACGTCGACCGTCCAGTTGTTCAGGTTGTAGTTCACAACCTTGCCCTGGACGATGCGTCCCGCGTCGTGCCCCTGCCGACTCGTGAAGGAGGTGCGAAACTTGGTCGCCACGAGCTGACTCTACCTCAGTAGTGGTGCGGCGCGACGTCTTTGAGGTGACCTTGCCCTGGAACGAGGGAGTCCTTCTTGGTCAGCCCGATCTCTGCGCCGAACGCCAGAGCGGGAATGGGATGCGTGCCGTGGATGAGGGAAACACCGTGGACGGCCGCGGCCTCCTGAAGCGTTTCGCGCAGGTGGTTGTGCTGCAGCTTCGCCATCCAGTCCTCGTGGAGCTCGCGCGGCATGATGTCGATGCCCTTGAGGACCGGGGTGTGCTCGATGGGTGCCTTGCCGGCGTGAACGAGCTCCTCGTTCATCTTCCGAACAACAGGGAGCGGACGGAACTCTCCACGCAGAACACTGTCATGGTCTCCTGGATCTTCCACGCGGGTGAGGCTGCCCATCGACTTCACCACCATCTCGATGGCACGGCGCTTGAGGCCCTCGTTCTTGTACAGATCGAAGATGGACTCCGTCAGGTGGTTCTGGACCTTGTCCATCGAGCCGGTGGCCGCGAAGAGATGGTGCGGGTTCACCACGGTACGGTTCGGATCCGAGAGACGCTGCCCAGCCTCGACCTTCATCCCTACCTTCGGCGGGAACCACGGCCTGTAGCCGGCGATCACGGAAGCTCCAGGCAGGTTCTCGTGCAGGGCAAAGCCGCCGGCGTCCTTGCCGACGTGGTGCTTGCGCCCGCCCACGAAGATGTCCACGCCCGTGGCGGTCGGCTGGATCTTGTCGATGGTCCCCGCGGCGCTAGCGATGGTCGCCTGATTCGCGAGCTTCTTCGGCAGCCGGAGGAGGTTGTCGAAGTGCGCGAAGGCGCTGAGCAGCTTCGAGCCACCCTGCTCGCTGACACCGCCTGTGTGGAAGCTCTTGAGGGTGAGCTGGACTGCACGCTCCCCTACGGCATGCGCCGCCTGGATTCCGACGTTCGTCCCGAGCTCGTAGTGCTGTCCCCCGGAGGTGAGGCCTGCGCACTTCTGACAGACGCCGTGTTCTTCCTCGCACTTCAGCGGCGAGCGCACCACGATGTTGGCGTGCGGGTCGGCTGCACGAATCTTCCCGACGTCTGCCGGTGTGAGCAGCGTGTTCGCGGGGATGTGTACGTTGCCGTGGTTGAAGTCCTGCTGGAGATAGCGGTCGTGGACGTCGGGCTCGTTGATGCCGAGCGCGATGCCTTCCTTCGTCCCGCAGTCGTGGCTGTTCACGAGCACGTTCATCATGCTCTGCATCAGCACCTTTGAGAGCGCGCCGGGCTTCTCGACCTCCTGCACCTTCATCACGGCGCCGCGGCGAGCTCCGTGCATCTGGGTCCAGTAGCTGCCCATGTCGAGCCCCTCGGAGTAGCTCTTCGTGACAGCGTTAGGGATGGGGCGGTCGTGGGCGTCGCGGTAGATCATCGGAGCCAGGACCATCTGACGGTACTGATCCCATCCAGGCTTCACACCGGCCTTGTACATCGTGAAGAGGTTGCTCGGGTTCTCCTCCTGGCTCTTCACGTGGAGCGCCTTCATCTCCGTGGCTGCCTCGTTGTACAACGCGACGACCTGGTGGTCCTTCTGCGCTTGGGTGAGCTTCGTGTTCGCCGCGACCTGCTTCACCTTCTCCTCGATAGGCCGCAGTGCCTTCTCTCGAGAGGCGACGTCCGGCACGAAGTCCTTGAGCGAGAGGGAGTGCGTGGGCATCGGCACGAAGATGCTCTTGTGCGGGTCGAGCGCGGCGTTGTGTGCTCCTCCCTTCCCGAGCTCGAACGGGTGACCGATGCCGGTGGGCCGTGGCACCAGCACCGAACCGAAGGCCGCACCGTTGCCGAGGTCCTTGAGCTTGTTCACCGAGCTGTCGTAGCTCGCGGTGTGCTCCTTCGCGATGCGTGTGAGCAGCTTGTCGAGCCCCTTCGTTCCGCCGTCCTTCGTACCAGCGTTGTCCAGGCGGTACTGCATGTCGTGCATCATGTGCGCCTCGAGGTCAGGTGGCACCGCGCTGGACAGGAGCACACGACCTGGGGTGGTCACACCGCCGGGGAGGTGGACCTGGTCCGTCATCTGGACATGGCCCTTCTGCACTGCGGACAACACCTCCGCCGGGTTCGCGTACTTCTTCCCCGTGTCCTTTCCAACCACCGAGAGCTTGTACAGCCCGAGTGCGCTCTCGAGCGTGGGCTGGTACATGCTCTTGCCCGAGGCATCACTGAAGAGGTTGTTCGAGGGGTACATCTTGCGCGCCTCGGCCTTGGCTGCCTCCGTGATGGGCACGTACACGCTCATCGTGTCGCCGTCGAAGTCCGCGTTGAAGCCCCCGGTCACGAGGGGATGGATCTTGATGGCGTTGCCCTCGACCGCGCGCGCCTTGAACGCCTGGATGCTGTACTTGTGCAGCACCGGGTCGCGCTTCAGCAGCACGGGATGGTCCGCCATCACCTTGTCGAGCGCCTTCCAGACCTGCGCGTTCGGCTTCACGAGCAGCGGAGGCGCGTCCATCTCTGCGTGGATGGCGCCCATCTCCTTGAGCTTCCTCACCACGAAGGGACGGAACAAGTTGAGCGCAGCGTTCTTCGGTAGGCCCACCTCGTCGAGACCGAGCGCGGGCTCAGGCACGATGGTGGACCTCATCGACAGGTCCTGACGCCGACTCAGCAGCACGTTCTGGAAGTAGCCATACTTCGGCGAGCTCCCTGCGATGCGGTGGAGGATGCCCTTCTCCTTGGCGTCTGCGTACGGTGTCCCGACGCCCATGAGCGCCTTGACCCCGTCGTAGTAGTCGACGCGCAGGTCCCGCTTACCGGACTCGAGGATGTTCTGCTTGATGACCGGATCCTTGAGCTCGTCGTTGACCTTCGCGAAGTCTGAGTAGAGCTGGTTCAGGTCGTCTGGCTTCAGGCTCCCGTCCGGCATCGGAGTGATGGGGCGCATCACCGGAGGGAGCACGGGCAGGTGGTGCAGGATGTACGCCTCGCTCGGCTTCAGCTTCAGGTCATGAAGCGCGCGCAAGAACTTCACACGCTTCAACGCCGGATCGATCTTCGCCCCTGTCGCGTGGTCTAGTGCCAGCTGCGCAGGGCCGATCTCCTTGCGAACATCCACACGATCGAGGAGCAGCTTGATGCCAGCGCCTCCGGTGGCGCCCTTGTTAGGGTCGGTGAGCTGTCCGGTAGCGGTCACGCCCTTCTCGCCGTGGACGATGGACTGGAAGTCCTTCTTGCCGATCTGCGCCACGCTGCAGATGGCCTTCTCGAAGAAGGGGTTGGGCAGCGGCTCGGCGAGCTCGATGTGCGTCCAGTGTCGGCCGCCGTGCCCACCGGTAAGGCGCTCGTCGAAGAGTCCGCCGGTGCGCGGCTTGAGCTCTCCCTTCGAGTCGAGCTTCGTGTTGAGACGCTCGGCCGCATGAGGCAGTGCCTTGGGCGCTAGCTCGAGGACCTGCGCGTCCGTCATCGGGGAGAGCGCGATGCTGTGTCCGACCTTGTCCACGTTCACGCCGGTCGCCCGCAGCATGTCGGTGAACTTCTGGTAAGCGAAGGTCGGCTTCGGTGGCGGGATGAGCCCGCCCGACTGGATGGCTGCCCAGATCTTGTTGTGGTCGCTCGGCCACGCCTTGCGTGGATCGGTCTGGGGGTCCACGCCTTCGGACTTGTACGTCTGCATCTCGCGCAGGTTGGCCTTCGCCCCATGCGCCAAGAGCGCGTAGAGATCGAGGCCGCCGATGGACGGACCACCGGTGCCCGAACCTCCCACCGGCTGCAGGTTCAGGTCATAGCCCTCGGGCTGTGTTCCGGGGATGTTCATCCCACTGCGCACCGAGAGCTTCTTCTCGACCTGATGCACGAGCTTGAGCAGGTGCTGCGGGCCCACAAGCGCCTTGCCCAGGGACTGGTGCGTATGGGGGTCGAAGAGCTCCTCGGTGTCCTCGAGACCGTGAGCCTTGAGATCCGCGGTCACTTTCTCGAGCGCGTTGAACTTCGGCTGGAAGTTCTGGACGATGTACGGCTTGCCTGTCTTCAGTGCGATCTTGCCGGCAGCGGTCTCGAGGACCTGACCCACGTTCATGCGGCCCGGTACACCGGAGGGGTTGAGCGCCACCTCGATGTGCTTGCCATCCTTCGTGTGGGGCATCTCCTTGTCCGGGAGGATCATCGTGCAGATGCCCTTGTTGCCGTAGCGACCGGCCAGCTTGTCGCCCACCTGCATGGGTTCCACGGTGCGCACGTGCACCGTCACGCCCTCCTTGGTGTGGTGGACGCCGACGACCTCGCCGTCGAACTCGCTGTCCCACCGCAGACTCTTGTCCACGTGCGCGGCAGCCATGATCTTGCGGACCGCGGCCATCCCCGTACGGTCCTTGAGCTGATAGGGCTTCATCGCCGTGATGAGCGGGTCGCCTGGCTTGACCGTCTGGCCGACGCGGATGATGCCCTTGTCGTCGAGCTTGTCGAACTGCTTGTTGTTGTAGAGCCCGTGGTGCTCCAGCATGAAGCGCTTCTTGTCGAGCACCAGCGTGTCCTCGAGCGGCAACGAGGGCTTGTGCATGTGTGCGCTGGAGAGCGCGTCTGCGGCGCTCTGACTGATGACGACGCCGTCCTCGAAGTTGTATCCCTTGAACGGGATGTACGCGACGCGCAGGTTCGTACCGAGCGCCAACACCCCCTTCTTCGAGTAGTTCGTGTCGGCCACCACCTGGTTCTTCTTCACGCGGTCACCGACAGCAACGATGGGCGTGGAGTCGAGCACCCCCTTCGCCTCGTTGACCGGGAAGTTGTGGTAGATCTGGACCTCGTGCTTCTCCCCTGTGTCGCTGTGGATGGTCACGCCATGTGGGGTCACCGCAGTGACCTTGCCGTCCGCCGGCGACGTGTGTGAGGTGAGCCCTCCCATGAGGCGCTCGAACGTCTGACCGCCCTCCGTGCTGGCTCCGGTGCCCACCTGTACGAGCGCGGGCTCACGGTGCACGAGGGAGATGGCCTGCTCCATGTGACGACTCGCCATCGAGGCGCGTCCACCCGAGGTGTTCGCCAGGAACGGCAGCAGGTTCGACGTCATGTTGAAGAGCTGGCTGGGGTAGCGAACGGCGTACTGGGCGTCGGCGAACTTCCCCTGCCGCACGTCGTCCCCACCACCCGTCATCTGGACCATGTCGCTGATGGGATGGGGCTTGCCGTCCACCCAGTGCACCTGGTCAGGCAGCACGATGCGTACCTTGGAGGCTTCTCCGGGGGACACGAGGTCGTACTTGCCGGTCTTCAGGTTGTAGAGCCGGATGCGCGCCTCACCGCGAGGCTCACCGTTCACGACGTGGTCGACCTTCTGCAGTCCGAAGGGAAGGCGCAGGGTCACCCCTGTCGACGCGCCCTCGGGGGTGTTGATGGGGTCGAGGAAGCCGAGGTGGCTGGCATTGATGAACTTCACCTCGTCCTTGATCTGCCGATCGCTCTGGATGCCGCCGGGTCCCATGACCGTGGTCTGGAAAGATGCGGCCAGCATCTCCACCGGGTTGATCTGAGCTGCTGGCCCGGCCGCCGCGTTCTTCTGGAACGTCTCGAGGATGGGCTTGTTGAACATCCCGATCTGAACCACGTCACGAACGTTCTTCGCGGCGTTGATCTTGGCGGAGATCTTCCGCTGGATGACCTTGCGGCCGGCATCGAGGATGCGCTCGTGCGCGAAGTCACCCACCGAGCGGAGGTCCTTGAAGATGAGGGACTCGCGGTCGTCTTCCTTCTCACCGCCCTGCACCCGCAGGAGCTTCTGCGTGGCGCGCGTGAGTGCGTCTCCTGTGACGTGCTCGAAGGGCTTGCCCAGCGTGAGCTCCGTGGAGTCGGGCCGTAGCGTGGAGGCCGTCATCATGTCGTAGAAGTGAGCTGCCGCGGCCTCCCTGTCCGGGGCCGCGACCTTCTTCGTGCTCTTGTAGAAGGTGGCGAGCGCGCTGTCCTTCTTCGCGGCGTTCTTGTTCGCCTCGTAGACCTCCTTGCCCCAGGCCTTCTCAAGTGCCGCGTCGTCGACACCCAGCGTCTTCACGAGCTGGTAGAGCGGGATCTTGCTCGCGCTCTTGCCGTACTCCATGTGGAAGACCTTGCTGTCCGGGTCGAAGACGACGTCGAAGCTCTTGCGATTCTTGATGTTGAAGCGCGTCTCGAGCTCGCCGTTACTGCGCCGCTGCGTGTAGACGCCGGGCTTGAGCTGCCACTGGTTGTTGACCTGGTACTCCTTGGCGCCGCTGCGCGAGGCCACGATGTACGAGTACCGGTTCGTCATCTTCGGAATGTCGGCGATGCGCATCTTGCGCGAGTCCACGACGGCCCCGGTCGCGTTGTCGCGCAGCGTGAGGTTGGCGTACACCGGGACGGACCACGTCTCACCGGCGAGCTTGTGCGCGTGCTGGTCGCGGATGTCCGATGGATCCTTGTCGTCCTTGATGCTCAGCCCGTCGAGGTGGAGTGACTGAGCCTTCCCCTTGATGACGCCATCCGGGAATTGGCTCTTGATCCCCTCGAGCACGCGCTGCTGGAGGTTCTCGGACGCTTCTTTGGGATCCAGGTAGGCCAACGGATGTACCTCAGCATCAGCGTACCGCGCGGCAGGAAAGCGGTGCAAGCAACGTGTGGATGCGGGGACAAGGATCTCGCATGAAACAGACACCTAAACAGCCGCCGCCTACGCAAGGAGCTCGCTTCGCGGATCTCATCGCGGAGATGTTCGAGCCCAGAAAGAACAACGAACAGAAGACAGAAGAAGACGAGAAACGAGATAAGAAAACTGCGTGAACACGCTGTGGAAGTACTTCATCGCGGGCCTTCTGAATGGACTCATGATCTGGATGCGCGAACGACTCAAGGAGGATGATGCTGCTCAACGTCTACGAAACGCGTCCGGAGGTGATCCCCGGAACGCGCCGACTGGAGGCGGACTTCGGGATCCAAGGCCAGCGCCTCCGGGACCTGCACAACGCTGAACGGTTCTGGGAGGTGGGCGAGTCCTACCTCCCTTTCTACGGCCGCGCCCTCGGCGGCATACGCGTCAAGCTTACGGACCAGAAGGGCTTCATCACGTTCTGCAACCAGCGTGACTTCGAGGTGCTTCTGGGGATGGCGCGCCCTGGCGAATGGTGTCGCTGGGCGCACGAGGAGTACGTCGCACCCGGCCACGAGAAGTGGGTGGGCTTCTGCTGCGACGAAGCGGATGTCGAGGACGTGTTGTTCGGAGCCGAGCTGACGCTCCGACAGTACAGCCAGTACAACGGCTGGCTCATTCCTCCGATGGACGTGGAGTTCCGCATCCACGTCGAGGCCGGGTACGACGTCGAAGAAACGCACGTACTCATCCTGGACCACGACCCGGAGACGGGGCTGGGTCCCGACACACAACTCGAGACGCTTCATCGCCGATGGGCGCGCTCAGAAAGGAGGCGTATCCAATGGAACCGGGTCTGACTCTTCCCCCTGCACCCCGGCGCAACTCGGGCAACAACTGCGCCGACCCTGACTGTGACGCCACGCTGTTCTACGGCGACGAGGTCGTCCGCATCCAGGTTGTCTTCGCTCAACGCGGAGACGGCGAGATTCTCCAGTACCCAGTTCTCGACGAGGAAGATCCGGCCCGGGACTTCTTGTTCGAGCCGTACTACTTCTGCATGGACTGCTGGAGCAAGACGTACGAGTTCGCGAAGAGCGAGCTCGCAGATCAGCTGCCTGTGTCCGACGTGCACAGCGTCTTCGAGTGCTCCTTCTGTGCGAGCGGTATCCGCGAGGTGACGGAGTACGCGGGCGTCGCCGAGATCGGAGAGTTCGAGCTCTCCAAGCGCGCGCCGGACGGACTGAAGGGGCCGATCTTCGTGGTCACCGCAAAGCCGATGCTCCTCTGCATCAGCTGCCTCCAACTCATCAACGAGGGCTACATCGAGCTCTGGTCGAACCTTTCACAGAACAACGAGTGCATCGACTGCTGCACCGCGCGTTGCTGGCGCGCTCCCTGTTCCTGTACCTGCCACACGGAAGAGACCCCCGAATGAACCTCAAGCTCATCATGTACATCTGCCTCCTCACTCCCGCGAAGCCCGTCGGCAAGGAGTGGCGCTGGGGCGTTCCTTACCTCCTGATGGGGGCTCCTTCGACCGCGAAGACCAGCAGCATTATCCAGGTCTGCGAACGCATGCAGGCGCCCAACGAGACGCTGTACCTGAGCACCCACATGCCGGAAGACCTCTCCGGCATCCCGGTGGTGATGAACGGGAAGGGGCAGCGCGTGAACTTCATGGCCGAGGTCGACGCACTTGCAGCACAGGGCTGCGGAGTCTTGGTGCTGGACGAGCTCACCACCGCGCGAGAGACCACGCAGAACGCCGCGATGGGGCTCGTCCTCGAGCGCGTGTTGGCTGGAACGAAGCTGCCCAACGGCCTACGCATCGCCGCCGCCGCGAACCCGCCCGAGCAGGCTGCTGCGGCTCGCGACCTGTCCCTCCCGGCTGCGAACCGCTTCCTGCACTTCGACGTGACGGAGGAGAACCGGCAGGGCTTCGATGAGACCCTCGAGCGGAGCTGCGCGTTGGCGCGCGGCGAGGAACCGCCGCCCTACACCGAGGAAAACGAGCTCGGCACGCTCAAGGACGGCGAGAAGATGGTCATGCAGCGCTGGGGTGTGGCGTTGCCGCGTACCTGGCGCCTCGTGAAGCGCTTCCTCGACAGCGCACCCGACCGCCTGACCGTCATCCCGCCCGTCGGGAACCCTGCGCGTGGCCGCGCCTGGGCCTCCAAGCGCAGCTGGGAGATGGGGACCATGGCGATGGCCGCTGCTGAGGCGCTCGCGCATCCCGAGTGCAACGCAGACCTTCTGACCGCCGCAGTCGGGGAAGACATCGCAGGCGAGTACATCGAGTTCGTCACCAAGCTGAACCTGCCCCACCCGACGGACGTCATCAGCGGCAAGTGGACCCCGGACAAGACGCGCCTCGACACCGCTGCAACCGCGTTCGAGTCCGCGACGCTGTTCATCCTCGGCACCACCGACAAGGCGCTGCAGGCGCAGTACATCACGGACTACTGGGGCGTTCTCCACAAGGCCGCGGTCAAGCACAACTTTCTCGATGTCGTGCGAGGCAGCATCGAGTCCATGGTGCAGCGCGGCTTCGCCAACCAGAGCATCAACCCGGAGTTCCACAAGGCGGCCAACCCCCTGCTCACCGCCTTGGGCGAGAAGTTCCACGAGCACCTGAACTTCCCGACAGCCGCTCCATGACAGACATCAACGAAGCCGAGGCGAAGATCTCTCTCGCGCGTACCATCGTTCGCTCGAAGGGTCCCTACTACTCGAAGACGATGGCCAGCCTGGTGTTCATGCCCCTCGAGGGCATCAAGACCATGTGCGTGACCACGAACCTCATCCTCGGCTACGACCCGGAGTGGGCGCTCATGGCGCCCGCGACGGTACTCGCCGCGGACGTTGTTCACGAGATCAACCACTTCATCCGGCGGCATCTTTACCGCATCCCCGGCGGAGACCCGCACCTGAAGAACATCGCCGGCGACCTGTCCATCAACCCCGACCTCCTCATCGGAGGTTGGGACTTGGCGGACAAGACCTCGCCACGACCTGCCATCCTGCCGAAGGACTTCAAGTTCCCCGACGGGCTCTCACAGGAGGAGTACTACGCGCTCCTGCTGAAGGAACAACAGAAGAAGAACCCGAAGCTGCAGGAGATGCTCGATGCGCTGCGCGGTGGCCAGGGCGGCGTAGGCAGCGGTGCCTGCGGCGGCATCGCCCAGGGTGCGGGGCTCTCCGCTGCTGAGAAGGCACTCGAAGCCATCCCCGGAGTCGGTCGCTCGAAGGCCGAGATCAAGAACGTCGAGGTCATCGCAGCGAAGCAGATCAAGGACTACGTCGCCCAGAAGGGACGGGGTTCCGTCCCTGAGAAGCTCATTCGCGATGCAGAGCTCTCCAAGGAGATCTCAAGGATCCGCTGGCAGGACATCCTGTCTCGCGTCGTCCGCACCGCCACGGGGCAGATCACGCTGGGCGGCGAGATCGAGCCCTCGTACATACGACTCTCACGGCGCATGCAGCCGGAGATGGGCATCATCCGTCCGAGCTACATCACGCAGATGCCCGAGATCGCCATCGTGCGCGACACCTCGGGCTCGATGGGACAGAAGCAGCTGCAGGACTGCGTGCGCGAGTCCTACGCCATCGTGAAGAGCTTGGGCATCGACGAGGTCTGGTTCACGGACGCAGATGCTGCCGTGGCAATGCCCTGGCAGCGCGTGAGGAAAGAGTTCTTCGAGAAGCTGACAACTTCTCGAGGGGGAGGCGGAACAGACTTCGCTCCTGCTATCAAAGACGCACTGAAGCTCAAGCCGAAGCCCGACCTCCTCATCTACTGCACCGACGGCGACGGCTACGCAGGCGACGCCCCACGAGGCATGGGCGTCGTGTTCGCTGTCGTCCCGTCCCACTACAACAAGGCCCCCTGCGAGTGGGCCACCACCGTCTTCATCGAAGACCCGGAGAAGAGCACGTCGTAGTGAAGGAGGGCCTCGTGCCCTTCTTCTTAGGTACCGCCTGCTCTGCGTGGGGGACGCTGCTGTGGCATCGGGCGCGTGTCGACGCCGGCCACCTGTGACCCGGTGTTCCCCGAGCTCTCTCCACCTTCGCCCCCCATCTGGGCCAGGTACTGACGCACCAGGTCCGCGAGCTCGGGGCTCTGGAAGCCGAGGTTGGTGATGGCCTGCGCCTGCTGCTGCTTCGGCAGGGTCGCGATGGTGCGCGCCTGCATCAGCGCCAAGGAGGGCAGGTCGATGTTCTGCTTGGCCTGGCCGCCGCCAGCGCCCTGCATCTTCTGCCCGCCGGAGAGCTGGCTGCCGATCTGCTGGAGGAAGTCCGGAGGAGACGCTCCTCCGTTCGCAGGCTGCTGTTGCTGCGGAGCCTGCTCTCCGAGCTGCGGGGCCTGTCCCTGCTCGGGCGGTGGAGGTGCCATGCCCGCAGCGCCCTCGAGGCCACCAGGCTCTCCGGGTGCCTGTGGGGCCCCCATCGCCGTCTGAGTCTCCTGCTGCGCGCGAGCCTGGTACTTCACCATCACGAGCTGGGACTCGCCCTGGATGGTCGCCATCGCAAGCTGCTGCTTCTTCGTGGCCTCGAGACGTGTGTCGGTCTCGCGGATCATGATCTGGTTCTCGTCCTCCTGGGACATGTCGCTGTCTGCGAGGAGGGTCGTGTCGCTGATCTTGCCGGCCGCGTTGAGCTGGAAGTTGAACGCCTTGCGCTGCAGGTCGTCCGCCATCTTGAACGGCTTGAAGCGGATGTTCGCGAGCGGCCACCCGAGGAACGAGGAGACCTGCCGCATGATGAAGCGGGCGAGGTCGCGCTGACGCTGGAGGTAGCCGATGAACATGTTCTCGAGCATGCGCATCGACACGTTCGTGCCGGCGTAACTCATGCCGCCCTTGATGAACTCGAGGGGGACACCCATGCCGTTGAGGATCTGCTCCGACCAGGTCACGATCTCCTGCGTGAGAAGAAGCGCACGACCGTCACCGCCGATGGTCTGGTTGCCGATGGGCAGAGGAAGGATGGGGATGTAGTTGTTGTCCGTCCTCCAGCGCGCAATCTCCTGGGCAATCTGGTCGCGCCAGTCGATGAGGTTGATGGTGGTGTACGGGTCCGAGCTCCCCGAACCGGCCTGCGGGAAGATGACGCGCAGCGGGACGATGTGCTCGACGAGGATGGCCTCCTGCGCCTTCTTCATGATCTGCAGGTAGAAGGTGTCCTTCAGGACCGGCAGAAGAAGGGGAACACCCACGCCGCGGTCCTGCCCTGCCAGGGTCGGACGACGCATGTGGAAGAAGTTGTCCTTCGAGAAGATGACCCCCTTCTGCTCGCGCATCGCCTGGATGAAGACCTGCGGGATGCCGTCGACGACGTCCTTGCGGCCGATGACGATGTCGTTCCGGATGATGGCGGGGATGTCGTAGAAGTACGTGTAGTCCCCGGTCATGTCGTTGTAGCGAACCTCGACATCCTCCGGGTTCCAGCGGATCGTCTTGATGCCGCTCGCGTTCTTGTAATAGACGTCCTTCGGCGTGGCATCACCGACGCGACCACAGCGCGGGCAGGTGAGCCGGAAGTTGAAGTTCGTGAAGATCCAGTTCGCCCGGATCTTCGACGCCTCGTCGCGGAAGTTGCACGCGTTGCAGAAGAGGAACTTCTTGAACGGGAACCCGAGCGAGACGTAGCCGTTGCCGTACGCATGGAAGTCGAGACCCGACTCCACCTGGAACGAACGGTAGCGGAGATGATCCTGGAAGTACTCCGTCCAGCGCTTCTTCACCTCCGGGTCTTCGTGGTCGATGATGATGTCGGTGACGGGGTACTCGCTCAGCTTGAACACCGTCGCATTGATGAGCGGGTTCGTGAGGAAGTAGTAGCGGCACCACTTGAAGAGCTGCTTGACCGTGACCGGCAAGTACGTGTGCGCGATGTCGAAGAACGGCGAGGGGTAGTTGACCCCTTGGATGTTGGAGCCGTTGATGCGCCCGCGTGTTGTGGCGAAGCGGAGCCCGCTTGCCGGGCCTGTCGCCATTCCTCCCAGAAAGCTCATACGGGTGACTCCGGCGCCTGTCCGGCAGCAGCGGGACTCATGACGCGTTCAGTGGCGGTCTGCTGTGCCTCGGTTGGCTCCATCGTAGGAGTCGGGGCGTTGTGGAGTCGACGCCCCCGAAGACGATCTACTCCACGACCTGCCCAGGCACCGACCTGAGAAGACCCCGCACCGAGCGCGGCCTGCCCACCCATCGGCAGCATGCCACCGGCGATGCCGCCCACCGCACCTCCAACCGCACGACCCACGGACTCACCTCGGCCCTGTCCTTCTTCGGTCGGAGCAAGAGCACCTGCCGCGAGGGGGAGCCCGACGGCTGCTGCAGTCAGAAGTGGTTGGTTACGCAACTGCTCTTCCGCGCTCGTGCGCAGCGTATTGCCGACGCCGTTGTTCTTCATCGACTTGAGGTAGCCGGGGATGCTGGTGAGTCCCATGTTCTGCGCCTTCTCGGAAGCGTTTAGCGCTTTCTCCAGCCGTGGGACACTCCTGCTCCCCTCGGCCTTTGCTGTCGCGAGCGCTTGACGAGCATCATGTGCTCCGCCGCGCACTCCCTCGATCTCTGCAGGGGAAAGCATTCCGGTGAAGCCATGAACCTGTCGTTGACCGAACCGTGACGCCGCGCCCATAGCGCCCGAAGCTTGCGTAAGGTGGCTGAGATCTTTCTTGACCAGGCCGCCAGCTGCTCCGCCAGCGAGACCACCAACCATCCCGCCCATCGTCGCGCCTTGAACAGCACCCCCGAGAGCTCCTGAGACACCACTCTGTCCGTTCTCCTCTGCGTGCTGGTAGCCGTGGATGCCGCCAAGGACTGCTCCACCGCCGGCGCCCAGCAGAGCACCACGCCCGCCGAGCGCACCGATGTTCTTCAACGCGAAACCGGCCTCCTTGCGGAGCTCGTCGCGGAACGCGAGCAGCATGGCCTCATCGAGCATGGAACAACCCCAGCTGGTTCATGAGTCGTTCGCGGTTCTCGTTGAGCTGCTGCTGCACCACAAGGAGACGATCCAGCTGCACAGCCACGGGTGTTGTAGCAGGAAGCGGCTTGCCTGCGCGCAGTACCTCGTCACAACGAGCCTGCACAGCACCGAGGTCCAGTCCCTCGGGGGCGTCAGGTGTCACGAAGTCAGCGGGTGGCAGCGTGCGGTAGATCCCATCGTGCTCGTAGATGGTCTTGACGTACGCCTTGAGCTCCTCCGACCAAGCCGGCACGCCCTCGGTGCGAACGTGTCCGGCCGTGGCGCAGGCGATGAGCACCTGACCTACCGTCGGCACCTGCATCACCACGAAGTCCGGGAACTCGCCGTTGAACGGCATGCAGCATGCGAGGAAGACTCCCCAGCGTTCCCAGAAGGCGTCAGAGAGAAGGAGCGCACGCACCGCCTGGATCTTCGACAGGTTCAACGCGCTCAACCCGACGCCGAGGAACTCCTCCGCGATGCGGGGAGCAAACGTCTCGGCTTCCCACTCGAGCCAGTCGTCGCCGAAGGCGCCTCGAAGAAGAGCCTGGAGCACTACGGGGTGTGCCTCGGGGTGGCCCCAGATGTTCTGCTTCGTCACCGCGGCGAGAGGCAACGGGATGGTGGTCGTGGTCACCGTAGGGACGGGTGGCGTCGACTCGAGGTGCTCAGTGACGGCGTCCTCCAGAGGAAGATGAGGAGCGCCGACGTTCTTGAGCGTCTCGAGGAAGGTCTCCTCGGAGATGGGCAGCGGGGCCATCGCGTCCCTCTCTAGTACGCCGGCTCTGCGCCCGGTGCGGTGCCCTGCGCCATGTGGATGACCATCTTCTTCTGGTCGCGGGGCAGGCTCTCGTAGACGCCGATGGGGTCCTTGCGGAACTCCTCCTGGAAGTCTTCACCGAAGGTGTCACGCACCGTGTGCGTCCCGACGTGCGCGAGACGCTTCAGGTCCGCGTAGGTGATCATGTCGTTGCCGATGATGTCGGACCACGACGACTTGCTCGCGATCTTCTCGTTGCCGAAGATGGAGAAGTAGGGGTCAGGGATCGTCTTGTCGTAGGAGCGGTTCAGCCCGGTGTCCTTGTCGAACTCCGAGAGCAGTGCGCACGCCTCGACGGGATGAAGGGCCAGCGACGCCAGCTTCGAGCCACCCTGCGTGAGGATGACGTCCTCCACGGCATCGAGGACACGAAGCACGTCAGGGTACGCCTGGAGCTCTGCCCGTCGCGCGTCGAAGGCGATCTTGATCTCGGTCTCCGGAGCGAGGCCCTCTGCGCCGTACTTGTGCGCGATGTCCGGGATGTCGATGGCCATCGCCGACGCCTGCTTCACGAGGTTCACGGCGTACTCACGGCGCTCTTCGGGAGCGAAGAACTTGTAGTACTCCCCGAAGTAGGAGCCTGCTGCCTTCACCTGCGCGTAGCTGTCGAGCGGGTAACGGGACAAGCTTGGCAGCGCGTACTTGCTGGCCTTCTTCTCCGTCACGTAGGTCGGAGGCTTCGCGTTGGTGACGTCCACTGTCGGCTGCAGGTGCTTCGCCTGCGGCAACGACTTCGGTCCCTCGCCAGCGATGGCGCTGTTCTCCTGCAGCATCTCCTCGTGGTCGCTCTTCGAGGCCGAGACCAGATGACCGACGCGCGCGGTCTTGTTGATGGTTGTCTTCGACGGGGTCGGCGAGAGCTTCCCAGGCTCCTCCATGGGAGCAGTCGTTGTGCCGTTGACCTCTGCCCCTTTGAACGTGCTCATCAACTGTCCGCCTGCCTGGCCGGCCGCAGCCATGTTGTTCTTGATGGCACCTCCTGCACCTACAGCCGTGCGCGCCAAACCCACGGCCTTACCGATGCCGCCCGGCAACATCTCAGCTGCGCTACCCAAGAGCTCACCACCAAGACCCGCGAACTTTGCGCCAGCTCCCATGTGCTGCTGCACCGCTTTCTGCGCCGAGGCGACGTTCACAGGCCCACCGGTGGCACCTGCGTAACCCGCCACCCGATCACCCTGCATGATGCGCTTATACCTTCCTCCATACTGCGCCTTCATGCGGGCCTCTACGGCCATCTGCTCAGGACTGCCCAGTACGTTGGTAGCATCCGATGAACCCATGCCCGCCTTCTTCACAAGTTCCTCTGGGACCTCGAGGTCGTACCAGCCAGAGGCGACGATGAGGTTCTCCGCGGCTGTCTTCTGCGCCTCGACGGGAAGCTTGTGCGCGTTCTTGAGGAAGTACGCGACGGAGAGCTCGGTGTTGCCTGGGTCGACGCAGGCGTACTTCCTGAGCTTCTCTCCGTTGTTCACCATGACGAGTGCGAAGACGTCGTCCGGCAGCCGGTTGCGCGTGCCTTTCAGGTCTGACGCCACCTTCACGCCTTCCGGCAGCGCGTCGAGCGTGGGGTAGAGAGAACGCAGAGTCTCTCCGTTGAAGTCGTCGTAGACATCGAGAATGAGGCCGCTGATCGAGTCCATGCTCCGTATCCTACCCGGTCACGCGGGCGATTGGTACTGCAGCAGGTACATCCGGGCCTTCTCGGTCCTTACCGGATCCTTCTCCAAGAAGCCGACAGTCAGGTTGCATCCATGGCACAGCAGCGCCCGCAGCTTGTTCGTTCGGTGGTTGTGATCTACGCACAGCGGCTTCCCGCCTGGCTGTGGCTTGCCACAGATGGCGCAGACCCCTCCTTGGGCGCGTACACGCTCCTCGTACTCTTCCGCGGTGAGCCCGTACTCTCGAAGGAAACGTTCCCTGTTGTACTGCTTGCGCTCCGCCTTGTGTGCATCTCTCCAGCGTTGGGCGGTGGCACGCCCCTTCTCGCTGATCGCGTATCTACGCTGAACCGGCTGCGTCGTACGCGGCTTGCCGCGGTAGTAGTGGGCGTTGTAGTGCTCGCGGCAGAAGGACATGCTGTACGCCTCCCTTTTACAGCCACTCGGCTCTGCGCACTGTTTGCCCTTGTTCTTCTGGTACTTCTTTCGGCGCTCCGTGTACACAATTCGCTTAGTACTCTGGAACTAAGTGAAAAGCAAACGGCAAGTTAGGCGCGAGCAAGGAGATAAGAAACCTGCCACGTGACTATGCCAGGAGGCCGCATGAACGTATCTGTCGCACCGACACCGAGCGTCTCACAAGGAGCGCCGAGTTGCTTCGGAAAGGAGTGGGACAATCGAGCACCCGAGTGTACTGGTGGACCCGACCCGAGCTTCAAGGACGAGGAGGGCAAGCACGTCCGCATCCGTTGTGGATGGTTCACGACGTGCGGGTCCGTGACTCAATCCGCGCGCCAGCTCATCGCACCGCAGACGTTGATCCGTCCACAAGCCCCCGCGGCGCCGTCGTTCGTGCCGACGCCCCCGGGCATGCCGCCGCGTCCGATGTGGACGCCCCCCGTTTCTCACCCACCCGTCGCGCCGCAGTCTGTTCAGACTGACTGGCAGCGCATCGAGCAGCAACGACAAGAGGGCCTGCGTCGTCTACAGGCCACCCCACCCCCGCAGTACCAGCCCATACCGTCAGGGCAGCAGATGCAGCCCCAGCAGTTCGTGCAGATGCAGGGGCCCGTCCACTACCCGGCGCAGACCTGGCAGGTCGGCTACGGAATGCCCGCCTATCTCACCCACGAAGAAGTACGGCAGACCGGAGAGTCCTGGTGGTCCGTGTTCATACGTGAGATCTTTCGCGGCGCGTTGAAGGCGCTGTTTCACTCAGGAGCGCGCTACATAGACGTCAACCCGTTCAAGGGTCCACCCAGGAGCTAGATGAGAAGACTGAACCTGACGGGGCGGCGCTTTGGCCGCCTCGTCGCAGTAGCACGCGAAGGAAGCGACGGCAGCGGTGGCGCTACCTGGCGTTGCCGTTGCGACTGCGGTCAGGAGAAAGTCATCAGCGCACACTCGTTGAACAAGGGACGTACCGTCTCGTGCGGTTGCTGGAACCGCACGAGACCACGAGCAACGCACGGTGAAGCATCGCCCAGCACCCGCACAACTGAGTACCGTATCTGGTCTGCGATGAAGGATCGCTGCGGTAACAGCAAGAACCCACAGTACAAAGACTACGGCGGTAGGGGCATCACAGTTGACCCACGCTGGCTAACGTACGAAAACTTTCTCGAGGACATGGGACGTCGGCCTCCTGGTCTCACCATCGAACGAAACAACAACGACGGACCGTACGCACCCTGGAACTGTCGCTGGGCTACACGCAAAGAGCAACAAGCCAACACAAGGAAGCGACATGGACATCATCGTACGGCGCCCTAATGTTGGTTATCTTGACAGTGCGCTTTGGGTACCCAAGGCCGCGATCAATGCCGAGGGGGTGAAGCGCGTCCTCACCTTCGAGTTCTTTGAGCGCGACAAGATGAACGTGCTCACGCTCTACAAAGAGACGGACCACCACCTCATCGTGCCGCGAGAGTTCTGGCCACCCCAGACCTTCCAGTTTCCGGTCATCGACTGCCGCCCCCTCCGCTACACGCGGACGGGGGTGGTCAGCCGCATCAAGCTCGACCACGAGTTCGAGGACGGCACGCTGCGTCCCACCGGAAAGACAACGCAGCACGACGCGATGGCAGCGTTGCTGAGCACACGCGGCGGAGTACTGCAGCTGGCTTGCGGACTCGGCAAGACGGTCATCGCGCTCGACTTTCTAGCTAGGCGCGGCTTCCCCGCCCTCATCATCCTCGACACCACGCAGCTGATGCACCAGTGGACGAAGGAGATCAACGAGCACCTCATCGTTCCCGGAGGAGTAGGGCTCATCCAGGGGCAGACGTTCGACTGGAAGAAGAGCGTCGTCATCGCCACGTACCACACGCTTGCAGAACGAGCGGCCTCGATGCCGGAGGAAGTACGCCAGTGGTTCGGAACAATCATCTGGGATGAAGCGCATCACCTTGGGGCACCGAAGTTCTCGCGCACGGCCGATCTCTTCTACGGGTTGCGCCTTCTACTCACCGCGACCCCAGACAGGGACGACGGCACGCAGGTCATCTACAACTTCCACGCTGGCCCCGTCTTCTACAAGGACCTGAAGCAGGAGCTCACACCGGACATCTTCTTTAGGTGGACGGGCGTCGGGCTCGACATGACGGACAAGACCGTCGCTGCCGCCGTCAACGACTGCAACGGGGAGATGCACATCGGGAAAGTCGCTGGGCACCTGGGTCGTCAGCCTGCGCGCATTCAGTTCGTCCTCGACGAGGTGAAGCAAGCCATCGACGCCGGCCGCAAGGTCATCGTTCTCTCGAAGAGCGTCGACGCGCTCGTGAACATGTTCGCCGCGTGGAACATGCGGCAGGCCCTCATCACCGACATCCCGTTCCCGACCGCGGCCGAGGTCGGAGAAACGGTGCCGCCGCGAGAGCTCGACAAGGCCTCCGCAAGCAAGCTGATGGCTCACATCATGACGGCGAAGAAGGAGCTCGAGAACCCACTCCTACCTCCCCAGAAGCGCATCGAGCTCCAGATCAAGAAGGAGCACTTCGACCAGGCGTGGCAGGCCCACCTCGTCTTCAAGAAGTGCGAAGCGCTCTACAACGCCAAGCGCGCGGCCTACCTGAAGGAGCTCATCACCCTGCCGAGCAACGCCGGGCTGATGATCTACAAGGTCAAGCCGGCGATGCGCGACAAGATGCTGCGAGAGCGGCAGGTCACCTTCGCCGTCATGAAGTACGGACGTGAAGGGCTCGACGACCGCAACCTCGACACCATCATCATCAACGAGCCGATCTCCAGCCGCAACTCGCTCCAGCAGATAATGGGACGCGTTTTGCGGAAGAAGAAGGGTAAGCAGACGTCCGTCGTCGTCTTCCTCGAGGACAACATCGGACCCTTCATCGGCATGTGCCAGAAGCTCCGCAACCACCTCCGTACCTGGGCGCCTGAAGAAGGCGGTCCCTTCGACTACGAGAACATCGGACAGCCCGTCTCCATGCGCACGAAGAAAAAAGCCGTGCTTCAAGCCACCGCCTACGCACAGTCCACCTCCATCCGACCCGCCACAAGGACCACATGAACACGCCCAAGCTCAACGAACTGTTCCAGCCCGAGAAGCACGCCTGGGTCATGGCGTACCGCCACTCGGCGAAGTACTTCGGTCGCCTCATCGACATCGACGGCGCGAAGCCGCCCGAGGGAAAGGTCAGCGCCTTCGAGGTGCGCAAGGCGAAGAACGTCGCGCTCAGCCCCATCTTCCAGCTCATCACCGCGCAGCGTCAGGTGCCCCTTGATGCGCGCGGCAAGCCCATCGAGTTCGACGAGTCAGGACGCCCCACGAGCCGCCCGGTGAGCACCGGCATCACGACCGAGCCTTTCGTGCAGCTCGTCGAGTTCTGCGACTACATGACCCCGATGCACTTCGAGGGCGCGGACATCCAGCGGTTCTTCAGCGAGATGACCGAAGAGGACGTGAAGGGCTACCGCGGGCTCCTCGAGGGCGTTGTGGCATCCGTGCAGGCCGCGTCTCCCATCGCGCTCGCGACGCCGGCGGAGACCAGCAAGGTCACCCGTGGACGTTGACGCACGCAAGCCACTCGGCATCCTGCAGAACGAGTGGAGCACCTGCCAACGCTGCCCGCTCGGGGAGCGACGCCTGAACGTGGGGGCACACTTCGTCCCCGGTGTGGGCTACCCGCGTTCCGTCATGCTCATCGGCGATGGACCGAACGAAGAGTCCGAGCAGATCGGCGCACCCTTCGTCGGCCGCTCAGGAGGAATCCTGCGCGCCATCCTCGCTCGCTGGGGCTGAAGGAGTACTACCTCACCAACCTCGTTGCTTGCCGCTCCTGCGTGCCGCAGACCAACGCCTCTGGCGAACCGATGCAGCGGCGCGTGGGCGGGGTGATGACCCCCGTCTACAAGGACGAGACGCCCATCCCAGCGCACATCGCAGCGTGCCGCGCTCGTCTCAACGAGGAGATCTACCTCGTGGATCCGACGGTTATCGTAGGGCTGGGTCCGAAGGTCTGCGAGGCCCTCACGGGACGAGCCGCAAACCTGGCGCGTGACAACGGGGAGGCTCGTCCCATCTCCATCCCCGGTGCTTCACGCGTCGCCGAACTCACTGACAAGGGCGCCTGGCTCCGCAAGGTGAAGGGCCAGTGGATCCAACCGGTCGCGCGCAGCGAGGTGCGTTACCACTTCGTCCCCACCTACCATCCGCTCGACGTCGAGCGGGTGATGGACGACATGAGCCCGAACAGCACCTTCAACAAGTTCATCGTCGCACTCCGAACGGCAGTCCAGACGCATGACGCCTACCTCGAGGGAGCCTACGGCATGACGCCGGCCAACCGCGGACAGGCCACCGATCTCGACCTTCAACACGTAGCGCAGCAAGAGGCACAGACCCATGAAGAAGCGTGAAGCGAGACCCGTCACCGTAGACGAGGTCCCGGAGCTGATGGCGTACGAACTCGCGAAGCGGGATCTCGACAACTTCAAGAAGAAGCACGCAGCCGTCATCGAGGAGCTGGCATCCCTCGTCGAAGCTCACAACACAACCCTCGAGGCAGCAGACAAGGTGATGCGCGCGAACAACTACACCTGCGCGCCGTTCAACCTCCAGCACTTCACCACGAAGTACAGCGCAGACGAGGCCTTCGTCCTGCTCGGCCGCGACGGCTTCCTCGCGGTCGGGGGCAAGATCGACAAGAAGGAGATCTACGACCTCGACAAGGATCGCTTCGAGGCAGCAGCCTCGCAGGGCAAGATCGCCGACGCCGTTGTAGAGAAGGTCCGCACCGAGACGCCGACCTACAAGAAGCCCAAGCCCCTGGCTGTCTGAGCGGTGAACTCCGCGCGGCTCACCATCGAGCGAAACGACGTCATCATCTACGAGAGGATCGAACCGATGGACAAGTTCCAGTCCCTGCGACAGACAACAGGACCCGAGGCACATGTCGGGATGAACATGGGCGTAGGCCAGGACTTCGGGAAGCTGAAGGTCGGTGCATCCGTCACCCTCAGCTGCGACCAGAACGAGGCGGCCATCAACGCGGCCGGCTACCAGGCGTTCACCAAGTGCATGGAGCTGGTCGAGCAGGGCATGAAGTACCTCGCGCAGAACCCGGAGGTGCCGACGTGATTCGCGGGCACATGAAGTGCGACGGAATCGCGCTGGGCGAAGCGAGTTTCAGCTTCATGAACTCGGGCGGCATCGTCCTCGAGGCGAAGGCCGCTTTCGTCAGCACGAAGACCGGCGACACGTACGGCTGGACGAAGAACACGGTCTGGTCTCCGCCCACCATCGAGAAGCTGAAGGAGCTCCGCACGTTGATGGAGATCGATCTCGGTCACCTTCACCTCGAGGAGGGCGGCGAGTCGCTCACGGGCGCCTCAGCGCCTACGGAGGGACGCGGGCTGGGCAGCATGCCGAAGGGCGGGATCGGCGAAGAGGTTGGGTCCGTCTGACCCCCTACCGCTAGTGGCGTGACCTGCCGTCCACGCAGCTAATAGAGAAAGCGCGGAGGCGATTGACGTGGGCCGCGCGGGCGGCCACGGTGATCGTCCCCCGCGTGTCCACTTTTGTTAGCCGTGGGGGATAAGAGGTCCGCCTACGTCATCGATCCTTGCTCTCCGAGGTGCAATGTCTCACCAGCTCACACTCTGCTCACGCATCATCAGGACCGGTTGTCTAGCGGAGGTACTGGACTACGGGATTACCTCCGACGACTTCACCACTCCCGAGGCGCTCTCGATCTGGACCCTTATCCACAACTACCACACGATGGCGCAGACACGTGGGTCTGTGCTCGACATGACAGGGCTGCTGGAGAAGCATCCCAGCTATGTTCTGGTGCCGGATCGCCCGGAGAGCTCGACACACGCGCTCTGCTTTGCGGTCCGTCGAGAGCGCATACAAGCCGGAGGCTTGAAGGCAATCGGTGACGCGGCCAGCCTCATCTCCACGGGCATCGACCCGATGGTCCCGCTTGCACGACTGCAGGCGGAAGTGAGCGCGTACCTCGCCCTGGGCTGCACCGCCAACGCAGACGTCGGGTTCGGCCGCGGTCTCGCCAGCGTCATGCAGCGCATGCAGCTGCAGCGCGACGGCGTAGACCTGGCGCTGATGAAGTGGCCGTGGGCGGCGATGAACAAGGCCACGCTCGGACTCCAGCGCGACGACTACGTCGTCTTCTACGGGCGGCCCAAGTCGATGAAGACCTGGACGCTCGCGTACCTCGTGGCCTGGTGTTACGAGAACGAAAAGAAGCTCGTGCTCTACACGAAGGAGATGACGCCGGACAACGTCTACCAGCGTGTGCTCGCCTGCATCTGCCGCATCCACTACGAGTTCGTTCGCGACGCGTACACGATGTCCGACAACGACTGGTACGCCATCCAGAAGCTGTACCACCAGCTGACGTTAGACCCGGTCCTTGCGAACACCATCGTGGTCCTCAACGGCCGCGACGCTCCTGCAGGTGGAGACACTGTCTCGTGGCTGAACAGCAAGATCGACAAGCACAAGCCAGTCGTAGCCTTCATCGACGGGCTCTACTTGCTCAGCGACCAGAACAAGAAGAGCAAGGATCATGAGCGCGTAACGAGCATCAGCCGCGACATCCGCGGCATGGTCCTCGGCAGCGGAGTGCCGGTCATCGCGACGATGCAAGCCAACCGCAAGGCTGCCGGACACACCGACGCGAACCTCGACGAGATCGCGTACTCCGATTCCCTTGCCCAGGACTGCACCGCGGCCATCCGCACCATCCAGCGCAAGGTCAACCCCACCGAGGAGGAGAAAGAGAAGAACCCCCAAGCCGAGCCCAAGAAGTTCATCGACCTCATCTTCGGCGGCAGTCGTGAGTACTCTCTGCACGGCATCCGTCTGCACGCAGTGCCAGCCCGTGACTTCTCGCAGGTGAAGGAGCTCACCGAAGCCGACGTGCTCGCCTCCAAGGAAGCGGACGCTGAGGAAGAGGAAGAGCGCAAGGCCGCACGCGCCGCGAAACGGCGCAAAGCAAAGGTGAAGGCCGCACAGAACATGGCGCAGGGAGGCATCAAGGAACAACAAGCCGCAGGCGAACAGGCCGTCGCTGCACGCATGCCACACGTACAATGACCGACCAGATCAAGAGCGCGGTCGCTCCGTACCTGAACCGGATGCGTGCAGCAGGACCCGAGGAGGTCTCTGCGGTGTGTCCGTTTCACCGCCGAGCCGACGGGTCGGAGGGAGGTGCCACGAACTTCTTCATGAACGTGTACAGCGGGCTGTGGTTCTGCCACTCCTGCCACGCTCGCGGGAACCTCTACACCTTCCTCCGTGACGTCGGTCTCTCACGCGACCAGATCAAGATGCAGTACCAACCGGCGCTCGACGATGCCGGGAAGTACGCACCCCCACCGCCGGACCCCGTCAACCCGGTGGAGGCGGTACTCGAACCGCTAGACGAAGGCTTCCTCGGGTACTTCGACTACTGCCCGCAGCAGCTCCTCGACGACGGCTTCCCGATGGAACTCTTGCGCAGGTTCGACATCGGGTACGACTGGACCCACCACCGCATCACCTTTCCCCTGCGCGACTGGCGGGGGCGTCTCGTCGGCATCAGCGGACGTGCGGCGCAAGACGGAGTCCAGCCCCGGTACAAGCTGTACGACAAGGAGTACCTCGCGTTCGGCCTGCCCATCCGCAAGACCGAACGACGTCCGCTCATCTGGAACATCCACAACGTCCTCCTCAAGCAGCACTTCACGTCCAACCCGGAGGTACAGCCCCTTGTCATCGTCGAAGGATACAAGGCCGCGCTGCGTGTCGCGCAGGCCAACGTAGAAGTAGGAGCGCTCCTCGGCTCCCACATCACGCAGGAGCAGATCTGGTTGCTTCAGAAGCTAGACTGTCCTCTTCTCTTCATGTTCGACAACGATGACGCCGGGAGAATGGGTCAGCTCGATGCTTGCCATCGACTGTCTCAGACCGGCTCCATCGGACACCGCTTGTTCGTCGTCGATTACGCCGCCCGTCAGCCCAGTGATCTCACCCCACATGCCGTCCTAGAAGCATTGCTCGCACCACAGCCATTCATGGAATGGTTCGTCCGTAACTCGTAGCCAGGAGCACACATGTCATACGGTAAGAACGAAGAAGACCAGAAGCGCGTCAGCTCATTCCGAAGGGAGAGTGCCGCTTTCTCCAAGTCGCAGCCACGCACGGGAGGGAAGGCCAAGATCCCGGCGTTCCTCGACGAGTACAAGCCCAGCACCAGCTGCATCGACACGGTGCGGCTCATTCCCGGCGCCTACGCGCAGGACAAGATCATCCTGGCACCCGACGCTGCGGGACAGATGGTGCCGACGCTCACGCAGACCACCTGCGACTTCATCAAGATCACCGAGCACTACGACGGGTACTACAAGAAGGGCTGCATCTGCAGCGCCGGCCCGTTCAACGATCGCGAGCATCGCAAGCCCTGCCATGGCTGCGACATCTTCTTCGCGACCGGAGCCCGCAACGAGAACGGCCGCTTCGAGTCCACGCGGATGAGCAAGCAGAACAAGTTCGTCTTCTCGGTCTGGGACTACGGGGTCTACCACAACAACTACCAGCTCGATGAGCAGGGCAACGTCCGCGCGAACAAGAACACCGGCAAGCCGTATATGCAGTGGCAGAAGTGCATCGGCCAGGGCTGCCCCAGCTGCCGCGCGGGCAACATCGAGACGAAGCAGGGCTGCATGCGCTGCTGGCCTCTGAGCTTCACCTGGTTCCAGGTGCTGCGTCAGCAGGACATCAACGTCATCGGCCGCAACTGCGTCCGCTGCCTCAACCAGAACTGCATCAACAGCGTCTCCTGGAACACCACCTGCTGCGGAGCGTGCGTCATCGACATGCGCACCACGCAGATGACGACGGAGGAGATCAACAAGGTCACCAACGACGAGTTCACCTGCCAGCGCTGCCGCACGACGGGCATGCTCAACGAGGTGTACGAGTGCGGCTACTGCGTGCAGCGCGGCCAGTACGGCGTGCGCGCATCTCTCTTCGACGTCGACCTCAACGTCACTGTCGTGCAGAGCGGCGTGAACAAGATCCTCCAGGTCACGGGCTTCACGGGACCGAACGTCATCCCCGACGCCTGGAAAGAGTACCTCAAGCCGATGGACCTGCTCGCGCGCTACGCTCCGGACTCTCTCGAGTTCCAGGCCAAGCGCTTCAACGTGCAGCCCCCTCCGCCCCAGCTCGGACCGCAACCCCAGCAGGGCTACCCCCAGCAGTACCCGCAGCAGCAGGCGATGCCGCCCCAGCAGCCGCAGGGATACCCGCAGCAGGCCCCCCAGGGCTACGCTCCGCCGCCGATGCAGCAGCCGGCCTACCAGGCTCCGCAGCAGCCTGCCCAGCAGCCCTGGGCACCCCAGCAGGCAGCCCCGCCGCCGATGTACCCGCCGCAGCCAGGCTTCGGCCAGCCGCAGCAGGCACCCGCACAGCCGCCGCAGTACGCGCAGCAACCCCAGCAGGGCTACCCGCAGGGGTTCACACCGCCGCCCGCACAGCCGCCGGCGACGCCGTACGGTCGTCGCTGATCCCACAACCAGTACACGGCCCCCGCGTAGGGGGCCGTTTCTTTTAGGTGCCCCACATGGCGACGTGGAACATCGAGCTTCCGACTGCCGACTGGTATCTGCCCGGTGACGAACGCATGGACGGCCTCGTGCGCGAGGTCATGGACCAGGACCTCGTTGCCATCGACACCGAGACCACCGGTCTCTGCGTCTTCCGTGATGTTCCGTTGTACTGGTCGTTGGCATGGGGTGAGAACCGTCGCTGCGCGATGCCCATCTCGACGCTCCCGTACTTCGACCGCGCCTTCAACGACCCCAGCCGCGCCTGGGTCTTCGCCAACGCGAAGTTCGACGCACACATGCTGGCCAACCGCGGTGTCGTCCTCGCAGGCGCCTGGTACGACGTGGCCGTCATGCACGCGCTTCTCTACGAGGAGGAGTCGCACAAGCTCAAGGACATGGCCAAGGAGGTCCTCGGCTGGACCTGGCGAGACTTCTTCGACGTCTTCAAGCGCCTGCTGCTTCCCGACTACTCGCAGGCACCGAAGATCCTCCGTGGAGGTCGTCTAGGTGCGCAGCCCACGCGCCCCGAGACCAACGCTGAGATGTTCCTCCGAACGGAGCGGAACAACCTCTACGAGCTCGTCGACTACGCCTCGAACGATGCGTTCGGAACGCTGAAGATCTTCTGGGCGCTGCTCAAGGAGCTCCAGGAGTGCAACATCTACTCGCTCTACCCCGAGTGGCTGCCGACGATGGCCGACCTCTTCTTCAAGACCGAGGTGCCGTACACCAAGGTCCTCTGGCAGACGGAGCGCAACGGCTTCTACGTCGACAAGGACTACCTGGTCGGTGTCGGGACGCCGATGGGGGCAGAGCTCAACGACCTGAACCGCGAGATCACTCGCCTGGCAGCTCAAGTCGGGATGGTGGGCTTCAACCCCAAGTCTGTGGACGACCTGCGCAAGTACTTCATCGACATCAAGGGGCTTCGGCCGCTGATGATGACGAAGGGCGGCGAGAGCGGAAACAAGCAGGCCTCCATCGACAAGGGATTCCTCGAGCACTACGAGCACGAGGACGACATGGCGCACGTCCTCATGCGCCACCGTCAGCTCTCGAAGCTGAAGGGCACGTACATCGACAACATCGACGAGTTCCGCGACAACAACGGGCGCATCCACACGAAGTACAACCAGGACGTGGCGCGCACGGGTCGTCTCTCTTCGAGCGAGCCCAACATCCAGAACATCCCGAAGCCCGACAGCGACAAGTTCAAGCTGCGCGGAGCCTTCAAGCCACAGCCAGGCGCCGGCACCTGCCTCATCGTCGGTGACTACAGTGCACTCGAGATGCGTCTTCTCGCGTGCGCCACAGTCACCAACGAGCACCCCAAGGGCGCCGAGGACATGATCCAGATCTTCCTCGACGGCAAGGACATCCACATGGGCAACGCGGCCATGGTGTTCGGGCCGCTGGTGAAACAGCGCTACGGCTGGGACCTGACCTACGACTTCATCAAGGAGGCGAAGAAGATCGACGGACAGGTGAAGGAAGGCAAGTTGCCCGCAGAGGCGATGACCGAACGCCACCAGATGGCGCTCACCTTCCGCTCGCAGATCAAGGCTACAGCCTTCGGCATCAACTATGGCCTGCGGGAAGGCAAGCTAGGTCGTCAGCTCGGCATCACCAAGGCCGCAGCGAAGGACGTCATCGACCAGTACATGGCGGCCTACCCGGCGGTGGACAAGTTCTACAAGGACGCCATCGCCGAAGCGCGCAAGCTCGGTTCTTCATGGACCGTGCTTGGCCGCCGCCGCACGCACAACGCCATCAACTCCCCGAACACGATGGATCGGTGGTCGGAAGAACGGAAGGCGGTGTCGATGGCCATCCAGGGCACAGCCGCCGACGTCGTGCGCCTCGCCATGATCAACATCAGCAACGCGCGCCTCGACTACAAGTACGGCTGCCACATGATCCTCCAGGTGCACGACGAGCTCGGCTTCGAGTGTCCTCGTGAGACCGCTGAGGAGGCGCGCAAGGAGATCCAGTACCTGATGGAGAACGCTCTGCCCACGCAGCTGGCGGTACCCCTCGAGGTGTCGCTGGGGATTGGTGACGCATGGAACCAGGCAAAGTGACGACACTGGCTACAGCCGCAACAAGGCCCGAACTGTTGGCTCTGGCCGATCTCCTGTGTGCACCAGGACGCCCGGTATCTCCACGCTCTCTCCGTAAGTGGAAGTGGCGAGGGAAGAACACCTGGCGTCGCTGCCCCGCGTGCATGGAGGACAGGCGCAGCTTCGGCACGCTGTACGGCTACCGGATGCACCGGCGAGATGCACACGGAGAAAGACAGCGTGGAATGGGAAGGATGCTGCAATGACCGTCGATGAAGAGTACCGCTGGCACACCGCGATGGTCATCGGAGCCATCATCCTCGCTGTTGCGGGCAGCATCGTCTACGTGAGCACCTGCGACGACTGCGAGGCCAAGGGCGGTGTGCTCGTCCAGACTGCCACAGGCTTCGCCTGCGTGGAGAAGAAGTGATGGCCGTCACCGCTGATGATCTACGCGCGAAGGGTTGGCATGTCGCAGTCCACAACGACTATCGACTGCGCGGTACTTGGATGACCTTCTGGTTGTTCACGAAGGACAACATGTGCGCAAAGGGGGAGGGTGGGGACGACGGCGACGCCCTCCTTGAGGTCCTGCAAGAGATCGACAAGCTCGAGGCCCGCGAGTGGGAAGAGGTCACAGGCGCGGCCAGGCCCTTCGCGAGCAACGAGCCACCCGGTACCTACGGCCTCTGCTGGAAGCCCATCGAAGGATCAGCGCGTCACTGCACCGAGTACATCAACCACAGCGGTAGGTGCAGCGTCCGATGAACAAGACCGAGCTCGACAGGAGGACCGCCCATCAGCTCGGCGTATCGATCCACGACGTGCGCGAGATCACCGACAGCTTCTTGCGGCAGGTCATCAAGGGCCTCCTCGAGCGCGGCGTCGGAGGCATCGTCCAGATCGACGGCTTCGGTACCCTGCACATCTCCCGTCGTGTCGGTACGCAGAACAACCACCCCGTCGTGAAGTACTATGTGAACCTGCGCAGAGCCGAGCCACTCACGCGCGCGTTGCGCGAGAAGTTCGGCAAGACGCAGAAGGAGATTCGTCATGGAAGAGAAGTACGCAGTCGACGAGAACGTCGATCAAGAGCAGCTCGAGAAGCAAGCCGCAAGCGGGTGCCCCGAGTGCGGTAAGAAGGTCGAACGACACGGCAACGTGCTCATGTGCCCAACCCACGGCAGTGAGCCCTTCGAGAACAAGAGGAAGTAGATGAGCCGACTGACCGTCGCCGAGATCAGCAAGGGAGTTGCAAAGCTACAAGCGGGTCTGAACCGCAGCGCCGCCGAGAAGGGGGCGACGGTGTGCACCAACATCGACCTGGCGCCCAACGTCTACTTCACTCGTCGACCGAGCGGGATTCCTGAGCTGGACATCCATCTCGGCGGCGGTCTTCCGGCGGGAGGGCTCTCCTACTTGAGCGGGCCCGACGGCAGCTTCAAGTCGTCCCTCCTGTACCACTTCATCGCGGAGAACCAGCGCATCTGGGGGGAGCGCTCCTGCGTGGCCCTCGGTGTGAGCGAGGCCGCGCCCGACCACTTCTGGATGCGGAAGTGCGGGGTGCAGATCGCCATCCCCGAAGAGATGATCGCCGAGCGCGTGCAGATGCGGAAGGTCAACGGCCTCCCTCCCTTCACTAAGGAGGAGCTCAAGGCCTTCCGTACGCCCACCGTGGGCAAGGTCATGCTCCTCCGCGGCGCCACCGGCGAGGAGCTCCTCAGCGCCATCCTCCAGTTCTTCGACTGGGGTGGCTGCGACCTGCTGATGCTCGACTCGGTGTCCGCCGTCCTCCCCGAGGCCGACGCCGACAAGAGCCTCGACGAGGCGCAGAAGCGCGCGGCAGCAGCTGGTCTCCTCACGAAGTTCTTCCAGCACTATCTGAACGGAACGACCGGCTACAACGGCACGAACAAGACCACGGTCATCTTCACGTCGCAGGTGCGCTCGAACTCGAAGAAGGCCGAGGCCCCCGGGCACATCGCGAAGTACCTTCCCGACTACGCCCCCCAGGGCGCGTGGGCCGCGAAGCACGGCAAGCTCATCGACATCCTGATGAAGCCGGGCGAAAAGGAGAAAGAGAAGGTCGCTGCGGAGCCCATGAACCTCGGGCAGGCCGTCGAGCAGAAGAAGCGCCTCACCCAGACCGGCAAGCTGGTGCGATACGAGATCCTCAAAGGCAAGGCCGGCATCCACGAGGGCATCACCGGCGAGTTCCCGTTCTCCTTCAACGAGAACGTGGACAAGCAGCGCCTGCTCATCAGCACGGGCCTCCGCCTCGGCATCGCTGAGGAGAAGAAAGGACTCGTGACGTACTACGACCTGAAGACCCGCGCTCCCATCCCCGAGCTCGAGAAGCGTCCGATGGACGAGCTCGCCGCCACACTGCGCGGGGACTTCGAGCTGGAGCTCTCGCTCCGCCTCATGACTCTCGCCAGCGTGGGCATCGAGTGCGCATATCGCTGAGCCTCGAGGCACACGCAGGAGAGTGCAGTCGCTGCGAAGCGGAGGGGCAGGTCATCCTCCACTTCGCAGTGACGACGGACGAAGAAGTCGGTGACCTGCCCGCACTGTGCGTAGCCTGTGCCATCAAGGGCGGCGAGATCACCACCTACCTCGCGCCGCTCAACGAGAAGCCCTCGAGAAGGAAGGCCTTCAAGAAGGCGAAGAAGACCTCACTGAAGCAGGAGGTGGAGGTCTGCGAGCTCCTCGGCGCACGTACCCAGCCCGGCTCAGGGAACCAGGCCGGCGCCAAGGGAGACGGAAGGAGAAAGGGAGAGCTTCGCATCGAGGCGAAGTTCACCAAGGCCGCGTCCTACAGCCTCAAGCTCGAGGAGCTGGGAAAGCTGATGGGAGAGGCCACGCACGGAGAGCTCCCCGTGTTCGTCATCGACTACCTCGATCCGGGGACAAGCAAGCTGCGGGACCGATACGCGGTCCTTCCGTTCGCAGATGCACAGGAGCTCATCGAGCTCAGGAGAGAGAAGAATGGCGCTACGAAGCATCGCTGACCTCAACGGTCCGCCCGACGAGATCACGCGACGGATCAACCAGGCGAAGCAGCTGTCCGTCCTCTACGACACCTACGTCAACACGACCCAGGACGGCCACGAGCGCGAGCCCGGCATCCATGCCTCCGAGCTCTATCCGTGCCTGCGGCAGCCGGTCTACTCGCTGACCAACACCCCACGGAAGCCGAAGGTCCAGAAGTACTGGAAGCAGCGCTTCAAGATGGGAACGAAGATCCACGACATGGTGCAGGAGGACTTCGAGCAGATCTCGAAGGCCACGGTGCAGACCGAGGCCTTCCGCATCGCCACGGCGATGGCTCTGCAGATGAACTGCCGCATCGAGTTCCAGAAGGAGGCCAAGGTCCGTCCAGAGCTCCAGGCCATCGCCGCGTACTGGAAGATCTACTCGGCGTGTGACGGCATCTTCACCTTCATCGATCTGGACACCAACGAAGTCGTGCTCCGCGTCGGCCTCGAGATCAAGTCCGAGGCGATGGACGGCTTCGCCGCGCTCAAGGGGCCGAAGTTCGAGCACATGCGGCAGGGGCACCTCTACATGGGCTGCTACGACCTGCCGCTCATGTGGTTCTTCTACATGAACAAGAACAACCAGAACAACACGAAGTCGGAGGCTCCCTACCTCGTGGTGTTCCAGCCGGAGATCTGGCAGGAGCTCGAACAGCGCTTCACCGAGATCCATACACACGCGTACAACGGGACTCTCCCCGAGAGGACGGAGACCGTCATCTGCGAGTTCTGCGCGTGGAACTACGTCTGCGAGCCCAAGGCAGAGAAGATCCAGGCGAAGCAACTCGTACGGAACAAGAACGAGTCCCTCCGCCCACAAGGAAAGGTCTGACATGCGCGAACCCAAACCAGCCCCTCCCCCGCTCGACCAGCCGTACCCAGAGGCCGGCGGGCTCCAGCTCCCTCGAGACGTCGGCATCTCGGAGAGTCAGGCCGCCGCTGTCGAGCAACGATGGAGCGCCACCATCGCCCGTGTGAACGCTCGCCTGCACGCACAGGGCTTCTACGACGTCGCCCAGCCACAGCTGCAGTGCCCCGAGGTCTCGACCGAGGCCCTTCTGTCCACGGATCTACGAAGCTACACGGTGACCTACGCCGGGCAGCTGCAGTGGTACCGCTACACGGTGGTGCTGCTGGCAAAGACGCGCGCGGCGCTCCTTGGTGTCGAGAACGAGATGGCGGACATCGCTGCCAAGAAGCGCATCGAGTTCCGGAAGCAGAACCAGCACGCAGCGAAGGCCGACAAGCTGGGCGCCCAAGAGATGGCAGACCTCATCGACCAGGACCCCATCTACAACGACCTCAAGCTGCAGGAGCAAGAGCTGACGCAGTACAAGCTGCAGATCCAGGTGCGAGCCGAGACGCTCGAGGAGTCGCTGAAAGTCGTCTCCCGGCAGATCGAGAATCGCAAGATGGAGACGAGCGCCGGCGGACGCGAGCAGAACATGCCGTACGGCAATCGACCCCCAGGACCCCCACAACAGCCACCCCCAGGGTGGAGGCCCCACGGATGATTCGACTCGAGCTGCCGTTCATTCCGCCGTCGTCGAACAAGGCGTACTTCAACCTTCCAACCGGTGGACGTGGACTCGCTACCGCGGGCAAGAAGTTCAAGAACGAGACCACAGCGCATCTTGCGCGCACCTACCCGCAGGAGCTCCGATTCTTCCAGGCGAACATGCCTTACCTGGTCGTCATCCGCTTCTTCTTCGAGGACGTGGAGACGAAGGGCTTCTCCAGCGGCAAGGCGAAGAACCGGTACAAAGTGTTCGACGGAGGCAACCGAACCAAGCTACTGGAGGACGTCCTCAAGGACGTGGGCGGCATCGACGACTCGCAAACGCTGACGTCGATCTGGGAGAAGAAGCAAGGTCTCCCTGAGCGCACGCTGCTCTGGGCCTGGAACCTCGAGGAGGAGGCGACGCCGTTCGATGGAGCACTCACAAGCCTCACCTAACCTGTCGTTCGAGTACCTCTACGAGCTCTACGCCGGCTGCAACGACAGCGAGCTCTATCAGATCGCGCGGTCTGCGGGACACACCGTCCTACCAAGCCTCAGCCGAGACGCTCTCATCCGCGTCATCATCGGCGCTGAAGCACCTCCTCCGTTGCACGAGCACATCGTCGACGAGTACCGGCGCGCCATCATGGCTTTCGTCATCGACCACCGAAAGGCACTGGAGACGCAGATCAAGTGCCCCGCGCGCTCATTCAAGCCCGATGCGTGCTTCGGTTGTCTCGACCAGCAAGTCTTCAGCTGCCTCGTCAGCAACCCGAACCAGCAACGCCTCATCCAGCTCTACAAGAGAAAGCTCACGTAAGGAGACCACCCACGCATGTCCGACGATTCCCTCGCGCCGCTCACCCTCCAGACAGCGCCCCGCAACGCGCAGGTGCTGATGGAGCAAACCTCTCACACACTCCGCACACTGGCGTACGACCTCGGGCGGCTCACCAGCGGTGAGCAGATGATGGCGTGGCATCCGCTCACGCATCAGCAGCGCGCCGAGCTCGTGCTGGTCGGTCTCCAGGAGTGGGACAAGCAGAACCCCGGCGCCTACGCCGGTCCCGTCGTCACCCCAGGTCCTCAACCCCAACCCACCCAGTCCCAGGAGACAGCCGCACCCATGAACCAGCCCCCGTACCCGCCGCAGTACCCGCAGCAGCAGCCCCAGCAGCAGTTCCCATCGCCGGCTCCGCAGCAGCCGGGCTTCGGGCAGCAGCCGCCCCAGGGATACGGAGCTCCGCAGCCGGGCTTCGCGCCGCCTCAGCAGCCGCAGGCTCCGCAGCAGCAGTACGTGCCACCCCAAGCCCCGCAGGGCGGACCTCCCCCTCCTCCGGCGTTCACGCCGCAGGCGCAGCCCTACCCCCAACAGCAGCAGCCCCAGATGGCGCCGTCGTTCCAGCCAACGGCTCCCCAGCACGCTCCGCAGTACCCGCAGCCGGGCTTCTCCCAGCCCCCTCCGATGCAGCCGCAGGCTCCGCAGCAGATGCAGCAGCCCCAGCAGCCGCAGATGCAGCCCCAGGCACCGCAAGGAATGCCGCCGTCGTTCCAGCCGAACGGAGCTCCCCGCCCCGCAGGCTTCGCACCGCCGGCCATCGTGCCCCCGCCGCAGCCGATGCCGCCTCCCCAGCAGCCCCCTCCGATGCAGCAGCAGCCGATGTTCCCCGCTCCCGCGGGAGTCGACCCCGCTGCTCAGGGGTTCGCCGGCGCCGCGACTGCCGGCGAGGCACCGGGCAAGACGCGCGGCAAGCGCGAGCCCAAGCCGGCGGCAGCTCCCGGGGTCTCGGGTGACGCCATCCAGCTCCTCACCAACCTCACCTCGATGGAGCAGCAGCAGGGCGAGGAGATCGCCGTGCTGAAGCGCCTGGCAGGTGTGTCCGCCGCCTCTGCGGTCACCATCTTCTGCTCCACCTACGGCGGTGACGCCGCGTCCGGACTGCAGCGCCTCCTCAGCGAGGCAGCGGTCATCACCCAGCAGCTCACCCCGGGAAAAGGCTAGTCGCCGTCCTCGACGACCCGTGGCCTGGCGCTGTTCGTGCTGGGGTGGAGACGTTCTCCCTCGCCAGCACAGCAGTGGATACGCTGGACTACGGGTCGCTCGTCGAGCTCGCACGGCAGCTCGGTCTCCTTGTTCTCGAGGAACAAGGGTACCCGGAGATGATCCGGACGCGACTGAGGCGCTCGCAGCAGCTGTGAAGAATGGAACTTCGCCGTGTACGGAATCTCGTGCACGGCGAAGGGCCGCCTCAGGTACTCGAGCGTTGCAACCAGCTTCTGCAGATTGCCCTCCAGGTGTCCGACGAACACGTTGCAGCGCGAGCACAAGAGCCCTCGCACGGTGTTCTTGCGATGACAGTGATCAACACCCAGCCTCTTTGCTTTACCTGTCCGAGAGTCAACTGCGGTCTCGGGTTTCTTGCAGATGGCGCACACACCGCCCTGCTCGTCGAACATCTGTTGCCAGACCTTCAACGGCAAACCGTAGTCGCGCAACAGATCCTTTCTTTGTCCATACGAAGGGTTCGCTTTGCGTTTGGCCGCCTCGTATCCGGGTGCGCTTTGCCTGGCACGCGTACACGGTCGACACGGACCACTGGGATAGCGATCTGTGGCCCCACAAACGCTGCATGGCTTCTCGAGCCGCTCCGTGGTTGCTGCCACTTTTTCTTAGCCGTTCGGCGGCGGGGGATCCGAGTCACCCGGCAGCGACAGGTTCCACTTCTTCTTCAGGACAGCCGAGATGCCGCGGTAGCCACCCGAGGAGAACCACCCGAGCGCGAAGCCGTAGAGCACGAGGGACAGCCTCGTAACGGAGGCCACCGGCGGGTACGGGTAGTACTGCGGGGACACGACGAGGCAGAAGAGGGTGCCGAGCAGCGCAGGGAGCGCCGGCAAGAAGAACATCTCCCAGACACGCTGCGCCCTAGAGACCGGCGTGGCGTTGGAGAGCGTGGGCCACAGCGCCTCTACGAGACGGCGGATGAGCAGCGTCAGCACGGCGAGCACCACGATGAGGCACGCGGTCGGAACCGTCAGGATGTCGTCGAGCTTGTTCATGTCACACCTGGATGGGCGAGATGCCGCTGGGAAGACTCACAGCGTAGTACTGGCCGTTGATCCCGAGGAACTGCGTATCACCGGCAATCAGCGTCTGGTAGAGGCCGTTGCCTGGTGAAGGGTTGGCCGGCAGACGGTTGTTGCCGTAGTGCCAGGTGGCACCCTGGTCCAAGGACCAGAGCACCGTCGGCCCGCGGTTTCCTTCCGAGAGAGCGCAGACCCACAACTGTCCGAGGACGGCGATGCCAGCGCCTGTGAAGTTCGACTGCCCGAACAACGAGCCGTTGAACGTCTTGATGCTCGTCCACGTCGCCCCGTTGTCCGTCGACTTGTAGACCGAGGTGTTGCCGTCCCCAGAGCCCGACAGGCCCACGAGGGCGAGAAAGACAGGCTGCAGCGGGTTGGTGTTGTCGACCGCGAGCCCGTTGAGGAAGTGGCCGTTGTTCGCCCCGAACGGGTTGGTGACCGCCGAGAAGGTCGCTCCATCGGTCGTGCTCACGATGACCGAGGTGTACGTCCCCGTGCCGTTGTTCCAGACGGTCGTCCCGAAGATCGCCGCAGTCGACGCCTGGCCCGGCGGTGTCGCGACCGCCGAGTAGACATTGAACGGTGAGTTCGGACCGCTGAGGCCCGTCCAGGCTGCGGGGAGTGCGCCTGCGATGTTGGTCCAGCTCGTGCCGGTTGTCGACTTGACTCCGCCGCCCGAGGTGATAGCTCCGCCGACTCCTGCGGAGCCTGCAACGCCGAGCACGATGAACTCGCCGGCAGAAGGAGACGTGTAGAACCACGCAGCCGCGGCCAAGACGAAGTTGGGCTCGGCACTGCCGCTGACGATCGTGTACGACCAAGTACCGTTGAACGGACAGTACGCGTAACCGCCGAAGGCCGTGCTGACGGGTCCGAGGATCTGGATCATCTCCCCGTTCAAGGGGTTCACGCACACCGCGATCGAGAGCATCAGATCCGAGAGCGTGCCTGATCCGTAGGAGGACCAAGTCTTCCCACCGTCCGTCGAGATGGAGGGCTGGTGGAGCACGGACGACAGCTGCCATCCGCCAACCACCCAGCGGTAGCCGAACGGATCCCAGCAGGCCGAGAAACTGCCCTGCATGTTGCTGCCCTGGCCCGGGTACTGACCGGTCGTGGGCCAGTCGATGGCGGTGAGTGCTCGCCATGCGCCACGGTCCGGCACGTAGTCGTTCGCCGATGTGTCGCCGAAGCGAGTGACCATGCCGATGGGGGTCTGGAACGGCAGGATCTCGATCTCGTAGATGTCGATCGCGTTGGCCGCGCCCGTGAGCGGAGGAACGTTGGTCCCCCAGGGGTCTCCATAGTTGACGGTCTTGCCTGCGGCGCTCGCGAGGAAGTTCGTCGCACCGAACGCGCATCCCGCACTGTTCTGCTGGATGATGACCTTGATCTTCCGACCCGGCTGCAGCGGGTAACCCGAGGGACTGATGCTGTCCGCCGTCTGGTTGCTCACGTACCCGATGTTGAGCGTGTACGCGCCGCTCGCGAGGTCCAAGTAGAACGTGTCGAAGTGGTCGAGGTCGAGTGTCCAGGTGACCGTCCCGGGTGAGGTGAAGCGCGCGTTGTTCCCCGTCACACCGAGGTCGCTGTCCGTCGAGTTGGTGTTGTAGCCGGCATAGACCTGCTGCGAGTAGCCGTAGTGGACGCCACCGTCGCTCGTAAGGAACGCGAGCTCTTCCCAGAGCCCACCGCTGCCCGAGATGCTCGACTGGTTGAACGAGCCCCAGCCCAGGATGCGGTTCCCATCCACGAGGTTGGTGTCACGCCCGAAGTAGTTCATCGACACGCCGGCAGGCGGACCGTTGTACTGGCCGTACCCAGCCGAGCTCGCGGAGTTGGTGTCGGTCGCCGGAGGCGGGATGACGAGGAAGAGCCCGTCGTCGTTGTAGATCGGCAGGTTGCCTGGCAGCGGATCCGTGAGGAAGTACTGCTTCGACGCCATCGCGCCGTTGCCGTGCACCATCGTGGGAGTGACCCACTCGACGTTCGTCACGGTCACCGGGAGCGTGTCCAGGTCATCGGACGGGCCGCCATCGAGCATCGTGAAGTAGACAACCTTGGCGTTGCTGGCGGAGAGCTCCACCATGCGCACGACGATGACGTTGCCGGATGCCAGCGTGAGGCGGAGAAGGTCACGTCCCAGCCCGACAGCAGTGCGCTTGGTGCCGTTGGTGTCCGCCTGCCAGAAGTAGGTGTTCGAGACGCTGTCGAGGGTCAGGTAGTAGAGCCCCGTGAACGAGCCGCTCGCGATGGTCCCTGTGGCGCTGCCGGTGATGCGCGTCCAGTACCCCTGCCCCGCGCTGGGCGCAGAGCCCACAGGCTGTGCGCGGTTGATGATGTTCGCGAAGGCGGCCACCGCGGGAGCGTGCGGAGTCTCGCCGCTGACGCTCCAGCGCTTCGTGTACGCCATGAAGCCGATGGAGCCGATGGCTCCGTAGTTGCCATTGGTGTTGATCGCCGCGTCATCCGTCAGGTCCGCGCGCCACGCGGCATTGAACGCGTCGGGCATGTGCCGATCCGCGATCTCTGACTTCATCGTCATGGCCTGGGCAGTGCGGACGGCAACAGCGCCTGCTCCTGGCGTGTTCTCAGTGCCCCCATCGCCGGTCGTCGAGAGGTTGTAGAGCCCATTCAGCCCGCGCGTGGTGAGATCGAAGATGGTCGAGTCCCAGGGGTCGCTCCATGCCTCGCTGTTGCCGTGCAGCTGCCGCAGGAGCTCCTGCGCGTTGAAGACCGTCTTGTAGAGACGCTCCGGACCTCGAAGAAGAGCATCTGCGGGAAGACTCGCGAGACATGTCCGTCGGCCGAAGATGATGCGGTACTGCACGCCCTCGGGGATGGTCGCGTTGTACGTGAGCTGCACGTCACCCGTCGAGAACCCGCCGCTGCCCGCCGCGGTAGGAGGGGTGCCGAGATCCGTGGCCGTGTGCACCACGACCTGCGTGCCTGCGACGTTGATCTGATCCCCGCCGGTGGTGAGGATGATGAAGCCGAAGTTCTGGTCCTGATCCTGTCCCATAAAGATGGGACCCGTTAGAGCGTAGGGAATCGTCGCGCCCGTATCGCCGCCTGCCCCCGCGGTCATCGTGGCCGAGGGCCATTCGATGGCGAGATCAGCATGCAGGATGTTGTCGATGAAGTCCGTGTTCTGCGCGAGGGCCATCGCGGGACGGTTCACGTTCTTGCTGGTGCCGTCGTCCGTGAAGGCGACGAAGTACGTCCCCGCGTTGATCCCGTCCGCCCTCTGTCCATCGGCGAGTGCGGGGGTGCCCGTGACCGCGTTGTTGATGTAGTCGTAGTTCGACGGCAGGGCACCGAAGTACGTGGGGACCGTGAGGCGGTGGAAGACAGGCGTCGTCATGGTCGTTCCTCAGAATGATACGGCAGACTGACCCACCGAGAGAGAGGTCGCGTAGTGGTCTCCGTTGTACGCCAGGAACTGCGTACCGGAGCTGACGATGCTGTTCAGGGCGGAGAAGCCCGTCGAGCCGAACTGCAGCGGGAGGTTGCAGTAGCGCCAGGTTGCTCCTTGGTCCTGCGAGTAGATCGAGGGCTGCTCCCAGGCCTCAGCGTAGCCCTGCTCTTGTCCGGGACCGACGAGCATGACCCACGTGGAGCCGTTGCAAGCGACGCCAGTGTTCCCGATGCCGATGAAGCCCAAGCTACGGACCATCGTCCACGTAGTGCCGTTGTCTCGTGTCACCCAGACTTCGGTGGCCCCGGTGCCCAGATTGAGCGCACCTACGACGAAGGCAGGATTCGGAGAAGATGTGTCAGCCGCGATGCCGTTGATGAAGTAGTTCGAGAACCCGGGGGGCGTGACGTCCGTGAAGGTGTTGCCGTCGGTCGTGCAGATGAACACCGGAGGAACGGAGCCAAACAACACTCCGCTTTGTACGAACATCATCACGCTCGATGTCTGCGCGCGGTACACCGACATGCCCGTGCCGGTCTCGCCTGTCCAGTTGGGGATGCCGGACACCGCAGAACCCGTGTACTTCGACCAGGTGCTTCCGTTATCGGAGTACCAGACCTCTCCACCGGTGGTCGATGTGTACGACGCACCCGTAAAGCCGGCGGCGATGAAGCGGCCTGCATGTGCACCAGTCTCCATGCACATCATCTGGCCGCCCCAGTGACGGGGATAGGAGCTGCTGCCGAGGTAGTACGTCCACGTGGCTGACCCGCCGCCTCCCGCGACGTAGGCGATGCCACCCCCACCAGCCGGTCCAGAGGGACCGTTGCCGATGTACATGACCGTCTCACCGTCCGTAGAACGCACACAGATGTCGATCGGTGAGCAGTACGTGGAGGCCTGCGTGGGAGACGAGACCGCGTTCCACGTCAGCCCCCCGTCGTGGGAAGCAACAGGCACCTGGATGGTGTTGTGCCCGCCCGTGCCGTTGAGCACGCAGGCCAACCAGCGGCTGTAAGCCCCATCCCAGCAGACGCAGGCCGTTGCGTAGGTGCCCATGTCCGTCCCGACCACGGGCCAGTTCGTGGCCCCCATCGAGGATGCGGTGTTGCTCTGGACCGGCGTGTAGCGGGTCGAGAGCCATGCGCCCAGGGAGCTCGGCTCGGTGTCCGTCGGCTTGATGACGTTGACCCCGTCATCGGCAAGCGCAGAGGTGGAGTTCCAGGCGAAGAGCCCGCAGCCCACCACCATGGCGATCTCGTTCGAGACAAGACCTCCACTCGAGATCGCGCGTAGGGCCGCGATGCTGGCGACCTGCGCGAGCACGTTGACTCCCGTCACCGTGGTGAGCTGGTCGAGAGCGTAGATGGTCGTGTCCCACGCCGAGTTCCAGGCCTCGGTGTTGCCGTGGAGGCTGTAGAGGATCGCCTGGATCTTCTGGAGAGCAGTGGGGTAGTCGAAGGCTGCGCGAAGGAGCTCATCTCCCGCGAGGCTTGCCAGGTTCGTCCGCTTCCCGTACCCGATGTAGTACTGCACTCCCGCGGGGATGGTGACGTTGAACGTCAGAAGAACCGCCCCAGTAGACATGCCGCCACCGATGGAGACGGGCGGCACACCCTGGTCGACGGCCGTGTCCACTACGACCGGGCCACCGTCAAGCATGAGCGGGTTGTTGTTCAGGTCGTAGACCACGAACAGAACGGTCGGTGACGAACCGCCCGACCCCATGAAGCAAGGACCTGGCGTGATGAGCCGCGTTGCATCGCCGCCGCCCCCGGCTGTGAAGACGGCCGAGCCTGTGAAGTTCCCCAGGTCGACGTGCATCAGGTTGTCGATGAGGTCGGTGTTCTGCGCGAGGGCGAGGTTTCCCCGGTTGACGTTCGCGCTGGCTGCCGACTCCTGAAACGCCGTGAAGTACGACCCCGCGTTGAGGCCCGTCGGGACGACCCCGTTAGCCGGAGCCGGAGTCCCCGTGACCGCGTTGTTGATGTAGTCGTAGTCGCTGGGCAACCCGCCGAAGTAGCTCGGCACGGTCAGACGGTGGAAGACAGGCGTGGTCATGATTCAGGCAGCTTTCTGACCGCAACGGGTCTCGGTCCGAAGGCGATGGCAGCACGCACAGACTAGCTCGGTCTTGGCCAGCTCGGCGAGGACCTCAAGCTGCGTGAACTGCCAGCCGTTCGAGATGCTAAGGAGCTTCTCTCCGCGCACATGGTCGAAGTCCATCGCCGCTGGATGGAAGATCTCACGGCAGTCCGTACAGGGGGCCTGCTTCAGAACAAGCACCCAGCTGCGGAAGGATGCGATCTTCTCGAGCTGCTTCAGCGCCTTGTTGCGCTTCCACGTAGGTAAGTCTGCATCCGGGAGCTTCGGCGCCGGTCGTCGCAACGCGGTGCGGACACGATGGCAGTTGGCGCATACCGGCTCGCACTTCTCGATCTCTGCGAGCACAGTCTCGGTGGCACAGCTGTTCATCGCACTCACGTTGTTCCGTTTGCCAGGACGAACATGATCGAACTCCATGCACGGAGCAGCGAACTTCTTGCTGCAATCCATGCAGGGCACATCCTTCAGCGGATTGATCAATTCCTTGTGCGTCACGTTCTTCCTGCGCATGTAGGAAGGACGGTCACCGGGCGGACGGTGCTTCGAGATGGTGCGATCGTAGTAGGTGTTGTTGTACTTACGCGCACACGCCTTGCAGTAGACGGACAGACCATCCGGCCGAGCCTTGTTTTTCCCAAAGCCATCGATCGCACCGCACTGAGGACAGGTCTTCATCAGAAGCGAATGGTCCACTGGATCTCGAGATCGAACGCATCGGTCTTACTGATAGTATCGAAAGTGTCATAGGCTATCGGTGCGTTGTTGTAGATGTTCGGGTTCGCTGCCGCGGTGAAGAGGCCGACCTCCGAAAGAGGGACGAGCAGGTACGGGTTGTAGCTCACATCCGTCTGCTGGAAGAGGACCGAGAAGGTCGCGTCGTAGGGCACGTCGTCGACCGACCAGGCCGGAGCCTGCACCTGCGCGAGCCACACATCCGTCGGGTAGTAGGGGTACGGCAAGACACCACCACTCACGCGCACTGGGCGCTCGAGGGCGACGACAGTCGGATCCGTGTCCGTCTGAATGTTGGTGCCTGGATAGGCCCCGCTGGGTGCTGGCGGTGATGCCCCGAGTGGGGAGGCATTCGCGACGCCCAAGGCGATCTGCTGGTTGCCGCCGATGCCGAGGCCCATGTACTGCACGCGGTCGTTGCGCAGCGGTGTTCCCACGCTGCCGACGAACGAGTTGTACGTGATGAGCTGAGCGAGGTACTGCCGCCCGAGGTTCAACCAGATGTTGTGCCCCTTGCGGCGCGCGACGATCTTGCCGCGCTCACGCATCGTGAGCTCGAGGTTGCTGCGGACCATCAACCGGTCGGTGATCCGCATTCCGCCGCGACGACGGCCGGGGGTGTTGGTCCTCATTCTCATCGGGAGCTCCAGATCGCAGTCAGTTCATCCGCGAAGCCTGCGTACGTGACGGACGAGATCTTCGTGAGGGTCTTCTTTTCCGAGAGTAGCGCCTTGAGACGTTCCATGGGTACTTCCTTGATGGGGCCCAAGAACTTGCTCGTGTTGTAGTGCACGAGGTACAGCTTGCGTGCCTCGTCCAGGCTGTCGCAGCCGAGCATGACCTTGTCCTCGTCGTAGTCTCCGTTGTCTTTCTTCTGGTGGACGACGTAGGCGTTTACGGCATCCTTGCTCGGCCCGACGTAGCAGTCGACCCCCTCGTCGTCCGCTCCCTTGCTCCCGACGATGTACCCGTAGGGTGCTTTCATCAAGGTGTGCCAGGGCTTACCGTCCTTGTCGTGACCAGAGCGCGTGCTGCCTTTCTTGTTCTCGACGGCGATGTGCAGCCCCTGGAAGGACATGTGCCCCTCGAGCTTGTACTTCTTGGGCGGGTGCTTCTTCTCCGTCAGCTTCTCCGGGTACTTCCCCTGCGTACGGTGCTCCATCCGTACCACCCTTTGCGCAAGCTCGGTCATCAGAGCGCCCTGTAGCTGACGTAGGTGCCAGCGGTGAGATCCGTGTCGAAGGACCAGGCCACCGACTGCCCCATGGTGACGAGGATGTTCTCCCAGAGCACCTCCACATCCGACGGAGATCCGGCTGTCGAGTGGATGAAGCAGGTGATGGTGTCCCCTCCTACCACGGCGAGGCTGACCGTGGTCTCGAGGATGAAGTCGCCCACCGTAGTCGTGAAGTCGATGGTTTCGATGGTGACGTTGTTCTGCTTGATGATGAGCGCGAACGAGTTGTGCGCGTAGAGCGCGTTCACCCGGATCTCGAGGGAGACCGAGTTGAGGGTGCCCGACGAGAGCAGCACCATCGGTTCGCCGATCATCTTCCCTGGCGTCGCGATGGGGATGTAGTCCGTGAGTCCCGAGTCGAACTCTGCGACCACCGAGTTGTAGACCGGAAGGTCGAACATGAAGACGCTGTCGAAGATGGGTTCGCTGGTCCCGATGGTCGTCGTGAGCGTAGCGAACGCCGCATCCTCGGGGCAGAGGTACTTCTTGTCGAAGGCCCAGAGGATGGGGAGCGTGGGGTTGGGCCACGTCGCGTCCGCGAACGGGCTCTGGTCGAACTGGTTGCGCCACCCGCCGCCGGCCGAGTTCGGCTGATCGAACATGGTGGCCACGCCGATGTAGCCGTTCGTGCAGGCGCCGTCGTAGATGTAGAGCGTCCCAGTCGCCAGCACCGAATCGGAGACCGAGACTGACGTGGACGGAATCGTCTCGAGCACGACGAAGAGCGGGTACGTGTACGTCGGCTTGATGCGGTTGATGAACGTCTGGCAGAAGAGCAACGCCTGGAGGTTGAAGGCCGACGCATCGACCTGCACCAGGAACTTGAAGAACTTCTCGACCTCGAAGAAGTCTCCCTGCTCGAGGTACCCTTGGAACCAGGTCGGGTTGCTGACGTAGTCCTCGACGAGCACTCCCGTGACGAGGGGTGAGAACTGCTGGACCGTGTCCCCGACAGCGTACGGCTTTCCGGTGGCGGGGTTGGTCTCGAGGCTGAGCGAGACCGGGTACGTGTACGACCGCACGATGGCTGCGGTGCTCGCGTCCTGGACAAGGATGCGTCCCTGCGTCTGACTGAAGTCGCTGCGGATCTCGACGATGGTGCCTGTCTGCTCAGCGAAAGGCAGCCCCAGCAGGATCTGGGTGCCGACTCGGAGGTTGAAGACCGTCGGGCCGTTCCAGTACGCGTACCAGAGCCCCTGCACCGACGAGAGGTAGTCGATGTTCGAGGGAAGCTGGGCAAGGTCGTCGAGCGTGAACTCCGCAGGGATGCCGAAGTTCGCCTCGATGGTTGGGCGGTTGTCCAGGTAGCTGGTCTCGGCCCACATCCGCGCTGGCGGAGGAGCTCCTTCCCAGACGTCGGGTCCGCCGGCGTCTGCGGGCACGGGCGTGACGAAAGCAAGAGCGGACGCGCCACGGAACGTCGTGAAGAAGAAGTCGACGTTCCGACGGAGCACCTGCGTGTCGTCGGTGTTGACGATGAGCTCCTGCAGGAGCGGGATGTCGACGATGAGCGGGTCGAGCGGGATGTACTTCCGGCGCAGCACACTCGCCAGAGAGACCGTGTACACCGAGGGCTGCGCCAGGTAGACGCCGACAGGCGTGGCGTCCACCGGCAGGCTTCTCGTCACCTGCGAACTCGAACCCAGCACCACCGACGTGACTGACATCGGTGCCTGCGTCGAGTTCTGCACGACCTGGAAAGTGACGATGTCCCCGGCCTCACACATCCCGTTCCAGAAGTCGAGGTCGGTGGAGGTGGCTGTGCCCGAGATGGACCAGGAGGTTCCGCAGGGGATGGGCAGCGGATCGAGCAGCGTGATCCGCTGGAAGTAGAAGGGGTCACTCGAGACGTCTACGACGCGAGCGATGCGGTACGCCACCCCGTCCACGCAGAGGAACGAACCGGAAGGGATGTTGAGGAACTGCAGGCTCGAGTCGACGTAGTACGTGTTCGTGCCGAGTGCGGCACCTGCCGTCCCGCTGGGGGCCTCGATGGTCTCCCCGACCGGGTAGAGCGGCGAGGTGCTCGAGGAGAGGACCGTGATGGGGTAGTCCGCGTCGATGCGAAGGATCGTGGATGTCCCGAGACGGTTGTCGATGGCGTTCACGACGATGGAGCTGTCGTACTGCTGCAGGATGTTCTGGATCACCTGCTGGATCGACGAGGGGGTGTACGGATCGGTGTGGACGAACGGGATGACCACCGGCGCAGTGCGCGTCGAGAGCTGCAGGTCAAGATGCGTCCCAGCGACGCCGGAGATGCCCGTGTTCGGGATGAGGATGCTCGGGAGCCCGCCGAAGATGGCGCTCACCGAGGTCACTCCGATGAGGTTCGGGTTCTCCTGCATGAGCAGGTCGTAGTGAAGCCAACGCCGCTGGAACGTGCGCTGGATGTCTCGGAGGCTCTTCCCGTAGTTCACCTGCCAGAGCGTCAGGAGCTCGGCCGCGGCGACCTGCGCCAGGCCCTGCCAGAACGCGGTGATGCGCTCCGTGCCGTCCACCAGGCTCCAGAAGTCCGAGAGGTAGTTCCAGACGAACGAGAGGTCTGGGATGCACCCGCGTGCGATGGCGGACTCGACGACGTTCACCACCATCGTCGTCGGCACGGAGAAGACGGCGCCGTCGTAGACGGTGAGCTGGAACTTGAAGAACCCGGGAACGTCCGGGTAGAACGTCGGCGTCGGGCTCGTCGGGGTGTTGATGCCGTTCTGCGGCAGATACGAGAACGCCGTCGCGGAGCTCAGGCTGTCGGGCAGGTCGAACTCGGTGATCTCCGCGTAGAAGCCGTGGAGCATGTCCGTGCCCACGGTGACGATGGAGTACGGGATGCCTTGGACAACAAGAACACCGCCCGGCTGGATCGGGCTGAGCGCGTTCACCTGCGCGAGCGAGGCCGAGTAGAGGAGGTTAGTGAACCCCGTCGGCATCGCGAGCGGGTACGTGAAACCGTCGGTCAGCGTGTAGATGTACTGGCTGGTCGGCGGAGCGTCGATGAGCTCCCAGTAGTAGGTGAGAGACGCGCCTTGCGGGTCTGTGCTCGCGGTTCCGTCGAGCTGGAGGATCTCGCAGAGCTGGATGGCCTGGTCCGGGCCAGGGTCCGCGCTCGGAGGGATAGCGGGGATGAGCACACCAGCGCCGAGCGCGATGCTCTGGATGGCCACCGTGACGGGAGCCGGATTGCACCGCACCGAGACCACCGAGAGACTCAGCGGGGTCTGCGCCGCGCTCGAGGACGGGATGACCGGGAGGATGTACTTCAGCTGGTGCCCTAGCGCCTGGTAGTCCGCCTCCGGGGTGACGTAGACGTAGACCGTGCCGGTGGACCAGCTGACTGCCACGAGCACGACGAAAAGCTCGTCTTCCCCGACCAGCGTCTGGCTGTTCGGCAGCGGCATGACCGGCGTGTCGAGGACGATGTTGCCGTCCGTATCGAAGTGAACCGAGCCGGTGTAGGCGATGCCCTCCTGTGAGAAGAACAGCCCCATGCAAGCAGCCGAGGGGCAGAACGTGCCGAAGTACGAGTGCGTGTTGACGATGTCGCTGAAGTCCGCGGGAAGGTCCGGCCACGACACGACGAACTGCATCGTGAAGTCTTGCGGGACATCCACCTCGAGAAGAACCGCCGCGGTCCCGGTGTTGGTGCCTCCAGACGTGAGGTCCTGGAAGTTGTTGTCGTCGATGGGGAACTGGTCGTCGCCGCCGAGCGCGATGACCTGGTCGTACGTCAGAAGAAGCGTGACGTCGTTGTAGTCACCTACGTAGTAGATGTTGAACGGGTCGACGAACGGGAGCGGTCCGCCCGAGCCTTCTCCCGATCCTCCCCACGGCGCCGAGCCCCACGGGGATTCACCCCACCCAATCGGCGTGCTTGGCGACATGTTCGAGCTCGCAGTCTAGGCCACAACGTGGGCGCATCCAAGGATCATAGGTTCGGGGCGATGGTGAACCTCGCGGTCTCCACCGTCGTGACGGTGCTCGTCAGATCCGTGAGAACCCACGTGAAGGTCATCGGGATGCGCACGTTGGGGAAGCTGCTGGTCATCGACGGCTGGATCGGGAAGATGGCCACGCCCCCAGGACCATCCGTGATGATGACCGAGCCGTCCTCCGTTGTGCCGCTGAGAAACACTGACGGGCTTCCGCAGACCGCGGTGAACACGAGCTTGCACCCCGTGATGTCGACTGGCGCCCCGTTCAGCAGCACGGTGACCTGCAGGACCCTCGAGTCTCCTCGCGGCATCCAGAGGTCGGCGATCTCCACGGGCTTCTTCGGCCATTGTCTGCTCTTGTTCATCGGATCCTCGTTGTTCCTACAGCCGACGGAAGCATCGTGGTGATCCCGTAGGGTACCAGAGAGGGTGTGGCCGCCGGTACTGCCGAAGGCGCGACGATGGTTGCTGTGGGGGCTCCCACGAGCATCGCGGTCTGCCCTTCGGGGACGGGCAGGAACGTGGACACGCCGTACACCACGTCCACGGGCAGATCCGGCGGAACAACCACCGACGCAGCCTGTGGTGCACCAAAGAACGCCCCCGTCAGCAAGGCGCTCTGTCCCTGTGGCGTAGCCAGGAACACAGTGGAGCTGCGGGGGAACGGAAGAACAACCGTGTGTGACCGCGCACCGCTGAGGTCGCGGTGCACCACCGCCATCACGATGTCGTACGGCTCCTCGATGCTCTCGAGCAGGGCGCGGGCTCCGACGAAGCTGCGAACCACTGCGTCGAAGGGAGTACCAACCGACTCACCGATGGTCCTCCCCTCGACCGGGATGCGCGTGACCGAGTCGGTGGGGGTAGGCACGAGCTCGTTCAGAGCCCGGCTGAAGACGGCCGCACGGGCGACCATGCCAGCGGGATCTGCCAGGGCCTCGAGCAGGAGCCGGCTGCCAGCGAATGC